GCACCGCCAAGGGTTGTCGTACCTGTGCCAACCGTAAAGGTATTTGTTCCAGAAACTGAAGTTGTCCCACTAAAGGTTGTTGTGTTGTTTGTAACCAACGTTGTAAAGGCACCTGTGCTTCTTGTGGTAGCACCAATGCTGGTGTTATTAATGTTACCGGTGATGGTTGGATTAATTGATAACCCACCAGCCGGTGCAATTGTTACGGTTCCAGTACCAGTTGGAGAGATCGTGGTATTTACACTTACCCCGTTTATTGTGACAGCACCACTTAAAGTAGTTGTACCTGTGCCAACAGTAAAGGTATTTGAACCGGAAACTGAAGTCGCAGCACTAAAGGTTGTTGTGTTGTTTGTAACCAACGTTGTAAAGGCACCTGTGCTTCTTGTGGTAGCACCAATGCTGGTGTTATTAATGGTACCGGTGATGGTTGGATTAATTGATAACCCACCAACTGGAGCAATCGTCACCGTGCCAGTTCCTGTTGGGGATATCGTGGTGTTTACGTTCCCACCATTAATATTTACAGCACCACCCAAAGTAGTTGTACCTGAGCCAACGGTAAAGGTATTTGAACCAGAAACTGAAGTTGTCCCACTAAAGGTTGTCGTGTCGTTTGTAACCAACGTTGTAAAGGCACCTGTACTTCTTGTGGTAGCACCGATACTTGTATTGTTGATGGTACCGGTGATGGTTGGATTAATTGATAACCCACCAGCCGGTGCAATTGTTACTGTGCCAGTTCCTGTTGGGGAAATGGTAGTGTTTACGTCCAAACCATCAATGGTTACTGCACCATTAAAATCCGCAGTCCCACCAAATGTAGATAGGCCAGTTCCAACGGTAAAGGTATTTGAACCAGAAACTGAAGCAGCGCCGTTTATTGTGACATTTCCACCAAATGTAGATAGGCCAGTGCCAACGGTAAAGGTATTGGTTCCAGAAACTGAAGTTGTCCCGCTAAAGGTTGTTGTGTTGTTTGTAACCAACGTTGTAAAGGCGCCTGTGCTTCTTGTGGTAGCACCGATACTTGTATTGTTGATGGTACCGGTGATGGTTGGATTAATTGATAACCCACCAACTGGAGCAATTGTTACTGTGCCAGTACCAGTTGGAGATATCGTGGTGTTTACGTTAACACCATCAATGGTTACGGCACCATTAAAATCAGCAGTTCCACCAAATGTAGATAGGCCAGTGCCAACGGTAAAGGTATTTGAACCAGAAACTGAAGTTGTCCCGCTAAAGGTTGTCGTGTCGTTTGTAACAAGAGTTGTAAAGGCACCTGTACTTCTTGTGGTAGCACCGATACTTGTATTGTTGATGGTACCGGTGATGGTTGGATTAATTGATAACCCACCAGCCGGTGCAATTGTTACGGTTCCAGTACCAGTTGGAGATATCGTGGTGTTTACGTTAACACCATCAATGGTTACGGCACCATTAAAATCAGCAGTTCCACCAAATGTAGATAGGCCAGTGCCAACGGTAAAGGTATTTGAACCAGAAACTGAAGTTGTCCCGCTAAAGGTTGTTGTGTTGTTTGTAACCAACGTTGTAAATGCGCCTGTACTTCTTGTGGTAGCACCAATGCTGGTGTTATTAATGGTACCTGTAGCGGTTGGATTAATTGATAACCCACCAACTGGAGCAATCGTCACCGTGCCAGTTCCTGTTGGGGATATCGTGGTGTTTACATTCAAACCATCAATGGTTACGGCACCATTAAAATCAGCAGTTCCACCAAATGTAGATAATCCAGTTCCAACCGTAAAGGTATTTGAACCAGAAACTGAAGCAGCGCCGTTTACGGTAAATGTACCGGTTGCAGATGAGAATGTTGATGATCCTGTGAAGGATACGTTACCTGCGACGTTAGTTGTGCCACCCACCCACAAGTTCTGGCTCACGCCAACGCCACCAGTTACCACTAATGTACCGGTAATCGCACTGTCCGCTGATGTATTGGAAGTTAGCTTTGTTATCCCAGCTATATTAACTGCGCCACCAATACCAACACCACCAGTTACCACAACAGCACCGGTTGATGTTGATGCGGATACTGTGCTCGCATTAAATGTGGAGGTTGCAGAGGTGAATTTAACCCATTCAGTTACCGCAGTTGTTGCTGCATTAGACACAACACCGCGAAGGGTAATATACGTTCCAGTTGCAGTATCAGTCCAGTTTTCGCCAGCATATACAAACAGTCCACCTACTGTATTAGACCAAGTAGATGTCTTGTAACCTCTTCCACTAAACGACACCAATGCGTCATTAAGCTGCACCGCTGTTGGTGCACCAGTTGCCCCACGGGCTCTTGATCCGATAAATTTTGACTCATATAAACCAGCGGTGGAAACATATTGTTCCAGCATAATTCCACGAACATCGGTGGCAGTATCAGCATCCTTCGTTCGAACATGGAATACTGTGCTTGGTGTGGCATTGCGAACACCAACCCGCTCATTCGCGGTATCGATAAACAAAAGCCCACTTTGTACGCTTAGGTTATTCGGAACAGCCAGCGTATTAGAAGTGAAAGTAAGTAAATCACCACTAGCATTACCAAGAGTGGTATTACCATCAAACGTAACGTTGCCTGTAACATTTAATGTCCCCGTTAGTTTTGTATTTCCAGTTACCTGAAACGATTCAGTTCCGACGATTGCTTGATTTATTGCAACCTGTCCGGTTATTAAATGGTCATCGTTAGCATCATTACCAAGAGTCACATTACCATAAACACCGAAAGTTCCGGTTACAATGTCACCGCTCTTATCCAGTTTGCGTAATTCAAGATCATTCAACACTGAAGTTGCAGACTTGACAAAGGTGACAGATATGACACCCGATTGAGTTGAGTTATTTGTGAACGTTATGGCACCGGTATTGTAATTAACCGATGCTAGACTTGTTCCATCTGGAAACGCCGTTGATGAGATATCCATCCCCGGTCTTAGTTGGAGGGAAACAACGGAAACTGTTGTGCTCGGTGACCCAAACACAAGAGTTGGCGTTAATGTGACCGTGTTGTGGAGACCAAGATTTCCTATATCAGCTTCGGCGACCGAATCGTTCTGAATTTTCAGATCGACATCGCCAATGTTTTTAGATATGGAATTTGTGTTTATTCTCCATTGGTTAAATGTAGATGAATTCAGCGTAGTTGGCTTTGACATGGATTATTTCTCTGGTGGTGTTTGGTTCAAAAGCAACTTTAACATTGCCTTTATGTCAGACATTTCATTCGTTAGATTATTTATCGTAGCTCGTACTTTATCTAATTCGTCTTCCTTCGCTTCCATGATTTTACGTTGTCTCAAATATGACTCCCTAGCTTGGGAGTCCGCATTTGAGACAACGTGACCTTCTTTTTTGATTATCACTTTTTATGCCAGAGCAATAACTCTGAGGTCTTTGAATCTAGGTACAGTTGATGGATTGGATGACCGCATAATCAACTTAACTTGAAACTGTGTGAAGGATGCAATATTATCGACAGCAACGTCATAATCGATAAACTCATTTTGATTAGCAGATTTCCGATATTCAAATTGGATTTTTGTCCAAATATCATCATCAACGCTGTTTCCGGCACGGTACCAAACTTCAATTTCTGAAGACGTTGGTACATTTACAGCAAACATAACCTTGAGGCTTGATGATTGCGAGTCAAGACGAACAATCTTAGATATATATTTTCCACCAGCAGTCCCCGCATCGATTGATTCTTCGGATATGAAGGCACCATGCTGAGTTACAGAAGTTGGCACAGCAGTGGCATCTACAACGGCATGATCAACAAATACCTTGTTTGATGCAACATCCACGTTAAGAATCTTCTTTTTGGTTAATCCAACTTGGGAAGCGCCAACCACAGTAATATACGCCCCTACTTGGAATCTATTGATTCCGGTGGTTACGATCAGCGAATCATCATCTGCCTCAAACACTACGCTACCAGTAACGATGACTTCATCGTCAAAGGTTGTGTCGTAGTTATTCGCAACAGTTTCCAACTCGATATCGTTTGTGCGAGATGAAAGTTGGGCAGAATCCATGACGACCATCGGAGACACCCAATCAGAAGTTGAACCGATTAATATCTTCAACTCAAGGGATGCAGCACCAGAAATCGAAGATGTGCGATTCGCATCACTCAAAAGATACAGCGGAACATCCCTATTCACCAAGGTGTTTGGGAATATTGTGGTGAATGATGGTTCTATCGTTGCAGTTGACGTGGTGACACTATTAGTAGTGACCTTAACACCAGACTCGGCAACAGAAAAGAATGTTTTATTCAATGCCTGCGCTTGGATATCAATGCTATGCACATCCATTCTGACGTTGCATGTTGCTATGCAATTTTCACCCCCGATAAAGTCTGTTGTTGAAAAGGTTCCTGAAGCGGTGATGAAGTAGAAATGGTTTCTTGCATGATGAATAACGTGAGTACCGTTTATATCTGGACTAGAACCAACGACACCGGATAAAGTTACGCTCATGCCATTTGTAAATCCGTGATTTGGGTGATCAACTCGCACCAAAGCCGAACCGCTCTTCACACCAAATGGACTAGCAGGAAGATACTCTTCAATCGTGCGGAAATTCTGCATATTGATAACACCAGACCTAGACGTATCAAATTTTGCTCGGTATATAACGAAAGCTAAATCCTCCTGTTGTTCTGCCACCCAAGAGCTATTATTCTGAGACTTGAACAAAGAACCTAAGTGTGGCTGCTCAGTCACGACTAAGTTCTTTTCATCGACTCTTCTTTCTCCCATTCTAGAAATCCAAACCTTTGCTGTGGTGGAATCGGTTAGAATTTTTAAGCAATACTCAACCCCTGCACGTAGATAAACTGGTGCTGGGAAATATGCGCGAGTTTGAATCATCACCTTTTCAGATGCGGTGATATCTTCTGGATAAAGTACGACCTCACCATTTCTCAGCGTTATCTGTGCTGGGTATCCATTCTGGGTCTCGCAAATTTGTATAGTTGCTGGTAGCTTTGCATCTTTTGTATGGAAATATACCCCAACTGAAGTTATGAATGCACCATCCTCCGCATCAGCAGGTAGCGAAAATGTTTGAGCCAATGGGTCTCTACTACGCTCTTGCCTGACGCCTGTATCTACCCATGTATCAAACGTTTTAAACCCAGTAACAACTTCTTTAAGGAATGTTGTAGACAAATCACCAACTGAGACATACTCGGCGACAGACCTAGTTAATGCATTCTCTGCATCACCATCAGTGCGATCCATGAGTTCAACTTTTGATCTTCCGGTTTTAAATACCTTATGTGGTATGGTAAACGTCCCGTAGAAGTTGCCGAGAGAATCCGTCACCAATTGGGTTGGGATGACATTACTTGATATGGTAGCGGTAGCGCCAGACTGGCTCCCAACAACACTTATTGCACCTGAAGTTGTACCCTTCAAATTATCGTATGTCAATTTATAAACATCGGCTGAATTGAGTTTTACATAATCGTACCCAACGCAAACCGCAGTGCCAACAACAGAGCCACCGATATTTTTAAATTCGATGATTTCTCCGTTACTAAGAATCTGTTCAAATATTGCAGGGGTTAATAATGGAGTTTCAATAGCACTTTGCTGATATTTCACCGATCTGACCCCCAGCCTATCGGACTGGAATTCGATATCATCATATCCCAAGAATTTACCTGAAGGTAATGAGACAACCGAATACGGCATTGGAACTAGGTATTCGTTTATCGGGTTCTTATCTATGAAACCATTCAGAATACCAAACGGTTTCAGCCCACGAGAAACAATATTAACTCGCTTTTTCCTGATTAACTCAACAGCATTTTTTCTTAACGTTGCATTAACCGTTGCAATACTGATGTTTACCCCAGATATCACGCGATCCAACTGCATTAAACCAAGCCAGTCTTCGTTAAGACCCCACCATTGTTGAAGAACAGCATTTCTATCGCCGATTCGTCTTTTGGCTAAATCCCCAGCGGTTTTGTCTAGTGGTCTAGCATATTCAGTCCAATGGTCGTTGTTAGGGAATAGCTGCATCGCACCCCTGAACAAGAAAATGGCAAACGGGTTGATGAATTCACCACGAGTTGCTAGCGTCTGCATAACACATGACGATTCTGTGTAGTTCAGCGTTGCCAAGTTTTTATTGATACGATAATTAGCGAGCGCTCTAGTTTCTGGTGATGTACCTTCTCGCTCAATTAAGATGTTTTCTTTACTAGAAAAATTTGGGCGAATCAATCGTTCATTCTGAGAAATTACTGCTCGGTAATCAGGTGCGTCAGTATCACTAGGCTCATAATCTTTAAACTGATCAACGAAAAATCCATTTTTGAATCTATCAAGCCCGAATTTATCCACAACCGATAAGTCAGCAGTCTGCTTTTCTAGCAAGGTCAACGTCATATATTCCTCTACGTTAGACAATCTAGATTCCAATGCGCTAATATCTTTCATCGTGTAGCCACGATGATCATTCTTGGAGAAGGCTATGTTATCCTTAGATGCATTAATTGTGTATGGAGCCAGATATACGGTATAAAGGTCTAATGCTTCATCTGGGGATTTTGGTGGTGTCGGTTCATCCGATGCGACTCCCTTTATAACATTAATCTCACCCCCCTTTGTTAAGACAACTTTATCGACCCTAGGTAGGTAGTAACTATAATCGAAGGTGATAACATCCCCTGCGGTTATAACTTCACCAGCCACCGAACCAATCCCAGTAAACCCAGAGCCGTCATCACTAACACGAGGGCGGAAATCTAGGCAGTCTCTGAGGTTGTATGATGCGCCACCTGTTTTGAATATAGGAATTTGCTCGTATGGAAGGCTAGAATATGAATCGACAGAGAAATAATCTCCGATTGAGTGATCAAAATATTCAAATGTTATCCTAGTGCAACGGGCTGGGGCGCTGCGGAATGTGATCTCTCCGATATCATAAAATTCAGGAGTCTGCCCGTCCCACAAAGAGGCAGTTTTAGTTATATCTGTTTCGCCGCCAGCAACATATGAAGCTTGTGATGAACTACCAGATGCGGAGATATTAACGATTCTAACGATATCAGCCTCGGTAAGTTCGACTCGTAAGCTGTTTGAATTGTATGCAGACGTAATCAGCCCAGACTTAGCCGCAGTAGCATAAATTCCGTCATCAAAAAGATATACTGTCTTGGTGGCGAGGGTCTTAAATTTTTCCTTTGCTGCAAGGTTTGATTTTCTGACAGCAACGATAGCAGGCCCAGTGTTTACAGTGATATGGGTTGAGTCAGTTACAGTAACATCACCAACATGCCCAAGGGTAAGGAAGTTCTCACCGGTACCTGCAGTTTTAGCCCCTGTCGTTCCATAATACCTATGGATAACGTATTGTGTATCCAGAGCCAATTCACCAGATGAATTTCGAAGTGACTTGATGTATTCGTGTGGCATTCTTACGATGTTTGCATCACTCTGTGATACAACGATATATTCAACATCGCAGGTGATGTTGATTGCTGCAGTGCCAGCTACGGAAATCGTGAATTGTTCCAGATCGTAATTGACTGATGAAACATACTTCTTTTCCGCTGATGTCGAATTGTTTAGATATACGGTCATACCAGATTTCAAATCTAGCTCGAAGTTGGAACCAATACCACTTACAGTAGCACCAGCAACGTTAATCAATCCGGATACACGATACTTTTCGGTTTTAATCGTTCCAGTGAAATCGGAACCAGAGGTTGCAGTGTCTTTAAAAAACTTAGCTTCAAGGGAGAAATCTGCACGAGAATTCATCTTTATGTCGAATATATAAAGCTTGTATTGTGACCCATCCGCTACGATGTTTCTGACCCGACAGGTTCCAATAACCCCAGACCCAGATACGTTTATGATATTTAATTTTTCGAATGAAGATATATCAGGCATGCCTGTAATCGAAGACAGCGTCACGAAGGTTCCACTAGGAGCAAAAACTTGGGATGAATTAACGAATTTGCTTTCCCTAGCCTTGTCGATTGTTACTAGGGTCTTCCCTGGTTTACCTACCTCAAATCCAGAGATATAAGCCTTGCCATCAGTTATGGTAGTGGAAATCTTTGCGTCATTAGCCTGTTGAACTGCAAGCGAGTCCGAACCCACTGGAAACGAGCCGTCATTAATACTTGGTTTTGATGTCTGCGTCCAAAATATAGCACCGTCAGATTGAGTACCGAAGGTTTGCGATAGTTGGGTCGCTCCAGATACCCCTGTGTCTCTAGCATAAAAATAATATAACTTACCAGAAATCGAGTACGAAACAACATCGCCTTTCATATATGTGGTGCCAGTGGCCCATGTGCCGCGATTATTTGAACGATAATTCCGAACAGAAAGATCAAATGCATCTACGATAAAATTACCAGCCCCGTCAAATGTTCTGCGAGCTAGGACTCTTTCCATCTCAACATAAGCTGTATCGTTGTTCTTATATTGGATAGCACCATTACGAACCTGTAAGAGGCTGATAAACTTAATTTCGTTTCCTGTATCTGGAGCCTCAAAGTCAACGTCTCTTGATACTAAATTCAACTGGATTCTTAATCTGTGTGCCCCCGGTGCGGTGAAGTTTGAGAACCCCTGAGCAGGGTCTAGTAGAGTGGAATCTTCGTTCTCGGTAACGATATCCTCAACAATTTCAAGACCGATTTTGCAGCTTGGTGTGTTGGAATATTTTGCCGCGATAATCGTAGTTTTGGCTACCTGAACGAAATATCCATTAACGAAATAAACGCCTTCATTAATGGTGGCAAGAGCAGCTTTTCCAGAATATCCAGTCCCAGACTCAATCTGTGCTGAAATTGATGGAAATTCGGTGAAAGTAAGAACCTCTGAAGTGGAGAACACACTCTTCCCTGTGCCCTCTCCAGCTTTCGTATATTTAATAAAAAGAGTGGGTAGATCATTACCAGAACTTTTTGCAACGTGAACGACTTTTGCATAAACCTTTGACGTACCACCAACAGCCTCAGTTCCTACCAGTTGTTCGATGAAGGTGTCTGATTGTACACCATTATATGTCTTGTTGAGTTTTACATAGATGACATCTGAATCATAGAAAATATGACCGGGAATAACCATCGTACCATTCTTAAACACATGATTACCATGCCGAGCAATTTGCTCTTGCAAGATGGTCTGCATCTGAGTAAGTTCACGGGCCTGAACCGCACGACCGGGGACGAAGAGAATTTGATGAAAATTCTTGCTATCGTCTTGATCGCTGTAGTATGGGTATATGTTGGTGTTAATTGTCATTGGTGTATTCCTGATATTTGATATGGTATCTAGCTAATGTTATTTCCAACATACATTAAAATTCTATGACGATTTTTATGTCTTCCGATTGGCTAAGGTCTCTGGCAATTGGCCTGCGGTAGTCTGAATATATAACATCACCAGAACCACGCTCAAGCTCTGGGAAATCGATTGCTGTTATGGTGCCAGAACCACCAGAGGTAGTAGTGAACGTGGTTGTCGTGAAGTCTTGTGATGGAGAGCTACTCGTTGAGCCTTCAAACGATGTTTTTATAACCCTAATATGATTGTTTACCCCAGCTGTTCCAGCATCAACCACGATGCCCTTCACGCCACCCGGACCCCCTACAGTGATGATGTCATCTTCTTCAACGTTGGTTATACTGGTAACGGTCATGTAATATGTATTATTCATGTATGTTGATGTAGCCTTACTTGCGCCACCAGAGTTGAGTGGATTGTAAAACAAAGAAACCTTTCGGTATTCGTTTGTTACAGTCAATTCCTTAGCGAACAGTTCACCTGTTTCAGTGCCTCCGTCATACTCCATTCTGGTATTTACAATGAGGTTATGCGAAGACAAATCCTTCACTGGATCGACGCCAAGACCCCTAAGCGGAGTAAATATGATGTCATATAACGGTTGCGATGACGCACCAACAACAGTGAGTTTGGCAAAGGTGTATCCGGCACCAGGGTTCGTGATAATTATGTTTTGTAGTGTGTTGTTTGTAAAACTTGCGATAAACTGCAATCCTGCACCATCCCCAACAATGGTTACCTTTGATGTGCCAGAACCGTCTAAAGCTTCGGTACCGGCTGCTGCGTTCTGGATATGAACTTCTCCGGTCCAACTCATACCAGCACCACGAGAATTTAGGACGATAGAATATATCCCACCAGCATGCATCTTAGAATTGATTTGGCGAACCCACTGATCCTGATAATAATCAGAAATACCCGGATCAGTCTTCAAAGTTTTTGTTGGATGGAAATCGCTCGAAGCAAATTTAACAACGTCCTGTGCAGAGGTAACCGCAATTTTTTTCCAAATATATCCATCAGACGTTTTGAACAAGGACGCAGTGTTGACGAAGTTGGTTGCCCCTGCTGCTAAGGCAGTACCAAGAGAAGGGGATTGCGTGCTAGGCGGAACCAAATCATTGCTCGAATCCTTGTTATTGCTAATACATATGTAAACATCATAGTTTGCAGTGATCACATAATATGCAGATTCTGATATATCTAATGGTTTACTACCATCAACCCCTGCGATATTTCCGTTCCAGTTGTGACGATAAACATCATATTCGGTATTCGGCACCCAACGACGAACGTCGATGCCGACAGAAACATCACTCTTTGTTAGTCGCTTAAGCGTCATCAAATCATCCCAATCTTCGGTTTCGGATGAGATGTTGTTATACGGTGTCGGGATAGCATCATCACTATCAGCAGTAATATCCCATTTTTGTGGTCTTCCGATCCCCATATAAAGGGTATTCCTAGGGATACCAACATCTTCTGTCAGTGAGTCTATGAAATTCAAAATCAGATTCGATCTTACTGAATTGCGAATGATTGCTGCCATGTGCTATCTCCGGACTTAATTTGGATGGTCTTAATCAATTATTTATAGCCAGACCGTTTGGTGTCTTGTATCAGAATATTCAACTTACCTGAATATGCTCCAGATGGGCCTATCGATATGGTTATCGTCTTGTTTGTGTTGTTGACTGAAGCTATTTTTAGTGGGCCGGTTGGCAAATATTCACCGACGTTTCCAGAAATATACTCAACACGAATCTTGTTTCCGACAAGGAAATCCACTGCGGCGATGTCAGTATCCGGTTCGAGTACAGTTATCGTCATAACCTGACTCAATGTTGAATAACTCAAGTTATGAAGTTTCAACGAATGGTCTCTGATCGAGGTGTAACCGTCAGAATTGTTATCCGATGATAGGTTATAACTGAGGATGCCTCTCGACCCGTTTGGGATATTTGTGTTGGGGTCAGGAAGTTGGAAACTCTTCAAACCAAGACTCAAATTACCCAAAGAAAAATCTAGGATCATGGATGGAACTTCTGATACATTTCCACCACCAGAGAGAGTTCTTATATCGGTGTCAGAAAGTCTCGTTGGGTAGTATGCTAAGCGAGATATCGTTCCGTTTAGGAAGGCACCGGCCAAATTGCGGCATCCTATTGTAAGTTGTGATAATGTTGGTAGAGTCCCAACTGCATCCGTAACATTGACGCGACCTCCCCTTGAAAAGGAAAAATCATTTAACTTATAACCAAGAACAGTGATATAGCTAGTATCTGCAATTGCCACTCCATCTGTCAGTGTAGCTTGTGCCACGGTGGCAACAACAGCTTCTCCGTATGGACCAGTTCCTCCGCTGTTTGTGCCGACGATGGATATTATGTTGTCATTCGTACCATCTGAAGCTGCCATAACTACCGTGGACAATAAATCTTTGCCGTTTTTGAACTCAGCAACAAACGTCCCCTCAATCTGGTTATACCAATCAGAGAAGTTTGTCCCGACCATATTTGCTAGGTCTGCAGAGCGAGGAATTGAGACAGAGGATGTTGGAATGTAGGAGGTTGGGAATGCACCGGCTTCTAGTTGTGCGCCCCAGATATACACACCAGAGGTTCCATCACCAAACACTGTCTGATGAAGTTGTACTCCGCCTGATGCATTTGCTGTAGCAGGGGATGTAAACCAAATCCTATACCACCCATCGCTTAGTTTATTAAAGCCGGATGCAGTGATCGTACCTGCACCAGCCGTCGCGGGTAAAACCGTTTCTGTTGAAAAGGCGAATGTTATATTCACATTGCTAGTAAACGCTGCACTAGGCAGTAGAATGGCTACGCTATCCACAGAGTCGACCTTCTTCACATATGCCGAATAGCAATAGGTTGTTCCAGACGTAAAACTAACAGACTGCGCAGCAAAGCCAGGGCCAGCAACGTTTGTATTGATGTGCTTATCCGCAGTCAATGTGCCGTCAGGTGCAGTCGCCGCATTTGTTGTTATGCTAGCAGTGGTCTTAACCCAAACAGCATTATCAATATCGGAAGAATAAGTCAGCAAGTTAGCCCGACTCTCCTCAACCATCAACCCAAGGCTTGCCTTCGTGACCGGATCATGATCGAATCTAGGCTCGTTCACCACAGCAACTTGCATCACTCCATCAGCATCAAAATATGTTCCAATGCTATCCCTAGTGAAGGTCACGCCGGTCGAATCGATTGCCGTTGGCGAAGACACCAAGGCAGGGGCGGACACATCAGTTTCAAACAAGCTTCCCAACGAGAAGTCTAGTGACATTGATGGGGTTGCATAAACCACACCACCACCAGAAATGGTTTGGATTTGTTCGTCTGTTAGTCGTTTTGGATAATACGTTAGTCTAGTTGCATGACCATTGGTGTTGACAGATGACGATGCGCCAGTCCAAAGGCTGTTACCACCACAAATCGCTAAAACTGTTGGTAATGGGAGGGTTCCGACAAAATCTACAGAAGGGGTGGAACCATTAAGTGATGCAGCAAAACTATCTAACTTATATGTAAAACAATGCTTGAACGTATTTGATGCATCTAAAGCAAAACCTGCCGCAGAAAACTGAGCCAATCCGCCGTCAAGCACGCTTACGCCTGCGTTTGGACCTCCAGCCTGCCTACTAACATACATTGTCTCACCAACACCGAAAGCAACTGCAGGATCACCAACCCCATACAAAACCCTAGGGGTAGCATCACCAGTCACAATCGGAATATCACCTTCAAACACGAAAGTCCCCTCATCCTGATTATACCAATCCGAGAAGTTAGTCCCAGTCATGATGGCTGCATCAGCTGAACGTGCAAGAGCAGCAGTTGTTGTTGGAATAACAGAGGTGACGAAGGCACCTAGTTCAAGTTGAGGCATGCCGATGCGAAGGGTGATATCAACAGGAAGACCGATGCTCACACTAGCGGTCAAACCAAGAGTCGCATACGCTGTTGTGGCTTGATTAAATGTTCGCAGGGCTTCAATTCTACGAGTATGCAACTCTCCCATAGTTAGCGGCACTGATGTGCTTATGCTAGCAAGACCGGTACCACCAGAATTACGTTCTGTTAAAATCAAATTTGAAACTGATACGTTGGCTGTCGTGCCTCCAATGAGCGAGACAAAGGCACTACCTGCCCATGATTGTCCGGATACAGCTGCAACTGTAGTATAAACGTTGAATAAGCAAAGGTCTCCAGAAGAAACCGAAGGGGTGCCAACTAGCTGCACATCAACATAATTTATACCATCCTCTACACCAGTTCCAACGTAATTGATAGAACATCCAGTCAGTGCACCCAAGCTCCAGCCAGTTGGGCGTGTTCCTGGTGTTCCAGCAACAACACCAACCATAGTATTGTTGGAAATCGAGTTAGTTCGACCTTCCTCAACCAACAGACCAAGACTCTCTCCTGTAACAGGATCAAAATCAAATCTCGGTTGGTTAACATCAGCAACCTTTAAGTCTCCAGCATAATTGAAATATGTTGCAACCGATGCTCTAGTGAAAGTTACACTTGATTTTGTCGTATCGTATGCAGCAACCTTTGGTATAAGAGGAACATGCAAATCTTCGGCCCCCATATCGCCAGCAGACAAATCAAGAATCATATTTGGTGTCTGATATATGAGACCACCCGCAGAGACCGTCTGTAGATCAGCATCAGAAAGACGAATAGGATAATACGATAATTTCGAGATATGGCCATTCAGGTTGGCTGTCGAACTGTATGGAGAATTGCCACCGATGAAAAGCTGATTATTCCCAACAGGTAGTGGAAACGTAACGTCAACCCCGACAGCAGCACCATCCTTACTCCATGCGGCATCATTAAACTTATATGCATAAGCACGCCCAACATATGAAAGCGCATCATCTGCACCAGAACCGGTTGTTCCGCCAACTGTTATACCACCTGAAATTGAGGTCACGCCACTCGATCCGTAGCATATCAATCTTTCGTTGTTAGTACCATCAGACGCAACTAGGTATCTTGTGCTATTCACTGCGCCAACAGGACTACCACCTTCGATAACGAAAGTCCCCTCTGACTGGTTATACCAATCCGAGAAGTTTGCACCTATCATAGTAGGAAGATCGGCAGCACGGTTTCCTGTAGTTGAGGTGAAAACATCAGCCGATCTTAATACTGCGATGGTTGTTGTCGGAATATATGAGGTTGCGGAAACCCCAGATTCAACCTGAGCACCCCAGAAATAAGTGTAATCTCCATCGGTTGCATTATGGGTTTGTGATCCAGCTGTTGTGGTGTGACCAAACATAAATGATTCGGAAGCAGCCGCATTGGTTGCGAGGGTAGTCATTGTGCAGCGATACCATCCACCACCAACACTAATCATAGTGGAACCGGTCGCAGTTGCACCCAAAGTTGAAACGAGACCTGTATCTAAATCAAAGAACGCAACAGGGTCTGTTCCTGTATATGCCGACCCAGTTGTTGTGATAAACACATACCGCACGTTCCCTTTTTTAACATACGTCGAGTATGTGTACTGTGTCGCAGTTGCTAGGGAAAACGTTGGTGATAAAGCCCTTACCTGAGTTGAAGCAAGTGTTGTGGTTGCAGTTAGTCTAGTTGAAGTGCTGTCATCAGGAGTAATGACGCCAACATCATCAAGTGTTCCGTTGGTATTGTCGATCCAATTGGCATTTGTGATTGCGCTGTATGTTACTAGGTTTGTTGCCGCCAATTCCAACAGCATCTTTGGTGCTAGTCCAAGATTCGATGGGTTGTAGGTATATCTAATTGTGTTCGTTGCTGCGCTACATAAAACTCCGGTTGAATCATAATACGATCCGGCAGCGGCGCGGGAGGTGAAAGCATTAAGCGAAGGTATATAACTCGTGGCAAATGCTGCCGCCTCTACCTGAGCACCCCATGCATATATTCCACTCGTACCATCACCTGTGAAGGCAAGGTTGCCTGTATCATCAGGAACACGAACAAAAATCCTGAGTGTTGTCATCGCAGCCCAAGTGCCTGTCAGGGTGCAACGATACCAACCGTTACCAACAGCAGTTATTGTGGCACTAGGGGTGGTGACTGTACCAGACGAAGTTGCAGCATCGAAAATTGTTCCTGCTGATATGTTATACGTTGCAGTTAATGTGTTTGCCGAGCCGTTATCATCCAATCTCAGGCCAGCATAACCATACTCACCAGCCTTAAAGAATATGGAAGCGGTGAAGGTTAGGGATGCAGTTGTAACAACCTGACTCTTCGTGAAGTAAGGACTGTCTGGTGTAGTTGCAGTTGGGATAATCTTATCTGCAGTCATCGTACCATCAGGTGCTGCTATGATATTAGCACCAATGAGGGTGTTTGATGAAGTCCATGTCGTATTGAAATCTTCGGAATTCAACAGCAGATTGGTTCTTGGTTCTTCAATAAACAAACCAAGACTAGCAAAGGTGTTTGGATTGTAGTCGAATCTAGGCAAGCCAGTAGATGCAGCCTCGGTTTTTATGTATGGAGTGACAACTGGACCGGTCTCGAACTGAGCGCCCCAGATATACAATCCAGATACTCCATCCCCTGCATACGTAGCCACTCTGGCTGCAGTTGGCGAATTCTGCATCGTTATGCTGAATGGTGAACCCGATGTAGCAGTAGTTGCGGTGTCAGTAACGATACATCTGTACCACCCATCACCTATACTGACTATGCTGGCGGAATCGACCCCTGAACTAGCAGATACAGTGCCGTTTAATAAATCAAAGTTGGCATACGATGTTGGGAATGCGTTTCCATTAGGTACTATCTGCAGAACGGTTCTCTCACCAGCCTTCGCGTAAATCGACATGCCGTATGAAATCGTAGTGATCGCCACACCAGCTCGACCTAGATAATGCCAAGCGGTTGTAGCACTCTCAACAAGTTTATCTGCGACGTATGCCTCATTTGGTGCTTTTACCATCGGCGAGTTCGCTGTTACGGTCAAATCATTCTTTGTCCAAGCACCATTATCAAACTGCTCACTGTATGTCAAAAGGTTAACTGGGGTTACTCGCATAACACCAGTTGAATCATAATATGTGCCAATACTAGACCGTGAAAATGTCACAGCATTGGAATTAAGATTCATTGGCTCGTATGCCTGCAACTCAACTTGGTCAGTAAATCTAACATCACTATCGCTAGTAATTGTAAGGACACCATTGTCTTTAGAATATGTTGCATAAACATCAGCCTTCTTCGTGATGTATGCTTCCATGAAAATAGGTCTGTACTTTGAGGTATCACCATAATCACTCCAATCGAAATCCTTGATCTGCATCGAACTAACACCAATCATGGAATCATAATCGCTTATGCGAGTTTCACCCCAGTCGAAACGAGTCTCATACAATCTAATGTTGTTGTCTCCCTTTCGCATCTCATTGATTAGGGATACTGGTGTTAGGGTGAAGATCAATAGGATTACGGTACCAGAGCTTTCATCAATTGCAGGTAGTGTTAGGCCAGGTAGGTTTACTGACTCATTAATAACGACTTCACCAAGCATACGATATCCTGCAGGGTGCACCGTGCGTTTTAGGTAAGATTCGTAATCAGAAAGCGACAAGCCAGTTGAAATAACATACGCATGATCCATGTATTTGTCGTTATCGTTTAGGCGAACTCTTCTCTCAGATAGCATACCAATGATGTTTTGGAATTTCTTTTCTGTCTTTCCAACCGACCCTATAACAGGCAATCCAGCAGGTCTGTTGATATTGAGGATGGCAGAAATCGCGCCAGAAGAAGTGCCTACAATCTTTCCGTAACCAAAATCGAAAGACTCCTCAGTGCCAATATATGCAGAGGTTTCTGAAATGATAGGGTCTCCGCTTTCGGTGATGATAATCTGATTATCGGTAGCATTAGCGAAGCCCATTATGTTTCTTGCACCATCTAGTAATACGATGTTTGCATGGGAGTAATCTTTTTCAGAATCTACCCTAACTTCTGTGAAAGAGAGTGCTGGATTAACCCCTACGACAACGTCTAGAATTAGTGTGACGGTTGTTTTTGTAACAGATGAAACCTTCCATGTACCACCCCAAACCTGAGAGGCGGCAACGATTGTGACGAAGTCTCCTTCTTTTATACGAAGGTCGTATGAAGTTCTAACAGACTGGTCGATCACCGCAGAATTTGTTTGTGTCTTAAGAGTAATGACGAGGGTAGTCGTACCATTGCCTGCTATGGAAGCAATATTCGATGTGATTAGTTTTGGTTTTGCATTGGCAGGTTTTACAAGCTCACCGAGCTTAAATCCTGCAGTAGAAGAAACAATTGCATTGAATGGGAATAGGATGCTAGGAGACTCATCCCAACCATACCCAAAAGATGACATTTCAGTGCCGATAACCTTACCAATTGTTTTGGAATAAAGTCCAAGCTTAGCTCCAAATTTTGATACCGTCACAGGAAGGGAGACTAGCGGCAACTTTAGATACAGCTGACCATAGTCAGTTATACTCACCTTTGACACCGCACCAAATTCAGATTGATCAACGACTGAAACTTTAGGCACTGAGGTATATTTTCTTCCAGAGGCACCAAACGTGACTGCATCGACAGAACCAAGTTTGTCAAGAGTGGCAGAAATCTTTGCGCGACTGCCATCCCCAACAACAGATAGGTCTGCGTATTCATAATTGGTGCCACCTGCTGATACAACAACACCCACGACAGGTCTTGTCGCATAGAGATATATGATTGCAGGATCAAACCCGACTGCTAGGTCTGGTATCGCTGGAAGAACTGGGAGAACATGTCCTCTACCAGAACTGAAAATTGTCACGTTAGATACCTGCCCAACCGAGTTTGTAGTAACGTTTATGATTGCAGCTACAAATGTTTGTGCCGGTGTCGAGATTGAATTTGCATCAGTTACTGTTAGTTGATATATTTTATTTGGTGGGTATGCACCTACTTCACCTGCATAATACAAGTTCGTTTTGTCAACGCCAGACTCTACAACAGGAACCAAAACTGCACCAGTTCCGGTGCCAACTGCATTTATTCTGGTGCCATACTTGTATCCAGAATCAGATGTGGCAACATCAACAGAAACACACCCGCCTTGGAACATCTTGGCGGTTACGGATGCTGTTTTTACCGATCCCCCGTTTATGATACCACCAGAGACCACCACAACTGCATCTTCTGAAGTCATATTTGAAGATGCGCCTGAAATTATATTGGCACCGACAAGACTTCCGACATCGTCCAATATTGGATCGAGCAAAACGTTTGGATGCCCAGTAACACTCAATGATAATGGAGTATATTCATTTACCGTAAAGTAATCAGAACCACCAGATTGAACAGAGGCAGACCTTATCTGACCATTTCCTGAAATCGTAGCAGTTGCTGTAGCCGTGGTAGAACTTGGTGATGCTATCGTGAATGACAAATTGGATGTTAGACCGGACCCTGCGTTTATTATCTTGATCGATGATATCTTTCCATTGGACACTAAAACCGTGGCTACAGGCATCACAGACCAAGTCCCACTGAAGGTAATGGCACTGTCTTCTGGATACCCAGAACCAACAGAAACAACGTCGATGCGTTCTAGTGTAGCGCCGTTAAGGACTGCGTTTCCGGCAAAGCCAGAACCAAGCCCACCAGAGAATTCAACAACACTCGGTGTTTTATAAAACTTCCCGCTGTTTCTTAATTCCAAACGTTTAACCTTAAAGGTTAATCCGAACTTTGCACCTTCGCCCGGTTCCACTGGATCGATGGTTGTGTAATTAAGAATCTGGTTGCCCCCAGGGGTTGCGTAATTCTTTTGTACCGCAGAAAATGTTGACGGTAAACTGTAGAATTCACCACGGTTTACAATCGTCTTAGTGAGAATCGTTCCTTTTGAAACGTTTGTGTAAATGACTGGTGATATAACTGCACCGGAGCCATATCTTTCTTTAATTACTATGGTTGCGGTTGTGTATCCTGTACCACCCTTCTCGACCACAATTGAAGTGATAGAACCTGCCCCATTCTTAACTAAGCTAAGAACCGCCCCTTGTCCCGGCCCTGCGACCATCACAATCGGATCAACATAATTCCATCCGCCAACAAGGGCAGAAGTCCCTGTTACAACACCTGACGAAAGGGTTGCGGTTGCAGATGCACCATAACCATTAATTTTTATTGAATGCGTACCAACAGCACTTAGACCAGTCGGTTTAGCAGTAAATTGGATATCAATGATGGCCCCCAAAGGAGGATCAGGATACATTTTAGATGTATCCAATAATGCATAAGTGGTATTCGCCACGATCTTATCACCATTATTCAGGATGACATCTGCGGCTAGGCCAGCAATAGGAGCACCACCGTTATTGGAAAGCGCAACCTTTGCATATTGATATCCAGCGCCCATGCTTCCAATTCTGACGTTTTCTAATCGAAGCGTTGTCTGGTTTACCGTGGAGACCGAAAAGGTACAATTAACCAAACTAGGATGTAGTAAGGTGAAAGACTCGCCTGCTTGGTAATTTTCGCCACCTGATATGATCTGAACATCATCTAGTTCCATAACAGGAACGATTTCTGCCCCATAACCGTCGATAGCAGAAACCTCTGCTGAAAATCCATATCCGCCAGATTCATGGTCACTGACAGAAACCTGATCCCCAACAGAATATCCTTGTCCCTTTGCTAAGACGAACACTGAATCAACAGAACCTCTTCCAAGATCGGAGATATACCCTCTTGCCCCATCGCCAGAACCGCCGACAACATTAAACTCCCCACCGGAAGTGGCAAGCGAGCCTGCATTTGTCATATTAACACCAACCAAAGATTCTGAAACAAAGCCATATTCATAATCTTCGCGAGTGTAATATTTTCCTTCTAGAATAGGAGGGATGATGAAGAAATCTCCACTACCAATAGACCCTGTATATGATGAAAGGATAAACTCAAGAGTATTGTTTGCAGTCGAAGTAGCGGCGAGTTTATCAATAACACCAGAAAAAGTTGATCCTAATTGCTTGATTAATAAAGAGGTATATCTAACATTCTTAAATTCATTTGTTTTTACCACGAGGGTTTTTGTACTAGAAACCCATAATACTTTAGGGTAATAATCTTCAACCGCTGTTTTTGACGAATCAACCGATCTATGCAATGCTCGGACTTCCTTACCTATGATGAAGGTCCCGTTTATTGTTTTTGGATCGATCTTGATTATGTTATAAGAGATTCCATTAATTGCTGCGTCTGAAACAGATTCGATAGTGGCAGATGCACGAGGGGTGATTTGGGTAACTCTACCCCCAAGACAAAGAGAGAAATCTGAGGTTCCGCTCTCAACGCAAATCTTGGAAACCTGAGAAAAAGAGTTAGCAGACGCCTTAAAAACATAATCGCTCATCCATTCCATTTTCATTTCTTCACCAAACAAAGCTGTCATGATGAATTCATAGGATGGTAAAGAACCTTTAGCCTGAAGGAATGTTTTCAGGTGCTTCGCGATAATTCTTTTATCCGCGAATGTTGTTCTTGGAATAATACCAAAAATCTGTTCGACAACTAGAGCAAGGGTATCTTCGTCAGCGTTATCAATATCAGTTGTTTCAACCAAATTCTGAAGGAATGTTGTCGAGCCATTAGCCTCTTCCATCCATTTATAATAATATTGTAGGAACTTTATGAATTGTGCTTTATCTTGATGATGCTCAGGTAACTGATATTGAACGATATCGGAGTTTGTTGCCTTGATCGAAATTGCCATTTTTATTCCTTAAACATAATCCGAACGGGATTTGACGGTGATATTTTCGTCTTTCAACCTAAGAACCACATTTCTAGTCGAAACTAGATCATTACTTGCAGCACCTATATTGAACGAAAGAACGTCTCCATCATAAGAGGTTATTTCGATGGGGTTTAGATAAATGATACCCTTTGTGTAATCTACGGTCCCTGCCGAACTATTGAAGGAAAACTTCTCAATTCCAGAATAATATATCATCTTCATTTTACCGTTTCGATCATCTTCAAAGAACATTTTATTATTGTTATTTGGAATGAAGAATCCGGTGCTGACAACACAAGGTAGAATATCTTTCTGGTTTAATGCGTTACCAACTGTTATTGTCATATCTCTCAATTCAAATAACGTTGGAATAAGTTCTTTAATAACCCTCATCGTTAGAGTATTATTTATAATGGCAGGATCAGAAATATCGATTTCGTGAATGAGGGTCGAATATCTAAACACGCCTCCGAATTGGCTAAGCTTTTCGACAGCATATTCATTTATTTGTGATCGAACAGCAGATTCCAATTCAAAAACACCTGTTGTTATCTTAGTTTTGTCATACACGATAGTGGTATCAACAACCAAATCCAAATATTCTGGCGGGACGAATTCGATTATGGTATTAGCGACAGATTTTGTTTTAATATAATCCCTAATTGAAACCTCTTCGTCTGGTGTAATAAGCTCACCCTGATCTGGAATAATACAAAGCATCACATGACCGAATTTTGGCGGTACATTATCTTCACCACCCCAAGCAAGAACAGACTTTACGTTGTCTGCGTTTAATGAGACAAGAAGTTTATAATCATTCGTGATAACCGCTCTGTTTTGTGATCCGAAGTAATTAACAGCATTGAACCTAACCGAGTCGATGCTCTCACGGTCAGCTGCACCACGAGCAGACTGTAGGGTTATCACCTGAGACGTGAATGGCATACCAACACCGAAACTTGTTGATAGAGTGAAATTCTTAGCACCGTTTGAAGTGGAAGGAGAGGCAGCAATATACTCAACAGATACGACAGAACCATCAATAGGACGCTCACCAAGAATATTGTCCCCGAAAAGAACTTCATATTCCTGAAGAAACCCCTCCTGTAGGTAAAATATCTTACTGTTGCCATTAACCTCAAGAACATCTGACACCAGATTATAAACAACATCAACTTGTGAGTCGGGAGAATCAACTCTAACGGTCAATGTACTAGAATCCATAGTCGAATTCATTATTTCGACCTTGTTTAGTAGCTCACTGTAAGCCAATTCCTGACGAACCAATGTACCACCAAAGATATTCACATTAAAAAAAGTGAATGAGTATGGGTTTGATCCGACTCTTGTCGAGGTGTATGCAGACGTGGTAGAAAATATATAGGTCTCCCCGTCAACTGACGAGATGAACCTAGTACCAGCAGGTAGAACTAGGGAAGTTGGTGTTGATACTGCTGAAGTGTTTATGATGACGTTTACGACAGCCTTTGATGCAGTGGCAGATTTTGGCAGATACCCAAGCTTCTTTGCATGAGAAACAACGCTGCTTCTCTTTGCTGCGGTGTCGATATACATTTCGTTTGCGACGAAGTTTGCCATTAAGGCTGTGTAGTGGGTATTGTATGCTAGGATATCAAACAAGACATTAAGGTTCGATCCCTCAAAGTTGTAGTCGGTGAATTCCGGTGTCCCTGAGAGATAATTTTTGAAATCTGCTTTGATTGTGTCAAAGTCAAAGTCAGAAACTCTAATTTTCTTTGCTGTCATCTTGTTCTCTCAACTGAAATGGATAATGTTTGTAAATTTTCTATGCCCATGATGTAGTAATAAATCTCAACAGAAACGTTTCCGCTATCGGAATCTACTATGGTAATCTCTTCGATACCGACTCTAGGTTCGTAGATGCCGATCTTCTCCCTGATCAATCTCTCAAGGACAACACGCTGGCCTGGGGTATTCAAATTAAATAACATAGCCTGCAGACCAAGACCAAAATACTGGTCGAACGGCTTCTGACCAATGTCTGTTAGGAGAATGTTTTTCATCGCACCCTTGACAGCTTCGGTGTTTATCTTTTTTGTGATGTCCCCAGTACCGGGATGTTTAGTCAAAAACAAGTCTATGTCTGAGTAAGTTGTGATGGTAGCCATAATTGTGCCGGTTATGTGATCTTAGTATTTATGGCATAGGGAAGAAAGTGCTTGACAAGATCACGATTTTGGTGTTAATATTCCGAAGGTTAGTAAAAAGAATTGTTACGAATTGTAACAAAGCTCGATTTTTTGCATCTGACCTATTGTCAGATGGATAAGTAAGTATGTAATACGGAAACAAAACCGCAAATAGAAACGCCGCTGGCATACCTCCCTACCAGTCGAGAGTCGATAACCGCCAGTATCATTGCGCTCCTCGACTTTAAATAAGATTTACTTAGGAGAAGTCCACGTTTGTTGTTCAGGCAGGGCGCAACCCCTCGTCACGCCTCGGTTTTCACACTAAAGTTTAAAACCGAAATATGGGGGACACGGAATTCTCTCAAGAATCATTCGGAATAATCCTAGAACAACTCTAGACCAACTCTAGAACTAAAATAAGTGACCACAGAACCTGGAGCGAAGCGACCACCCGAAGGGTGTACTTAAGTTCCTCAGAATGATTCTTGAGACAACTTTAATTTAAAAAAAATTTAACAGGCGATAGAAGTAACTTAAAACGATTCTAGAGAAACTTAAAATTCGTTAAACGGTAATATAGCGCCCTTCGGTCGCATCGCTTCGCTCCCGATTCTGGTTTCCGTTATTTGTATACTTTGATACCACTTTTACCGGATATAATTTCGCTTATTACTCGTTTTAATAGGCGATAAAGTGACTTCATAGACTTCAAGTAGCGCCCTTCGGTCGCATCGCTTCGCTCCCGATTCTGGTTTCCGTTATTTGTTCTTTTAGGTGGCTGGTAAAGTCGGTTCTTCAACGTCAATACAATAAGTTATTTTACCTGTAGTCAATCCAGCTAGCATTGCTGGAAGACCGGTTATAAATGACATCATGCCGCCTGTTACTTGGTTTATCATATTTACCATGTCGTTCTTAGCTTGTTGACCCAGAGCATTTATTATCGCAAGCATCTGTTCTACACTCGTCTTGAATTCCTTCATCGCTTCGGTAAAAACGTTCATTATGGCTGATGTCATTGAAGTCCACCAGTTAGAAATATACATTGTGAATTGTTTATAGAAGTCCACTGCCTTTCCACCTAATATGGTAGCGAAATCTGGTAGTCCAGGGATTGGTATGGTATCAAATAACACAGTTAACTTGGCCATGAACTCAATGATCTTAACTTTCATATCCTGAACAACCTGCATAGCAGCCTTAAGTTGTTCTGCAGCAATCCTTTTCGCTTCACCAACTGCAGAAGCTACTTTATCCGATAAGGATTTTAATATACCACTAGAATCAATATCACCGAGACCAAACATCGCCATCAAAGCAGTCCAGCCTTTACTTATTAGCTCGCCAACATTAGTTAACATTGTAAAGAATGCGTCAATCATAGGACCGAGACTCACACCAGCAATGTCCATTGCCAACTTTACCTTGTTAATCACCAAATCCATGATATCCATGCACTTCTTGAAAACGATCAAGCTAGCTTCTTTAATAGCAGCCTGTACCTTCTGAATAGCTTCCCAGATTGGATTTTTACCGGTTGCGATTAGTGGGTCTGGAAGCTGGATAGGCTTAATCGAATCGACAATGTTTTTTATTTTATCAACCAATTCTGAAATGGCTACACCACCCCTAGCAATCAAATCATCGATGAAATCCATAAACTTAACCCCTAGGTGAGGTATCTCAAAATTAATTATTTCGTCCCATAAGTCCCCAGCTGCCGCGATAAAAACTTTAACCTGACTGATTATGATGTTTATTGGGTCAAGGATAAACTCCTTGAAGTATTTCATGATCGCAGACATGACGATTGAACCAAGCTTCTCCATCTTCTCCATCAATGGATATGATTGATCTCCCATGAGTGGGTCTGGTACGATTGGCATGCTAGGTATTTTGAATGATCCTATGATGCCAAGAAGCGCATCCATTCCGGTGAAATTAAGACTGGATAATGAAATCTCTACGCATTTTTGTGCCATTATTTTTTACTCTTGAGAATTAGACCAGGGCCAATGTTTTTACCTTCGCTGTAGGTAAAGATTTCGTATCGAAGCTGTTTCTTCGTTGTGAAAGAGATGTGAATCCACACATTGCCTTTTTGGTTATATTCAAACAACATCTGGTCAAATGGAATTACATTTCGAATCTCTTGGGCAAGCTCATAATACAACTCACGATCATTAGGTAGTCCACGAATATTACTAAACCCTATATCCACAGCCTCTCCCTTTTCGTGCTGTGATATTGTTTTTGATTGAGAAGTTTTACTGCCAGCACGTCGGAAACCATCATTTATCTTAATACCCTTTTCCCTATATCTGGAGAATAATGGTTCAACCACGTTTATGCAGAGATTCTTCATGTTGCAGGCAAGTTCTGCAGCAGACAAATTATGCTGTCCTCCAAAAGCGAAGTTCTCCTTAATACATAATTTTTCTATCGTGAAATTGGTTGAAAGCTGTGTTGACATCTTCAGCGGAAGGATAAGGTCGCACCCAACTATGGCGGGTTCCTGTTTTGTTTCTATGCCACTTGATTGTTCTGTCACTGTCTCTCCCTCCGATACTAATGCACTCATCTCTCCCCTAGCAGCAGCCTCATCGGTACCTTCTAGTAGGAAATCCGCTTCCTCACCACGAGTCTTGACGTACAGTTCATGCACAGACCCATTATATGCCATGTCGTTTTTAATGATTGGTATTATGGCAGCAGTAGCTGCGGTTGCCATTCCGACGTTGGTTGATATATAACCATCCTCCGCTATTGCCGCCGCAGAAGATGATATTGCAGCACTTCGTATAAGAACACTCGTTTTACCATCAATACCAACGGTTTGCGACTCAAGATTTACAGATTCTTCTCCCAAAACATTGATTTTGGGAGAGGTCATCGTGATTGAATCAACCCCATCTAGGTTTATCTTGTTGGCCTTTAGGTTGAAGTCTCCATCACATTCCATATGCACGTTCTGAGATACATGAATGGTTATGTTGCCTTCGACTTTAACATGACCGGAGCCTTTGATTAAAATCAATCCATCCTTCTCAACGATGGTGCAAGAATTCCCAACGATCCTATTCGTCTGAGTGCCGTTAGCATCAACCTCAGTAAAGGTTCCAGAGCTATGATGCAGGTTTATTCTTTCGCTATCCGGTGTGTCGTCCATCTCAAATGCATGGCCGGATTCTGTTGATATGACTTTGTTATAAGGATACTTCGTGTTGTATGGAATGGCAGGTTGGTTCCAAGTGGAACCGCTTAGTGCTATCGAAACATCGGTCACCCTAGTCGCTTCTTTATCCCCAACAATTGTTTTGTTAATCTTATGATTTCTCGCTAAACGATGGGTGTCTGGTTCGTCAAGCCAATCTTTCTTCGGATACCTACCATCCGGATCATTGAACCCAGCTTCCGTCAATGCGGCATTTCCAAGGGCAGGAGACCCTGTAACATCGTATTTTGAGTTGTCGTTAGGTCTATTAAGTGATGTGTCTAATGGTTCTCTTTCTATGGTCTTTTCATCTGGGTGTTCTAGGGTAGTGTTACCACGAACAGCCGTGAAACCAAGGTTGTAATATACCGTGCCAGATACATTATTACCATCAACACCGACCACTCCTTTGACATATTTTTTGGCTGCTACATGCCCCTGATTATGCGCAACACCTAGAAGACCAGCAAGCTTTTCCGGTGGAGTGCTGGCCGATACTGTATTATTTCCCTTTAACAAGTTGTAGTTATACTGGACGAAAGCCAAGAACGCAGCATCCTGCTCGCTCTTGCTGTGCAAGAAAGCCGACTTTGAGGTTATACCACCCTTGGCAGTCCAAACTTCATCGAGGTCCATGGCAGAGTTTTTTTGGTGCTTCGACCATGATCCTTTTTTGATGTAACCCAAAGACTCAAGTGCTTGCATACCAAACTGATACCATCCAATATACCCAATGCGATTAACCACCTGTGAGTCGCCAGATGATTCCTTCTGTTTTATCGCTTCCTTATATTTTTCGTATTGAGCTTTGGTAAGAGACCCTAGATACAAATCGTTTGGTTCGATTGTCGACTCTTCTTTTTGTATCGGCAATTTTTCTGTGTCTGGTGGATCAAAGGTATCCTTAGCATCACTTTCGTCTGGAAACATAAAATCATTGGAATTGCCGCTTGGCACTCCGCCGATTGATCCCAAAATGATTGGATTCTGCTCATCCTCATCCAGAAACGTGACGACCACCCAAGCCCCATTTGTTGCACCAGTTGGTGATATACCAACACCAGAAACCGCAGCACTGTTTATAGGCTGTAATGGGGTTGCCCAAGGAAGATCGTTGGTTGGTAGAATTACCCGATCAGCATTATGAATACCAACAATACGAACTCGGCATCTTCCGATTCTAAGTGGGTCGTCAGTTGATTCGATTACTCCAAATTTTAATTTCAATTGAATGAGTCCTTGGTTACACGCATAATCATTTGGTGTTCATTTGATGCGATACGATGTTGAATTGCAGAAATGAGATATCTCCCACTAAGCCGCTGATCGGTATAATCCTTGTCTGGTGCCGCCCCGCTTTCATCTATTATTGGCTCAGCGGATTTAATATTCATCCAAATTAATTCACCTACTTGAACGTCAGTTCTACCAACAACGGTAATATCAAATGCGATAAATTCAAGCTGGCTTAATAGCGGAATCCTAGCAGCCTGAATTTTTGCAGAACGATCTTCTGTTATACCACTATGAGCATGAGTGAATATTGTGCGGCTGGATACCTCTGAATCAACATCGTTGAAATCAATATATTTAGAATGCACCGGTTTTGTCCCGAGGTGATTATTATCTTCGAAGTTGTACCAATAGTTATATGTGTTGTCCCTTAATGTTTTTCTTAATATATCATGCTCTACCACTCGATTTGAGTATGCACCCAACATAAGATTTCTTAGGTAATTGAATTGCCTAACAACCTTAAGGTCTAGTATTTGGGTTAGCTTTGCTGCTTGATCGGAAACGCTACCAAGACCATTACCAAGATCGGTTCTGGTGGTTGATGCATCCCATGAATAGTTTCGTTTTGCGGATTCAAGCATATCCTTATCAATTTTTGGGTCAAATAATGAATTTACTGACACAAATTGAAATCCCTTATTTCCTTCATAAAATATAAAGTTCGGAGACATTGCCTTCACGTCCATGGACCTTGATGCACAATAACTGATGCATTTCATCGGAGTCCAATAATTCGAAATAAATTTTATTTTTGTTACAGAATCTTCGATTGCTGCTGCATCAACAGCCAAATCGGTTTCGCCCAAAATGGATTTCACGATATCATGCGTGAATCCGGAATATGCCCTAGACCTCTTGGTATTCATGCTATCAAATGCAGGCTTAGTCATCAGATTCATTATATAAACGGATTTGCTACCATCAGTTGCCTTTGTTTCAATGGAGTAAACCCTGAATGTTTTCTTTATAATGAAATCTGTGTTGGGGGTGCTAAACTCCACTTCTAGGGTCTCTTCCCCGATGATCGGCATTTTGGCGATCAGATCAACTGAATCTGTAATGGTGATGAGTCCGGTTATGCTGCTTTTCAATATATCTTCATACATATCAAACTCAACAAAAACCCCACCAAATTCGATTCTCACCTCCTCGTTACCGGAGATAAGAATACCTTTGATTACAATATCTCCGGGTTTAGATACGCTCATTTGAAGCTTGCCGCATCAAATTTACGAATAAAATCAACGATGTAGTCAGGCTTGACAACCCGAATAATTCTTTTCGACTCATTAATTCTCTGCTCATATTCAAGGTTGGATATTCCAGATGCTGTGTATACTGAAAGTTCATAAATTGGTTCGTTTTCATCGCTCATACCAACCGAAGACATGGTCCCGTTGGTATATGTTATATCACTAACATTACCTACATCATCCTCATAGTGATGTAAGCCAAGATGTCCTTCGATGACTGGTATGATTAAAACAGGAACTGCTAAATCTGGTGATGTGATTACCAATGGTTTTTTATCGATTGTCAATATATTGTCGTTGATCCCAGTGACCTTAGTGTCTGGCGCAAGATAATTTTCCAATTCAATATAACTACCCAATATGATATCGCCAATTTTTTCAAGGTCAGAAGTTGATACGGTAAGGTTGAATGATGCAGTATCCAAATCCTCAACATACATAGAAAAAACCTCTTCGGGGCGATATTCCTTTGCACTAGCCGAATATTTTTTCTTGCAAAATTCAACCAAATTAAATTCACTCTTTACCCAATCGTTTTGTATATCTACAATACTGTTGAGGTACATTATTAGCCAATAATAATCCCCTGTTCCGTAATAATATTCAGATATTGATCTCGGAGTCTCCCATTCTTTTATCATATGATTATTCATAACCTGATCTTCGGTTTCAGAAGAAAGCTTTAGTGTTGCCCTAGATGTTACATCTGCTAAGGTTAGGTGTTTTTCTGTGGAATCTGATTGGATTGTGAAGTCGTATAATACGACTGGCATTTTTGCAAAGTAATTTGGCATGTTTAGAACCCATCCTCGATTTGCTTGCGATAGATCGGCTCAACTTCCTTGAAGGCAATCTTAATTACATAATGACCAACCGAACCATCTGCAAATGAACTCCAATGGTTATTTGGTTGGTAATCTACGTTAAAGTCTGTCATCACACAGGTTGCGATCTTTGGTATGTTGGTGTTTTCTGTAAATTTTGCACCAGAATTGGTCTCTGGGTCGCCATCTATCTTGTAAAATACGATATCAAATTCGTCTGGCATAACCAAGAACGCACCACCAAGATGATCGGTGACCTCTGGTGTCATATGCATTCTGAATTTCTTAATTATTGTTCTGATCGATTCACTTTCTTGTTCGTTTCTTGGGGCTAATTGCCAAACGAAAGAGAACTTTCTAAACTCTTTTCCCTTAAATACTTGCTCAAGTCTTGGGTTGTTGACTGCACCAACTGCCTTGTCGATCACCCCATCCATGTTGGTTATGCCGAACTTTTCTCCGATACCCCTGCTTCTTCCCTTACCTGCGAGAGCTTCATTAAGATCGTATTTCATGGAATCGAGCAGTAGTTGCATACCAGCACCTCCACCGGCACCAGCAGCATCCCTCATTGATGCCACGTTGGCTCCTGCGTTGAGTAGAGTGCCAAGAGAACCACCAATCCCTGCTTCACCGTAGGATGTGTTATCTGCGAATTCTAGACCCATTGGCATAGGTAGGATGATTGTTTCTGCTAGTCTTTTTCTTGTGGCGAAGACGATATCTGAAAGTCCCTTGGATACTCCTAATGCATCGGCAGCACCACCTGCAATACCACCTGCAGCAGCGCCAGCTACTGCCCCAACAGCAACATTAGTACCAAATTTTTTCGCTAGTGCCGCACCACCAGCAGCACCAACAACAGTTCCGATGACTGTGCCCCCTGACCTACTAAGGTTAAGTGCGCTGTTGCCACCTCTACGCAAGTCTATGTCGTATAAAGTCCTATTCTTTGGTGCAACCGCTTCGTCAAGCGCCCTATATGTAACATTCATGAAAAACGCCATGCAGAATGGGGATCGAGTGTAGTCGAAATTCTCTTCCGCAGTCCCACCTTTGTATGTTATACCAACGTCTGCTGGGAATGATGTGACCTCATAATATTTTTTCGCGCCCTCTTCCCCAATGGTTTGGTGTTTACTTAGGGTTGCTCTGTTGTATTTTGCCATTTTATGCCCGAGATAAATACATGATTGAATTCTAGTATTTATCCCAAGATGCGAGCATATTCCCAAGGAACCTTTGTACCAAGAAACCCACAAAAATATGTGGGCGATGTATCGAAAATTATTTTCCGTTCCTCGTGGGAAAAGAAGTTAATGTTGTTTTTTGATTCGAACAAAGACGTTATTAAATGGGGTAGCGAGGAAACAACAGTGAGGTATTATTCGCCTGTCGACAAAAAAATTCACACATATTACCTCGACTTTACCGTCATGTATAAAAACGCAGATGGTGAAATTAAGAGGGAAATTATCGAAGTCAAGCCTTACGCCCAGACTCTTCCACCAAAGAAACGGAAGCAAACGAAGCAATATATAAATGAAGTGATGACGTATGCAACCAATGATGCGAAATGGAAGGCAGCGAGAGAATGGGCATTAGATAATGGATTTGTATTCAAAATAATTACCGAGAGGGATTTGGGTTTATGAGCGTTCCAGCAAGACAACCAACAGCGCCAGCGATCCCGCAGGATCAGCTTGCAAATGGCTTGCGCCCGAATCCAAATCGGGCGTCGAACGCCCCTGCACCATACATTCCACAAAGCAAACTGGCACCGGGACTAGAACCAAACAAGAAACGGTTATCAAACCAATCCATTTACGATGAGATTCGAAACAACGTAGGAGGGCAGTATAGTATTAAGAATTCCGTGGCTTGGTTCATGAAGAACGTCAGGGAGTTCAATAGCCAACGTGGTGTCGGCCCTATGCGACTACTAGGTGATGGATTGAAGCTGCAGACATCTAAGCCAGAGATCGGTTCGATGTTTATGTTTACATATTCGCCAATCCACAAAGAAACCCTACCAGTTTATGACACCTTTCCTTTGGTGTTGCCGTTTAGTTTTACTAGATTCCCCGGAAAGAAGGGGGAGTATATGACAGGTCTTAACATTCATTACCTACACCCACAACTTCGGCTGAAGCTTCTCACAAAGCTGATGCAGTTCGCATCAAATGATAGGCTCACACCAAACACAAAGATGCAGTTATCATGGCAGCTTCTTAAGGGTGCCGCCCAGATGAACATGGTCGCACCATGTGTTCATATGTACCATCTTCCACACGTCAAGAGCAACTTCTTGAAGATTGAGCCTGAAAATTGGGCTATGGCATGTTTACTACCATGCGAAAACTTTAAAAAGCAATCTGCCTCTAACGTTTGGTCTGGACAACTCTAAAGGAATACTATGCCAGGAAAAATAACTGAATTTATAGCCACCGTAGGTAGTTATGGAGTAGCTAAGACAAATAGGTATCGAATTGACTTCCCAGACATAAGAGGTAAGGGAAATGATTCTGAAACTCTTAGGTTAATGGCTTTTTATGCCAATGCACTAACTTTACCCAACAGAAATGTCGATGTTATGCCCATTAGATATGGGTCCAAACCACACTTCATTCCAACTGACTTTAAGTTTGGTGATAGGTTCAGCATAACCTTCTTGATAGACACTAGACATGTCATTAAGGGAGTTCTTGAGGGTTGGATGCAAACCGTTGTTGATTGCAATAGCAATATTCTTAATTACTATGACGACTACGTCATGGACTTAACAATTTCTGAGCTTGCACCGAGACTCACAAACCTTGCGGACTTGACTGAGGAGATACCTTTTACTCAAGCCATCATTAACGCATTTACGCAAAAGCCTCCTGTTGAGGCAATTTTTGAAGAGATGGTTGTCGCTAGACATAAATTCATAAATGTCTACCCAGTAAATATAGGGCAGGTGACTCTTAGTAATGATTCTCAGCTTTTACAAACCGTAACGGTAGAGTTTGCGTTTGAATTTCTTTACTCATCATATCCACAGGCTGGCACTGCACCAGAACCCGGCCCAAATTTTGTCAAGAAGTCGGACACCCTAATAGGGCGTCTAAAGAATCTCATCCCACAGGCACAAAATCTCATCATAAATGGTGCGAGTGCTGCAGGTGGAATTGTTGGAAGCATCCGAAATCAAATTTAATTATATTGAGGAACAATTATGTCAGGATTACCATTAGTATCACTACCAAAATACACCGCAACTCTCCCTAGCACAAAGCAGAAGGTTGAGTATCGCCCATTCACGGTTCGGGAAGAAAAGAATCTTCTTATTGCAATGCAGGAAGATTCTCAGGACTGTATGATAACGGCGATAAAAACCGTTATTTCAGATTGCACAATGAATAAACTAGAAGTTGGTTCTCTAAGTCAGGTGGATATTGAATACCTATTCATTATGATAAGAAATAAGTCCATGGGTGAGGGGGTGGATGTCGAGGTTGAGTGCTCAAATTGTGGACACAAAACTCCTATGGTATTAGACCTAAACAAGATTGAAATCAAATATCCAACAATGAAAATCGATCCAGTTATTCAACTAGATTCCGACCTATGGGTTACGGTGAAGTTGCCGACCTTGGAAATGGGATTTGCGATGAATGCGGCAAAGAATTATGACCAAGTTATGTCGATATTGTCGAAATGCATCGTTTCAATATTAAAGGGTGAGAGTTCCTTTGATTGTAAGGATCAGAAACAGTCAGACATCATAGACTGGTTGGAAAAATTACCAAGAGAAAAGTTTGATATGATCGATGCATTCTTCGGAAATATACCTAAGATTGTGCTTAATGATGCATACACCTGTGTCAAGTGTCGCTCAGAAAATGTCATTCAGCTGGAAGGACTGCAAAGTTTTTTCGATTAATCCTCTCACAGGAAACCCTTATTGATTATTATCGAGTCAACTTCACCCTGATGCAAGAACACAAATATGCGCTAAGGGAACTCGAAGATATGATACCTTGGGAGAGGGAGATTTATGTTTCGTTGTTGATTCAGTATTTAAAAGACAAATTAGAAAAAGAAAGACAAGAAAATGCCTAATGTCACGGTAGTATTGCCATCAAAGATTGAAAATGTTCTAGTTAAGATAGAAGACTTTCTTGGGCAACTTCTCGAAGTTCAGCTTCAGGAGGAAAAGAAGGATGCTCTGAAAAAGAGCTTCTCTTCTGCTTGGTTGGAGAAGCTTCTTAAAGGTGGCGTTGCTGTTGGCGTAAAGGGAAAAGAGACCGAGGCAGTTGATGTTAAGAGAGTGTCCAGACTACCCTCGGAGTCAATTATTAGTGATGACAAAAAGCCCCAAGGCATATTTTCTAGGCTTATATTTGGTGAGAAAAAAGACACCCAATCCATGATTGGATTGTTGAAGAAAATCGAAGAGAATACTGATCCAGACCTCTTAAATCTTAAAAAGGTCAATGAAGGCGATGCGGAAAAAACTCCACTAGCTGAAGGCGACGATGACGACTCAAAATCGACTGGTTTTTTTGGTATGCTGGCAGCACTTATGCCACATACCACTGCAGCCATTAAGGGAGTCATAACAGTTCTAAAAACATTCGGTGCTGCCATAATGGGCATTGTTGGTTTGATCGGAAAGGCTCTCATGGGGATCGGATCGAAGATATTCGATATGGTTACCGGAAGAAAGAAAGATTTGGCTAAGGCAGGTAGTGCCGTTGCGGAAAAGGTTCCGTCTAAGGTAGGTGAGGTTGCTGATAAGACGGTAAAGAAAGCTGTTGATCCAGTTCCTGATGCTACAGGAAAGAAAGCTGTTGATACACCTATAAAGCAAGAGCGGATTCGAGACGCTAAAGGTCGCTTCGTAAAAGTTGAACCAATTGCAACCCAAACGGCATTTCCAAAGGAAGCAGATCCTGTCGTTAATAAAGCAACAAAGGTTCCTGCTGCCACAATCGATCCTGTAACCAAAAAGCCTGTAATACCTGCAACGGATGCTGTCGTTAATAAAGCACCAGTTGTTGGTTCCACGGATTCTCCAATAAAGCAAGAGCGGATTCGAGACGCTAAAGGTCGCTTCGTAAAAGTTGAACCAATTGCAACCCAAACGGCATTTCCAAAGGAAGCAGATCCTGTCGTTAATAAAGCAACAAAGGTTCCTGCTGCCACAATCGATCCTGTCGTTAATAAAGCAACAAAGGTTCCTGCTGCCACAATCGATCCTGTCGTTAATAAAGCAACAAAGGTTCCTGCTGCCACAATCGATCCTGTAACCAAAAAGCCTGTAATACCTGCAACGGGTACAGTACCCGTTGCAGGTGCTCCAGAAGCACAAGTAAAGCAAGAGCGGATTCGAGACGCTAAAGGTCGCTTCGTAAAAGTTGAACCAATTGCAACCCAAACGGCATTTCCAAAGGAAGCAGATGCTGTCGTTAATAAAGCAACAAAGGTTGGCGACGTTTCTACTGCGAAGGAATTGGTAGATAACGCACCAAAGAGCACGGCGAAGGCTGCTGTGCCAACAATCGATCCAGTGACTAAAGCCACAATTATTCCAAAGGAAGGTGTTGGGATAGTTAGTAAAGTGCCAAAGGTCGATGGTGTTGATATATCAGCGAAGGATGCAAATATAGCAAAGGATGTGGTAGAAGACACTTCAAAGAGTGCATTGAAAAGCACAGCTAAGTTTGCCGGAAATGTATTAAAACGAGTGGCAGTCCCCCTCACTGTCATTGGTGCCGGTATCGATATAATGAGCACAGAAACAGATACAACAAAGACTAGAGAGCAGAAGAACGTCGCGCATGCAGGCACTGGTGGTGGTCTAGCTGGGGCAGCAGCAGGTGCAGCCACTGGTGCCATGCTAGGTGCCTTTGGTGGGCCTCTGGGGATGGCTATAGGTGGTCTTATTGGTGGTGTTGCAGGTAGCTTTGGTGGGGCAGCAGCTGGAGAAAAAACAGCAGAGGTTTACTACCACAACAAAAAGAACAAAGGCGAAGTCGCTGGTGGATCGATGGACGCAACTGCCGCTGTTTCTCCAGCAGATAAAGATAGGATGGCTAAATTAGCAGCCGCAAACAATACTGCTGGGGTATCTCCGACAGAGCGAAGCAAGATGGCAAAAAATCTAGAAGCAACAAACGCCACGAGGACAGAACTGGACTCAGCTAAGAAAACGACTGCTACCCAAGTCAACGTTTCTAATACCGGTGGTACAAGTGTCATAAATGCGCAAACCAGTGTGCAGGGAGGAACATTTAGCCCAAGACAAACAGAAGGCGATCAGATACTGCAAATGTACTTAAGTGGTAGGCTGAATTGAAAGGGGGATGATAATCAAATATCATCCCCACATCCATCTAATTAATCTTCAGCTGCAAGCTTCTTGAAATATTCAAGATCGGAAGAATCGTCGTCATCCAAACTTGGCTTCTCGACCTTTCTTTCCTTCTTGGCTTCCTGCTTCTCTGTGGCCTGACGAAGGAAATCATCATCTGTATCATCTTCGACCTTGTCTTTGTGTGACTGACGTTCAGCGTTTGTTGAAGGGCCGTTAACAATCTTGTTAAACTTAGATTCGATCTCTTCGTAGGACTTGAACATTTTTGGGTCGGAGAATTGCGATAGATCATGAAGACTTTGGATAACCGTACTTGCCTTCATATCACATTCAGCAGGTTCCTTAAACTCGGATTTGTCGAAGTTAGGAAAGCCCTCAACCCGACGCATCTTGATTCGGAAATCCGCGCCAGAAGTTAGGTCAAATGCATTGAAGGATTTTTCATCTTCAAACTCTGGTGCCAGCTTATCTTCAATCTTCGAAAAGATTTTTTGGCCGAACTTATAAAGAAAAATCTTACCTTCATTGTCTGGGTTTGCTTTGTCTTCGACCACCAGCACGTTAGCAATATATGACAGCTTGCGCTTGCGCTTGCGAACGATCTCCTTATTTACTTCCGCTCCAGTGTTCCACAGAAGACTGTTGGCTGCACACACAGGACAATCTTTACCTAGAGTGGTCAAACACTCTTCGATGAACCAGCGACCGGCGTCGTTCTGGAATCCGTGGGCATAAACCCGAGTGAATGGTAGGGTGTCGTCATCTTTACCGGGTAGGAATCTAATAACAGCAGATGCGTTACCTGCTTTGTCTCCAGAAAGTTTCCAGAATTTTCCTTCGTTTGGGTCTTTGAATCCATTGCCCTCCTTCATCTTTGTGACTGCTGATAGGAGGTTTGAATACGCTTTGTTATTTGCCATATGTAATCCTTATAAACGATTTTTGCGCTTTATGCGATACCATCCGGAGATTCGATGGTGTGGCAGAATTGCCTACTCCAATACAACTGTACTACTCAATATGTAATTTTAACATGACTTGTATTTATAAGTCAAGATGATTATTTATACCGACTAAGAAAATATGCGATATCTTGGTAGTGCCCACATTCTTTCAAATCTTCATCGTCCTCAATATCCATAACGCATTCAGCACGTTGCTTTCGATAATCCCTCACCATCATTTGCTGCTCTGTTTCGTCATACGGGCTGCTGCGGTCTGATTGATACTGACGATGCTTTGTGTTTGCCACGACTTACTTCTCCTTTTAAAAGAAAATTGGGATATCCAATTTAATTATTTTTGCGAACGGTTTGAACTTATTTAACTTGAACATATTCTTTTTTATTAGTGGGTCCAATCCACCAAACTCTACCCACGATTCGAGAATACGCCCAGCATTGTGATCATCGATGGATAATATTGTGTCAGGTAATAATTTACCCACAAAATAAAGCTGCATTGCTGGTGGTTTGTTTCCGGTTTTCGTCTTTTGAAAAAGGTCATGGAATTCTCTAACTTTCTTTTCTTCTACGATGGAATTCAGGAAGGCTATGTCGTCCTGAATGTTTTTTGTGAGGTCTTTTCTTTTCTCTTTTCTGTCGTTATACGTCGAGAATATTGTTTCAACGTCTTTATGTATCCAATCATCCCGTTTCATAAAATTGGCTAAACAAAGCTCTCCGCCTATCTTTTTGTTGTCGCACTTCTTTGCAACATACTCGAATTGGCGGCAATCTGTCCTTGCATAAAAAGAATTCTCGTTTATGTTGGTGACCTTACCACAATATCGTATTACGTCATAATTCGATGTGAAGTGCAATTTCAAAGCCTGATGGAGGGAGAAAAAAGTAAATGCATCCAAGATTACCCCTTGAAGATATAAAGATGTTTTTCTATAGAGTTTGGCACCGTTTCATCAATTATTTTTTCGATGATGGGCCATGAACCTCCTCCTAATCCTGCGCCTATCATAGGAAAGCAGATCGGTAGGTTGATTCCAGTGTCGGCTTCGACATATGCATGAAAATTTACGATTCGCTCAAAGCACGATTCGATTGCATCATATGATACCTGCTTGCCGATACCGGTTGATTGCTGTGTGATGGCGTTAACCACCCATTTTGTTTTATCTACATTGACTGGACAGGTTGAAATGTGCCCAATAGTCAGATTTGATTTTCGATATACCTCATACGATTCTGGATAATGCTTTCGGAATTGCATGATGATACCGGCACCGCCATATCCGTGAGCATTGCAGCCTTGAACCATGAACCCACGTTCGACTGCCAACAAATCACCTTCAATAATTTTAATCATTTAACATTCGCCATTGCGGTTTTAACTAGGGATGAAACTCGCTCAATACCTTCGTAAATTCCATCCTCATATGCATTGATATTCATTTTGGAAATCATGAGTGCCGTGCTGAAATCGTTAAGTGGGATCGTCGTAGTCATGTTTCCGATCTTAAATTCAGCGATGCCTTCTTTATTGGTCTCGTTACCGGACCATTTGAACGTTGGTGTCATGGTATGCCTAGATTGGTAAGGTCGATTCCTGTCGAATGTATCCTTCTTCCATCGCGACAAGTTTAAGTTTATCTTTAAGATTGGTCGTCATCAATTTACCGACATCATCGAAATCAATGTCATTGTCCTCGCTGTACTCCACGATTGCCTCAAGATACGTCCTACCATCTGATACCAGATTTTCAATTGCCATCTGGAAAGACGTTTGAGTCATGAAGTATGTGTCTTCATGCTCTAATGATGCTTCTAGTCCGAACATAATTTTGTTGTTTCCCATGTTATTACGATACCCAATTATAGCAGGTTAAACAACCAATGTCAATGTAGGCGAATCGTCATGGCATCAATAACCCCATTGATATCGTTCTCTCGAATCGATTTGCAATAAAGTGAGCTTGCATAATCACGGCGAAACTTGATGAATTCCAGATATGCCGTGGCGTTATTGTAAAGCTCAAACGGGTTGCCACTAGATACAATCTTCTTGATGAAGTATTTGTTCGTAAGGTTCGGTTTCATTTTATTTCCTAAATATGCTAGTTAAGTTACTATTTATCAAATTTCGTGATGATCACAGCACTTGGTCTGGTGATCTTCATTTTTCTTGCTCGAAGACCTCGACCAGTAATCTCTGCCTGTTTTTGTTTCTCTCTCAATGCAATCTCTTTAATCAATCGCTTGATTTCAGCAGTCTCCGCCTTTCGCTTTCGCTCCTCGTGCAATGAATTCATGACCGCTCTAAGTTGATCTGGGTTTCCTTGACACGCTGCAATTTGATCTTTGATTTTCACATTAGTTCCTTTAGATAAAGCGACCTATCACATAAAAGATAAATACTAACACAGGAAACATTTCTTGTCAAATAAAATACCACTCGCGGAACGGCAAATTCCCAGTGGTTCTAGACATTCTAACATTGAAAGGATCAACATGTCCAGCGAGTATATTTATTACGTCTATGCTTACCTCAGAGCGAAAGATTCCAAAACAGCAAAAGCAGGAACCCCATATTACATCGGCAAGGGTAAGGGAAATCGTGCTTGGGGAAAAACAAAAGGATACCACACCGGGCGTCTATTGGTGCCAGATGATACACAGATAGTAATCCTGGAGCGAAACTTAAGCGAACTTGGTGCGTTTTCCATAGAGCGCCGCCTGATACGATGGTGGGGAAAGAAAACAGATGGCACCGGAATACTGGAAAATGTTCAAGATGGTGGCAACGGCGCAGCAGGAAAGAAGTATTCGGCTGAGGAAAATAGACGAAATAGTGAAAGGCAGCTTGGCCTTTCTACTGCATACTGCACCGCAACTGGAATCCTTTTGGGTAAGGTGCAATCGTCAGACCCAAGATGGGCCACAGGAGAAATACGAAACAACAATAAAGATAAAAAGTGTTATAACGACGGAACATTTGACTATCGACTATACCCGAGTGACCCCAAAATAGTAAAGTTAAACCTAATAAAGGGAAGACTGCATGGAAACGTGCAGAAGGGAGGGAAGATATGGATAAATGACGGAGTTACCTCATATCATGTATTCTTGGACGATGTTAGAATACATGATATGTGTAGAGGGCGACTTAGTGTTAAAGGAGACGCAAATCCACAGTCTAGAGCAAGTAGATTACGAAGGAAGTTAGACCGAAATGACTAGATTTTCATCCCATTCTTCGTTTTCCGCAATACCCTTATAACAGTATCCCCTAGGATTGGCCACCCAGCGTTTTCCGTATTTTTCAAATGCTGCGGAAGAATGCGTGTGGCCAGCCACCGCCAAATCGAATTCCAAATCCATAACCTTATGGCTGAAATCAGACATGAAATATCCGTTAAGAGGATTCTCTGACAAAGAGCCCCACTTAGGATGTTGGAAGTCACGGAGCATCGGAAAATGCGTGACGATAACTTTCTTGCCTTCAACCCGCTTACACTCTTCCCGAATGAAGTTCAGTTCATATTCACACTGTCGAATCATCCATTCTGGGGTGATTCTAACTCCCGGCTTGGTTTCGATTAGTCGGAAATCATTGATGCCTCTCTGCGCGGCCCACATACACAGGGGATCGCCTCTGTTGAAGTCCGACCAGAGGGTGCCACCAATGAATGTCACGGCATCGATCTTAACTGAATCTGGATTCAACAGATGGACATTCTTTCCAGCAAATTCCGCTCGGAATAATTCGGTGAAGGTCGATAAAGGGTCGTGTCTATAATATTCGTGATTCCCGGCGACTACAATCACAGCCTTAAACAGGTCATGGATGCCGTTGATAAAGTTTACCGTTCCTGCGAGGCTGTTCGACGTGTCTCCTGCAAGAACAAGCACTTCGTCTTGGCAGTTTTTGTCGAATAGGAATCTTGCACCATCTTGGTGCAAATCTGACCAGATTCTGATTTTCACCGCTCTTCCTCCAGAGTAGCCATTAGTCCAGCCCATCCATTTCGGCGTTCAAGATCATACTTGACAATCTCATACATTTTAACCAAGGTTGTAGTTTTGATCAGCAGTTTTGCGCCATCTTCATCAGTGAAACAAGAGTACCCTTCACTCGGATTGACTGATCGATACGACTCAAATACCACGCCCTTATTCGTAATTTCCATATTTCCCTCTTTTAACAATATTCGATCAGGTCGAAAATATAATCCGGCTCCAGGCCCAATTCATCCATAAGAACATCCGCAGCGTCTTCACCTTCATTCACCATCGCAGCGCAATCCTTAAGCCAGAGCAACGCTTCCTTTTTGGTAAGTTCATCGCGCTCAATCAAAACCTTCAAAAGTTCATTCATGATTATCCTTTCAGAGTCCAGAGGAAACCTTTTGCAATTTCCCGCATCTTCGGTTGAAGATCGAGGTTATCGATGAACAGTTGCTCTGCATCTGATTGCAGGCTATACCCGAGAGAATACTCGGAACCTGCGAGGCAGTAAGAAGACCGCGAACCAAGGTCTGCAAATTGATCAAGAACAAACTCATCGTAGAGGTAACCATCTTCCATCGCCTCAGTGAGCATATCACCATTAGCGATGATACGATCACCACCTGCATTTTTCAGGATGAACTCTGCGTAGGCTGCTTCGTTTTTGATGTTCATTTCCGTTCCTTGTTTCTCGTTTCGATGTAGCTATATTACCAAAACAAGAGGAGTTGCGCAACTAAATGTGCAACTCCTTGATTTACATCATCTTTTACTAGGTTTAGGAACGAACATCATGAGAAAAACTAGCATCGCCGCCCATTCTGCAAGACCAGTTCCAATCGACAAAACAGGGAACAGAGTATTGATGGACCAAATTGCTGCTAGTGGAACAACCCAAATAATTAAAACCGAAATCATTGCTATAAATGCATATTGCATGTGATGCTCCTAGTTAATTGAAGTATTCAAGACCACAATCCATGACGAATCTTAATCAATCGAATAAGCATTTCGTCATCCTCTTTTTGATACTTCTCTTCCAACTCACGAAGCTTAACATGAGCTTCTTTCCTAGCTGGACTCAGTGATAATGAAAGAATTTTTCCAGAGTCCCCCTCGGTGTCCAGTGCAGCCTGATATCCGCTATCAACCCAAGGATCGGGCCTGAACGGTCTAGTAACCCACCAATGGTACAGTTCAAGTGCCTCTATGGCCCTCTCTGCTTGTGGAGTCGGCTTACCATAACTATCACCGAAATTTTCTCTTGCCTCTGCTTCTGTGAGGTCTCCACCAAAGAAGGATTCATCATACTTTAAAGTGGCCTCCCAGTCAAGATATTTTATCCCTTCGTCTGGATCGCGAAGAAGACCAAATATGAAAGATGAGAATCCACTGTGGTACCACTTTTCGTTCTTATATCCTGCTCGTTCGACCTCAACAAAATCCACAAGCATCTGGAAATTGCAATGAAGCATGCGAGAATCGATATCATGATACTCCCATTTATTAAGATCGCTCGATGCCGAATAATATCTGTGGAAGAACCTAGCACCAAGTTTATACTCGACGTGCTTCTTTAGGTCGTATGGAAAGTAAACAAAATCCTGAACCTTATCAACAAGATTATCTGTTAGCCAGTTGATGATGGGGCGCTCGTTCTCCCAATATGCTGAATGGGAATCCCATTCCTCTGCGGTTCCGTACTCAAGATTTGGCCCGAACTTCGATCTTATCCAAAGTACAGGTTTAGATAAAGCCCAATATTTTCGGCGATGTGGGTAAATTCCAAACATTTATTTCTCCATATCTTCAAGTAGGTTTTCTAGTATCCGCATCGCCTTCCTACCTTCGAAAGTAGTCACCGAAGACAAAATTCTAACGGCATGTTCGATTCTCTCAATAACGTTCTTAACTTGCTCACACTCGTCGTTCGTACATTTGGAGTGTCCAATTGCAGAGATTGCGTCCTTGAGTGTTGGGTAGGCTGCGGTATCCCAACACTCAGGATAATGCAGATGTTTAGCCACTCGATCAGGGTAGAATGTTTCCTGCACCCATTCCCTGCCTTTATCCATCGCTTCCTTACCTTCCGTGGTTGACTCCAACTCGGCGATGAATTCTTTTAATGGCATTCCTTTATTCATTTAAATTCTCCACCCAATACAATATAACCATCGCGTAAAAAATCTCTCTGTGGCTTTGATGTAACCATGATACAACAAAACATATGCCATGACGATCCGTTGTTCCACATCAAAGCCCAATTGTCCTTTGGGTACATTGATTCCATGATTATTAAACCTTTATCCTCTTGTTGTTTGAATGGAAGCAATTTGCAGATTCGAAGCATCAGCTTGTTGCCCAATAACTTATGAATCCGTTTCAGTGTAGCAGCCTTACACCCGCTTGTTTCGATGGTTGCTTTGTAAGAACCTTTGAAATTGAACTCTCTCATTTTGATTCCTTCAACTCATGAAGTTTCCCATCCCAGTCGCAGTCGAGACACATTACTTCTGCATCGCTGTCGTGTGTCTTTACACTATGGCAGTAAAAATAACCACCGTTAACCTTATACGAAGTCACGGCCCTTACGATTACGTCATCTGTGCCACATTCAGGGCATAAAAATACTGGGTCTTTCATTTCGATTCCCTCACCCATCTATTACCAAAGCATAAAAATTGCATCTTCCGCCAGAACCAGTTCGGATGCTTCCCCTTCCTAGGATAGAATACCATTCCGTAATGATCCCCACCAAAAAGATAACACTTCCATTCGCTTGGTGGTGGGGGTTCAGCTAGGGTAAACGGTGCTGAATCTGGAAGCGTTATGTAGATTCCGTCCATCGGTTTGTATTCTAGCATTTATGAAAAATCCCTCCAAACTTGCAGGGGCTTTAGTTCTTTCCATTCTTGTTTCATTTGTTATGCTCCAAAATAGCGCACAGCCATATAGCCATACCTGCAAGCCACACACCTACGACGTAAGCGAAAGCCAAGTTGGCTCCAACGACGGTCATATCTTTTCCGCCTATAGCCATCACAATGAACGGCTGTGCGAAGGCTGCAACATCAGCGAGGTAACGATTCCTTTCGACTCCTTCACTTTGGCGAGTGTCTCTTCGCAGATACGTAACTCGTCGCCGGTCATCATCATGTCGTGGCTGTTTTGACGTACAGCCAACGAAAGAGAAGCAACCAGTTCATCGCGCTGCTTGGTGATGCGGGCGATTTCGCTTACCTCTTGCTGGCACTTAGCGCAGTCGTGCTGCACGCAACCTATCTTTGGTTCCATCTCACTTCCCCTCCTTCATCGGGTAATCCCACTCAACAGCATCGCTTTTCCCTAACAGAACCCGCATTGCTGCTCTAATTCTGTGTCTCAAAAAAGTGTTTTCAGCGGTCTGTGGCCGTACTGGATACCAGCGCGTGCCGTCTGGATCAGTAGGGTCTTTTGCTGTAACTTGTGTGACTGATTGCAACAATTTAGATAGTTTCATCACTTCCCCTCCTTCATGGCTGTTGCAATACGGTCGGCTGAGTCCCCAGCTTCAATAGAAGAGCCATCAAATAACTTCACATAGGCTCGTATGCCGTGCCACTGACTACTTGCTGCCGCCTCTGTGATTTGAGCTATCGCTGACGGTGCGACAAAGTGTGTCTTGCCTTGATAGTCTCTAATTTCGATCACGGATTACCTCCTTCATGGCTGCGTTTCGCTTTAAGCTAAGAATTGCATTTGTAGGACAGACAAGATACTCACGATATTTAGGCTCAAAGTTCTTTGCACACTTCGCTGCGGCTTCTATAGCTTCGTTCCATATAGCGCCTTTGTCTGCCGGGGCGGGGTGGGTGTATAGTTTTGCTCCGCGAGGCAAAGCACCGTGCAACTCAATGCAGGTATAAACTTTGTCGCCGCACGGAAAGTGTCCCCGAAATGTAGCAACCGGCTCCGGCTGCGCCTTGAGTAACTCATTCTCAGTCTGCTCAAGAACCAATTGCGTAGCGTTACGCATTTCCTTCTCTCTTGCCAACTCAGCCTTGGATGTTTCCAATTCGTCGGAAAATCTAACACAATCATCAACGGCTATTTTCCAACGTTCGGTTGCAGAGATACGTTCCATGCATTCCTGAAATGCAACGTCATTCACCTTCTGCATTTCAAGTTTCGCCTCTGCCAACTCAGCCTTGATTGCTGCGTTGTGCTGAATAACCTCATCAAGTTCGTCCTGCCATTCTGCATTGGCTTTGTGGTAATCAGACTTTAGTTTTTTTAACTCTGTCCGGAGAGAAAAATTCTCGTTCTGTAATTGTGCGTTGAACTCCATCCGCCGATACTTCATGGGGACGGTTTTCAGTCTTTCGTTCTCTGCATTGAGTGCTGCGATCTTTGCATCACGATCAGCAACCATCGCGCCGAAGGTTTCACGTTGTGTAATGAATGTCTCTTCAAGATTATAATGTTTTGTCTTCCACTCTGCAACTTGATCTCGCAACATTTTAATAAATTCCGGTGATGGGGTGAAATTATCCACGATTATTATCCTTCAAATTTTGTTTTGAGTCGTTGATATTCTGCATATTCCGCATCTGCCTTCAGCCTATGCTCTTTGATTATCCAGCTATACTGATCAATCATTGCGCCACCCTTTGCGAAATTATATCCTGCGAGAAACATGTTGTACTCGCGAATGCATTTGCCGGGGTCAGCATTTCGGATATCTCCCCATGTAGCATTGATTTCTGCCGTTGCTGCTGATTTTGCCAATGCATTCGCGATAACTCGAAGGTCGTCGTTACATGCACCGAATACCCGATTATAATATTTTTCGGTTGCATCCTCTACCTGTTTGTCGAATGTACTTTTATCCGTCATCACTCTGCTCCAAATACTTCTGCGTAAAATTTCTGCAATTCCGTGGTGTCTGCCATCACAGCAAAGATGTTAGACACTTCAAGAGCCTCTGCTTCCCATACCTGCTTAGTACCGTTCTTCAGCACCAGCGTGCCCTCAATGACTTCTTTATGCCCTTGCTCTTTGCAGAACGTGCCGAGGAAAATCGAAACGCTGTCCGAAGCTGGTGCATTAGTCTTTTTCCAATTAACTCCGATTGTCTTAATCTGTTTGATGAAGGCATCGTTCCACGAGTCCGTCCAATGTACGGCGACCTTACCCGGAGCTTTATGGTCAACAGGCTCCATTCCACCATAGTACGACGAGCGTTTGTTGGCATGACCGTTCATAACTAGGTAAGCCCATGCAAATTGATTAGCATCCATTTTATTTCCGCCCTTCTTTAATGATTTCAGCAAGAATCCGTCTTCCAGACTGCTCGTCCCCTTCTTCGATGTTTTCAAGTGCTTCTTCACACCGATTGATCAGGTTCGATATTTGTAGTTCTTAAAGAAGCTAAAAGAAGAAAACTTACTTCAGTGATCCAAGAACCGTCATACCATGCGGAATCAGAATAGTAGATATCTTTCCGTCTTTCACCGCATTGGCAATAATTACGTTTGCTTGGGCATTCATGTAGGCAATAGATTGCTGACTATTAATTGATAATGCTGCCATTCTTTCTGCTTCGAGTTTTGCTACTTTCACTTCAGCAGATTTAATAAGAATTTCGTTTTGGCTGCGGACATACTCGGTTGCAGCAGCAAGAATCGCAGCATTTGGCGTGACGTTCCGAACCTGAACAACAGTCAATGTGATAGAAGTATCAAGACCTTCTGACTTCAACTGTGCGGTAACTAGGTCGCGGATTTCTCCTTCGATTTTCTGACGGTTGTCTGCAACTTCAAGTGACTTGTAACCACGAACTGCTTTATATGATGCGTTATTGACAAGAGTCGAAACGTAGTTATACATCAGGTAAATATCGCCCCTATCGTATGCGTGGAAAGCCTTGGATTTCTTGGTGTAGATTTCTGCTACAGATGCAGGGTTAATTCCATAAACAACAGTAACGTCGAAGTCAGCAAGTGCGGAGTTATCAGCAGTTAGCGGTGTTTTGTTTTCCAGATTGATGGTTAGGTCGCGAACCGGAAACTCAAGCACGTCACCAATGATGGTCTGATTCCACGATCCAACCTGAAGCTCTGAACCCTGAATTTCTTTACTTGCATTAACACGAACACCGACAGTACCAGATTCAATTCTTGAGCAACCAATAGCAGACGCAATAACAAGAGCAGCAATACCAAACTTAAACATTTTATTCATTTTAAATTTCCTTTAATTAAAAGAGAACAACAATAGCGGAGAGAATACTAATTGCAATACCAGAACACATTATCGCATAACCTACAATTTTCGTCAATGTCCACTTTTCCTTACCAGACATATTACGAAAAATCTGGATTCCACCAGCAATTATAATCGATACTAATACAAAGACTAAAATCATTTTAAACATTTACTACTCCTATCTCAACAAAAAAGGTATCAATATCTGAATAAGGTGCGCACTCAGCTATACTGCACCCGCGTATTTTTTTATCAAAAGCACAACTTCTGCATACCTCGTACCACGACTGCGGCGTTTTGTTTTTAATCTGAACTAGCGCATATTGCTTGCCCTCATAAATCATTTTTCGATCTCCAAACAATAACCTTCAAACTTTCCTCTCGGAAATTTCTGAATTTCTTCGGTAATTTTTATTCTCGCCTGCTCGCATTTCTGTTGAGTTGAAAATTCAATAGTTGGAACAATGGGCCAGACAAAATGGCCATTGTATACCACCGCCATTAAAATCCAAACTTTCATATTTTATTCCTTATCTACTGATTCCTTAATATCGTCCGATTCAAAAATTCCATCCACAAAATCAGCGGCAAGCAGTAATTGTTTTGCATGGAAGCGAGCAACACCGCTACTGCATTTAAATGAATGGTTGCCTAGGCTCAATTCTACGGCATCGATTTGTTTAGTGCCAACTTCATCACCCATTGTGGAAATTCCAATCGATAGTCCCATTTAATTACCTCGTATGATAATCGGCCAACGTTATAACAGCCACCAAAATACCAATCGCACAATTTATCATACCTCCTGCGATTGGGAACGTAATAACCAAACCAAAATCCAACAATATTAAAAACGCATACGAAAGTTTAACATTGAGTGGGTGTTTCTTTAATTTTTCAATCATTTTTCACTTTTCCTTATCCAACCAGCGATTACTCACACTCTTGAACTGAATGCTAGGGTCTTCGATACACTTGAATACCAATCCCTCACGTTCGCTGCTGTTGAGCACACTCTTTCCTTCTGCAAGTTCAAGTAATGAATCGATAGTATGTTCGCTCATACTATGCCATTTGCAGATGATAGGTACATGCTTCAATTCAAGTTCTTCGATAATGCTATGCCGTTCTTCCGGAGTGACGTATCCTTTTTTGTCAATGTCAAACACATTGAACACGAACACTTCGGATTCAGGCAATCCATACTGGTTTCCGAGGATTCCCGGCCCAATGATTTCGCCTTGCACCGCGAAGTTTCGACCCATGGCAAGCATCTTTTCCTTGAGGCCATGCTTTTCAGCTACAGACCAATATGTACCTTCTCCTTCTTGGAGAAGTAGATTCCGCGAACATACACCGAATTCACCATCTACGACAAGAGCAGTGAACGAAGTACCATGTAGCTTTTCAGTGACTTCAAAGGTAAGACCCCGCTCGATCCAGTCTTGCAGTTCATGGCGAAGGTTCTGGATGCGTTCTGCATCAGTCTTCGGCACAACAGATGGGAAATTGCCCTTAGCATTACCAGACGAGAATCCTTCTGGGGCTTCCCACTTCTGAATTCCAAGAACATCGCCGATCAATTGGCCTTTTTCGACTAGCGTTTGATCGTAAGGCATAGGCAACAGCCAACCGCCCATTTTCTTTTGGAGTGGTAGGACGAGACCTTGGCTGCGCTGTCCGCGCAATTTAATACCACGCAGACGCTCTCCCTTTACCCCATTGTATTCGCGAGGTTCGTTTCCCTTTGATAGGAACGGTGCCAACTCAGTCGGGCACCAGCTGTCGATTTCCATGTATATTACCAAATCGCCAACGTTGAATTCGCCCTTCTTAACCACAACAGGCCACCCCGCGTTGATGACTGCTTTTTCGATGGCATCAGCATCGCGGATCGGCACCAGATGGGTGATTTCCGCGATGTAGCTCATTTGATTGTTTTCACGACTCATCTTTACTCTCCACAATGTAAAATAACGCGGACATCAGTTTCCGCAGAAATATACTGCATTTCTTCACCATCCCAATACTCATTGCGCTCAGCAGCGGCGGCATCGATGAAGAACCGGCAAACATTACCGGTCTTCGGCGAATGAATTTCCATGGTCACCGGAAACCCACCAAGATAACTCTCATTAAACGTATTAACCGAAGCGACCAAATTTCTAGAAGCCTTATCGAATCTGAACTGGTTGGTTGATAACATTTTAATCTCACTTTGCGTTGTTGGTTTCGATGTAATGAATTATACACGCATCGAAACCAAAACACAACACTTTGCAACTCACTGATCTGTAAGGGTTTTTTGGTAAATCTGCTCGTTTACCACCTTTGCCACCATCTTACCGTGCCTCGCGGCTATTGATTCCCCTGCAAAAATGTTCTTCATCTGGTCAAAGTGGTGATATTCAAGACCAATGAAAGGATCGACAATAATGCAATAGTCTGGATCGATATCAAATTGGCGAAGAACATTAGGATCAGACGAATCTGGAAAACTACTAGGATCGTCCAATACGATGTAGTCATACGACGAATTTTCTTTCAGCCACCAAGAAATTTCCTCTCCCCTTGTGGAATTGAATCTGCGAGGGGTGTTCCATCGTTTATGCCATGGAGCTTTAATTCCATTGTATTCAAATAGGGCACGAGTTTGCTTCTCGTTGATGATATGGAACCACGAACTCGACAACACCATTTCATACGGATATTGATCATATAACTCATTCATCATACCAACGGCAACTGTGTCGAAGTGGATGTATGTGATTACACGAGCGGCAAAGTCTCCTTCGTCACAATGCTTCGCAATGAAGTCCTGAACAGTTGGATGGTTCGACTTATTCTTTGGGTCGAATCGGATAGTGCGATCCGAAACCATCGGGCCGTCGATATCAACAAATACGACTCGCTTTTTGAAGTCGGTATTCACGATATGGTCTTCACATCAGCAGGCATCATCAGCCCAGCAGGACGATCCACGTAGTATTTTTCGTTCTCGACTGCAACCACCATAATCTCCTTCATCGACTGAGCATATTCTGGATGTGCGTTATCTCGCTTTATGATGGCACACTCCGACGACTCTCCTGCAGCAACACGATCAAGCTTAGATATCAACGCCTCAAGATTCCTGCGCGAAAGATATACTTTACATTTAGGTAATTTTACTTCTTTACCGAATACATCAAATAATTTCTTTTTCTTCACAGTTGTCTCCTAAACAAGTCGCTCTTCGTGATACTTACGATTCCTTACCATGACCGCAGGATCAACGGTCACCTCAGCTTCCATAACCCAATCTCCAGTTGAGTCGTAAAATTCTGCAGTGTAAATGATCGTATATCCACCGGTAGATTGCCAACCAGACCACTCATCTGAGGTGCCGTCATTCTTAAGATACCGAGTGCGCATAGTCGCACCGTTAATAACACACTTCATGATAACATCATAAACAGATTCGACTGACACGTTTTGATTGTATCTAAAATCCGGCCAAGTTAGTATGGACGGATTCTTCTTTAGAAGAAACTTCGCCGCCTTTTTCACAGCAGATTTATCCACCCTAAAAATGATCATGCCGCACTCCTAAACATTTGGTTGAAGTGTTCGCCGATTAATGCTCGCCGTTCAGGATGGGATTCAAAAACTTGTGAGCTTTTCCATAGGTGATTAACATAATATTCCGCAGAAATGCTCTCGAATACTTTTTCATAGAATTCGGCATTTTTTCGCAATACCACTTGAACGTCACCCTTCTTCCAAATTGAAACTGCTTGGTCGTCCAGATACAAATCATCTATCAAACTGCGAGTGAATCCTGCCATTGCTAGAATATCTTCTGCATCTTGGCTGCTGGTCGCATACAGGTCGTAATCTGTGGCAGAATTTACATGAACTTCTTCGTAGAATTTCTTTGCCATACGACGACTTCCACCTAGGTAAAAGTCGTATTTCGTTTTAAACAATCCAACCAACTCTGGCGGCGGCCAATCCATGTACTTAATCATTTTAACTCCTCAGTGTAATTACATTTAATCAGTGCCGCTGCAGCCTCTTCGAGAAGGTCGGCGATGCGATCAGGCTTACCCTCCTGCACCGACTTCCTTGTTGAAATTTGCCTGCGAATTGCCGCCCTCTTCTGCAGACGTTCGATCAATGATTCAGAACTGATTTGGGGCGAGAACATAATAATATCCATCCACCATAATTTCAGATTTCGGCTCGAACATGATACCTCTGATTGCACCTTTGGTGCCATCAGCAAAATACTTATGTGCGTTTAGAATTGTTAGCCGTTCCAATGCGATCCGCTGAGTTTCCGTAAATTCTCCCTCTAACTTCAATCGAACCTCATCTGCAAATCCTCTGGCCGATATATCGGTGCTGCCGCCGAGACTATAAAGAAGGCTATAGATAGTTGCGGCTTGTTCCGGGGTGAATTCAACTTCAATTTTCTTCGTCATTTTGGTTTCCTTTATTCAATATCCGTGAGTTTGATTTTCGTCCGAATCGCCATGTGGTGTAATCGGGCGGGTTGCCATATAATCCTTTAATTCTGCCCATTCTATTGCGATCTTACCGAGAGATTCCATTCCGACATCTAACACCTTCCCCAGATGCTTTGGTAGGTTGTTATGGGTATGCCCATGAATATGAATTGCCCCTCGATGTTGCATACAAAATTCCTGGATAGGGAAATGAAACATGATAGTCGGAATGCCATCGAACTTAATTTCAGCATAATCCTTAACCAATTCCCAGCGATCCAGCATGTCCGTGCCATGATCATGGTTACCCCGGATTAGGTGCAACCGACCATGCATCTGATTCAACAACCGTTCAGTTTTATCCGCTTTCCAGAATGATACATCACCAAGGATATACACGTCATCAGAAAATCCAATGGTCTCGTTCCACTGTTTGATGATCAGTTCGTCCATCTTATCCCGAGCGCGACTCAATATATTCTGTGCTTCCGCAATCTCTGCTTGGCTATCTTGTTTAAGGGTCGTCGCCTGAAAGGCACGAGCTATCAACTCCTTCGAGTAGAACTTATCTAACCCGAGAATATCGATTCTATCTGGGGAAAACTTCATGATGTTACGATGCCCCAGATGTAAATCTGCACAAAACCAAATCTTTTTACTTGTCATTTTAAATCCCATCTACAAAAATGTCGTCGGTGATGCAGTAGTATGCATGCTCGCCAGTGCGGTAATTCCACATGTACTGATATTGCTTCCCTTCCTTCGTGAAGGGGGTCTCCGTACCACCGCAGGCAGGAACCCAAGCAATCGCGTCTCTCTGTTCGTGGAATGGCATCATGATCTTTGCTCCGGTGTTTGTTTCGAGGAGTGTATTTTCTCACTTTATAATCAGTGAGTCAAGTTATTTCCTAACTCACTGATTCTAAACGATTTTCAGAACGACGGATTCTGTTCTCTGTGATGACCTTGAATGAGCGACCAAGTGCTATTGCGAACCCACGAACCACTAAGCTTTCTGCGATAAAACTTCTTGCCATCAGTTGTGGTAATAAGCTTCATCGAATCGCTAATCTTTGCGATATGGCCACAGGGGTATGAATCACCATTAAAACTGTAACTTACTGCATCGCCAACTTTCGGTGCACGAATAACATCGTACCTAGGAAGACACCATTCTCCGGAATCCGTTGCAAGGTAAAGTTCCCCAGAAGCATCAGAAAGCTTACGTGCGACATCCGCAGCTTGTTCCATGCTATTCCAGTCACGACGGCATTCAACATTAAGCCACTTCCGATCAGCGGCTTCCTTTGACTCGATGGCACGGCATTCGGTTTCAGTGTTGAGAACGTAGATCATGATCTTTACTCCGTTGTTTGTTTCGATGTGGCTATATTAACAAAATGGAGTAAAGATCGCAAGTGATATCGTAACTTATTGATTTTTAAAGGATTTTCTGAACGTGCGGTATTCGTGGAACGAATCTTTCTTGGTGCTAGTGGTTATGAAATTCCTTGCCTCCGCTAATGAGTCGAACGAAATGCTTGGAGTATATAGACCATTTCGATCAACATCAAAAGGCTTCCATGGGTTGAACCAAGTCTTACATTCTGGATAAAACCTTCCGTCATCTGCCGACTCTCGTATTCTATATTGCATATTTTCCTCGGATTCAATAATGTATCGGATATGAGTACAATCGTACTAGATATGAGTACAACTGTAGTGATAATCCAGCATTTCGGTATCGCATGGAACATCGAGTAGCAGCTCCGTTATGCGACACAAATATTTCCCACCACGCCACGATTCCTCAACCTCAGAGTGAAGCTTCGCCTGAACTCTGGTGGAGAATGCACCAACAACATAGCTGTGAGACTCGTCGTCGCCGAAACGATATGCGGTAACCACAAACACTCTGGTCATGATGGCATCACTCCAGCTTCAGGGTCGAAGTGATCTTCTGACATGCAGTCGCAGTTCTTTTGCTCATCGGTTCGAATCGGCCAAACTTCCTGATACTGAACACATTCAGGAACTTCGAATGAGCCCCATGCATGCCAGCGACGGCGCATGACTTCCATCTTTTCTTCAGGGACACCATGAATATTCTGGTACTGGGTTTTCATTTCGATTACCAGAATGTCCTCAATTTCCAATTCGTCGCAAATATCGAAATAGGAATCGAATTCCCAATTCTGAGTGAAAGTGTTGGTGACGACCACGTCATGTCCTGATTGCAGTGCCTTGAAAGTCGCAGCCTGACACCCACGATGGGCACCATTCAATTTGGTTGGGTCGAATCGGTACTCACCAGTCTGCGGGTCGATGAACCACTGGTCGGCTTCTGTATGGAAATGATTCGGAAATTCTTTCTTCGCGATGGTGGTCTTACCACTTCCGGGCAATCCACGAATAATCACTAATTGTGCCATTATAATTCCTTATGCTACCTTATCTGAAAACGACTCATAGCTGCGAATCGGGGAACGATCCTGAAACTTACCTTCAACAACGTTAGTCTTGAAGTCTTCGGCAGTCCACCCCTTTGCCTTGAAGAAGATAGACATGTCGCAATCCTCTTCTAGATATTTTGTCTCACCACGCTGATAAGAATAATGACTGATCTTATCGAGGATGCCAAGCTTGATAAGCTCGGTACGCTTAACAGCAAGCCAACCATGGCCGGAATCTGAGTAAAACTTGTAGGTCTTGGTTTTCATGGTCATTCTCCGTGCGTTGATTCGATGTAATGAATTCTACAGATGCCGGTTCTTTAAGTCAAGTCAAATTGTAACTCGTTGATTTTATTGATGTTACGAAAGATCGCCACTTCTTTACAACTACCGATGTTTCGGAACATCAATAATACCAAAAGAAAAGGAGTTACGCAAATAATCACGTAACTCCTTGTTTTTAAGTATATTTTAACTTACTTGAGTTGATGGCTCCGGATCAACTGTTCGTATGTGCGGAAGAGTTTGTCGAATCGAATGTTATAAAGTTCTTCCATACCAATAAGAACATTAGCCACCTGATCCTTTGATATATCAGTTTCCAGCACACCCTCGGCCAATGTCTTAATGTCAGAAGTAACGTTCCAACATTCCATAATCTGCTGCTCTAAATCGAATCGATCCATGTCAAATCTCCTACTGAGAAGCCAATTCCAAACGGCTGCGCATGTCCGCAAAGTTCTCTCTCGACAAGATGTTGCCGTTTTCAAACACGACTTTCAACTCGCCACCAGCTTCCTCTTCTGCAGTGACGTTATCCCGCAGCACAAAGTCCTTGCCAACTCGATCAACTCGAAGAAGACCCTTTGCAGACTTCTTGGTCTTGTCAGTGTCAGTGGCTGGGTCTTTGAAAATCGCTCGACTTTCGCCATTGATAACGACGTTAGTTGCCTTCATTGCGAAACCTAGTGAGTCCCGAGTTACATAGGAGTAAGTATAACTACCCACCCCAAAAACGATATTGTCGCTGGCATATCCCTTAGCTGCAAGTCGCTCGAAAATCGCAATGGCACGCTGCGGAGTGATGCTGTCGCCATAAATCAAACCAACTCGTTGATTCAGAGTTTTGAATCCCTTGTCATTAGTGGTGGTGCCAAAAATTTCAGCGAGACATTCTACTGCGCCCTTTTGCGCCGGAGACAATTGGACTTCTTCAATTGATTCTAGGTTGCTGCCATCGATGTAATAATACTGCTTGTCGTAACGATTCCATTCGATGTTAGCTGTTACTTTGTAGTATTTACCGAAACATTTGAATATCGCTGAGGGGCTGCTGTCACCACACTCACCATGAGGGGTTTTGATAAATACTGCACCGCTTAGGAAATCTACCGCTTCCGCACCTATCGCTTCAATTGTCGAATTTTCGGTTAGATAGCTAGAAATATCACGAATTTCATCGCCACAAATGATATCAACCGGATCACCAGAATCTGGGCGGAACACGACCTTTGCCAATCCAAACTGATCAGGAACCCGAGCAAGAATTTCTTCTTTCAGAGTAGCTGCAGTCTTAGTGATGACATCCCAAAAATTCCAAGTATCTGACACGATAGAAACAACACCGCTAGGGTAATCCTTGATCAGGCGACGATATGTTTCCAACTCACCTTCCATCGAACCTGCACATTGCACCATATGTTCGGAGGCAGGAACACTACCGCCAACAAATGTCTTTTTGCCTTCATAAACGTCATTGATCAGCTTAACAGAAGACAATGAATCTGTGCCGGTGAAACTCAGCAAGTGACCAACACCAGACTTCGCAGCATCTTGGATTCCACTTTGCCCACGATCCGCAAAATTATGGCATTGCCATTGAATGAATTCCTTCGATCCACCAGTAAGGTCTGCATATTTCTCACAAATCTTGCGATACACTGCAGCGGTAGTGGCACTCGTACAAATCTTCCACATTTCGCAACTAATCCAAGTTTCCAGATAGTTCGTAAGCCATGCAAATTCGCTTACCGTGTTGGTGATAGTCAGGCATGGAACTCCAACATTAACCCGCGAACCTTCTGGTAGTGACTTGATGCGAATTGGCAGATACCCAAGTTTGTGTAATGCGCGAACCCGTTCAATGTTGAAGCCACGAGGGCCAGCAAACGGGGCGACGAATTCAGAAAATTCATTACATACCGCATCAACATGACGCTCGAAGAAGGTCTCTTGCCACACTTCCTTCAACTCGTACATGAATGCCTGCAGGCCAACCCAAACGATCTTCTTGTCTGCCTTGTACTCTTCCGGCACATTGAAGTGCTTCATTGAACGAGGAGTGAAGTTGCTGTAAATTTGCTCAGTTCCAGTGGGTAGCATATCGGCATGTGCCGTTTTGTAACTATCCACTGAAGTCAATGCAGTCTGCTTAAATCGTCCCATAATATTACTCCTCAATTAGTTTCAGTGTAGTCGATGGCCGCGCTAATACCATCAAAATTTTCCAGAAGCGCATCCTTACCCTTGGTAAATAGCCCGTGTGTTACGTGCAACCCAAGTTCTCCGGAATATGTTTTTCGAATGAGATTACCCAAATCCAAAAATGTTTTTCCGCCATCTAAGATATCATCCACAATTACCATTCTATCATACCGATGAAACTCACTGCTGTCAATCGTCGTCTCAGTGATATTGCCAGTCTTCGGATCACGATTCTTGCTTGCACAAATTACATCACAATTGATCCGCTTGGCAACCGCATAAATTTTCTTCAGGGCTCCAGCGTCAGGTGAAATGATGGCAACCTGATCAGAAGAATATCCGCCTAGAATGAAAAAGATATCTGCCAGTTCAGCTTGTGTCTTATTCTTCAAGACACCTGCTGGAAACATTCCAGCAAGAACGTCACTATGTGCATCCCAGACTTCAACCTCATAGAAGTTGCATGACTTGATGACATCCGCAGCAATCTGCAATGAAAACGATTCTCCTGCAACAGAAACCCGATCCTGCCGAGCATAAGGAAAATATGGAATCTGCAGACGCAACTTCACCGTTCCCATAACATTACGGCAGGCATTTACCAGAAGCATAACATCAATCAGGTCGCTCGAACCCTTGAACAAGCAATGCACCGTGAATGACTTGTATCGCTCAATATCCAACGGATCAACGATCTTAACCCCACGCTCGCCTGCAGGGAAATCCCACCATTTAAGCTCGATGAACTGATTCCCACCAAATAATTTTACACTCATTTCAAACTCCTAGAATTTCTCGTTCTGCATTAGTCAATTTTGCTAGTGCGGCTAACCGAGCGTCATACAACGCCTTTGCCGCTGCTTCCTTCTCAATCCTAGATAGTGCAGTATATCGCAATTGATCGAGTGAGTCGACATATGCTTGGGAATGTTCTACTCCAACAAAAAATTCAACCCTGTCATCCCACTGGTCTGTGATGGTAACACTGAATGTGGACACATCCTCCACGAAGATGCTAGCACCAGCTTTACTAGCGAGCATCATGGTTTCCATCAAGGTCATGGGATACTGTGCTTTCTCAACAGCAGCTTCAGCTTCTCGAATTGCTTCGAGCCTAGCCAACCGTTCTGATTTTGTTTCTCGTTTCATGCCCGATCCTCAAAATTCCACAGGTTTAGTATGTCGCGCAGATCGCAAATTCGGTCAATCTTTGCCTGCCCCTCATTGCTAAATCGTTCACCAACCGTCATTGACTTGCCCATCAAGGCGTTAAATTCTTCTTTCAGTGCAGCCAACTCATTTTCATCATGATTCTTCATAATTCAACCTCATTTATCTTAAACTCCCATTTGCACTCACCTTTATACGTGTAAGCTTGAATCTCAATCCGCATTTGTGCTTCGGACTCTTCTAATGAAGCACATATTTTACGGTATTCTGGTTCTTCCCCACCATCGTAGAATCCAACCAATTCAAAAATACGCATTTTGTTGCCTCGTTTACTTTTCGATAACGAATATTAACAAATGCAAGGGTATCCGTCAACCATTAATATAACTCATTGAAAACAAATAACTTTTACCGATATGCCGCATACTCAATAAAGGCAACAAGTTCGTCTAGGTCTTCGGCAATCATAATATCAGGTTGCATCAATCTCGATTGAACTACCACGTCGATATATCTCACGTAGTCTGGATGACACCCAAGAATCACCTTCTTTCCACCGGCAAGGCACTTACCCAATTCGAATAGGGTGATCATGCATTGCCCTTCTGCAGGAAACCAGAACAGGACGTATTCGGCAATTTCTAGGTGATAATGTTCCCATTCAATTTGCTTCTCGCTACCTTTAGGATCGCGAACATCGAAGTCTGCTTGTCTAGGATTGAATATTACAGCATCAAGGTTGTCAGAGAGTTTATTCTCAACATCTTGTTGCCAGTTGCGACACCCAGTGATTCCGCCGGCCAGAAATATGGTTGGTCGTTTGTCGTGTCTGGTGGTTCTCACGAACCGCTCAGGTGCTTTGATAAAAGTATTCATTCTGGCACCTCCACCAATTGAAAGATTTTCCACTCACGATCTGGACTCTGTTTCTTCACATACTCACGAAACTTCTTTGCCTCTTTCATCGTGCCAAAGAACATATCATTGTGGTAAGTGTAGAGTCCAACTGAACCCTCACCCTCGTCCCAATAATGCCCCACACCATAGTTAAACTTTGTTTTCATGTTCTTCGATTCCAATTTTCAATCACTTCTTCTTTGCTATCACCGTGCATTTCAGCACCACACCCGCCAGCATGCGGTAAGCAATGCAACGAATAGCACCATTGTTCTTTTGGTACGTCTCTGAAGTTGTGATATGAACGCATTTCATCTTCGCCGTTCTTAAAAATCTTCCAACCGGTTCCAGTTGGATAGCAAGTATCTGGGTCTTCCATATCAACCTCTTTACCGCAAAACGGGCACGGTTTCACGGATTCGTCCTATGGAATTTGCCACAATTTGGGCAATCGAGCCCGAAAATCTGCGTTCCTTCATCGCGCAGACCGTTCCACTTTTCTTCATTAGGTGCATATTGAACAATCGCACCGCAATCTCGACAAGTGAATTTCTTATACACCTTTTCATCAAACCCGATTACTTTAGCCATCATTCATCCTCTTCTTTAGAGCGAACCCAAATTTTGTTGCCTCGTTTACTTTTCGATAACGAATATTAACAAATGCAAGGGTATCCGTCAACCATTAATATAACTCATTGAAAACAAATAACTTTTACCGATATGCCGCATAAAGTGCTTCCGAGTAATGCGCTGATTTGGATTCTAACAGAAGCAATACCTGAAGCATTTCACCGTATTCGGTACCCTCATACATAACAACCTTTTCGAGCAGTTCAATTTCCTTTTTCATAATTATACTCCATTATTAAATTGAATTACATACTCTTTGTACTTGCGATGCAGAAAGTTGTTGATGACATCCTCGTTACCAAAACTCAGGATCAATGGTTCATATACCGGCTTAGTGATTTTACACCAATCATCATACCCCATCGGCATCGGCTTATTTTCTTCCGTAGCAAATTTTTCAGACAGCCGTTCAAACTCGATGCGTTCTCTTGCGAGCAGACTTGCCGCCATCATTTCTTCTTTCCGAATGCGAGAATTGTACTCTTCGTCGGTTTCTTCCCGTGTCACTTCCACACAACTCGTAGCATAATAATCGTGATGCTCACACTCCAACACTGCATTGCTTCCATATTTCGCTTGGGCACTTTCCAATATGTCGTATGCTTCCTTGATTGTCTTGCCCGCGAGTTTGTCGATCCAACTGAAAGATTCTGATCTAGTTATAATTCTCTTAGCGCCAATCATTATTTACTCCAATCTTTATCATCAGAAGGACAAATTTCGCTCACTGGACATTTATCGCAGTGCCATTCATCTTCGTCTGTCAACTTACATCCCCATGGTTTAGGGTCTGGCCCACCCCAGCCCCATTTGACTGGCATTTCGTTTGCGATCTTTGTGCATAGTGCTTGTAGTTTCTTATTGTTCAACTGCAATTGTTCCGTTTGCTTCGATTGCAAAGCTTCGTACTCTTCTTCACTCAAAATGTATTGCATTATTTTACCCCAAACCATTCATCGACAGTCAAAAAGCGTGGCTCAATAAACTGACCATTCTCATAAAAATCGCATGACTGAAAATTCTCACCTGCGAAAGTAAATTCACCACAATTTGTGTGGTACTTTTTTTCGTCAAGTGCCACAAGGAACGCAGCCGCTAAGGTTTCCTTATCCCCGTCAAATTCAATAGGGACATTTTCCGTGCCGTACCAAGTATAACCATCACCAACATCATATTGCATCACATATCTCATTGAATTTCTTCCGGTGCCTTATCCAACTTAATCAAGTTAGAATTTGCATATGTGTGCATTCCTGTTACTTCGAGACCAAACCAATCAGGTGCAACGAAAGAATCCCTATCATCCAATCCGGAGAACTCAACCTCTGCGACGATAAGCCCATTCAATTTACCTTCAAAGATATCCAGTTCAATTAAATGCTCGCCGTATGGAATGTTGTGCCGACGCTTCAGCAAAACTACATTGCATCCTGATATTAGATTATTGGCCAGATCGATAGGAATCTCCATTTCATATTCCCTAGGTGCGTTTTCAACATCAGATGGGCCTTTGACTGTAATGACTCCATACTCATTGAACATTTCGCCGTCTTGGTGTTCTCTGATTGAACGCACTCGAAGCACCGTATGTGCTTTGTTTAGCACGTATGCTTGACGAATTTCATTGATGCTGAACCCATCCTGAATTCCATTTGGGATTCGATTGATCAGCCATTTTCTTTCGATTTCTAATGCCATTATTTCTCTCCTAGTTTTTTCTTGAGTTGTTCAAGTAGCGCACGGTCATGCTTATCTTGATCTTGTTTCAATTTAGTTTCGTTTGCGATACGAACCACCATTTCAGCCTCGGTTTCCTCTACCATTTTGAATAGAGCGATGTACTTGTCCGGGGTATTCTCGTACATATAGTATTGCTCTGTTTCTTCTAGCGTGGCGGAAGCCCCATGAATTTCGATCAATTCATCAATGAGGTTCTTAACCTCCAATAAGTTACCTTCTAGATAAACTCTTTTGATTTCTTTTTTGAAACTTTTTCTCATTACATTTCCTTTCCAATTTTTGCTGCGCATAGAACGATTGCCCTACGAGTTGCCATACACGAATCTTTATTTGTGACTTCCTCTCGAAAGTTAAAATCCCATGCAACGGAAGAAACGTCCTCGGATAAAACACCAAGGTGCAGCTTAACTGCTAAGCGAAAGGCATCACCATCATCGTCTAGCGGTGCCCACACACCACCGGAGCGTTTAATGAAAGATAGGTATTCAGTCTCCCACCAACCTTCTATACCAGATGCCTTTGCTGCGAATTCGATCAGTTCACGGTCTTGCATTATTCTACTCCAAAGTGTTCTTTGATGCAATCACCAATTGTACTATCATCAAAATCGTTATCGTTCATGACTTTAGCACATTCCTTGATAATCAGTTCAGCGAACTTTTCAATTTCTTCGATGCCAACTATCCCACCCCGTTTATGTGCTTCTAGCCATAGTGCTTCAATTCGATTGTTCATATCAGTCCACCCCAAAATGTTGACGAATTTTATGTGCCGGAAAGATCGGCAATATGCTGTGATCTTTAGTAAACTCATCTTTTCCTACTTTGATGACTTCTTCAATGATCAATTTGGTGAGCTTTTCTTCGCGAGTTAGATCACAAGTACCATCCGTTGGGTAATTGCATTTTGTGAGTAATTCCTTAATTCGTTCGCGCATCATTCTACTCCAAAGTGTTCTTTAATCTTCATATTAACAAAAGAGTAATGGTTCGTATCAATTAATCCGTCCGCATATTGTTCACCGGTGAATAAACATTCCTTAATAATCAGTTCAGCGAACTTTTCATTAATTACCGCTTGGAGTTCTCTCGGGCCATCAGGCGATTCAATGAATCTCTGGTCAAATGCGTATGCCACAGCACATGAATACAGGTCTTTAATTCGTAAATTCATCATTCTACTCCAAACTCTTCTTGGATGCGGCGCATAATAAATGAGTACGGTTCACGCATACTAGCCCTTTTGCTTTCGTCACACTCAATCACGATGTCACATATCGCATCAACGATCAGTTCGGCGAACTTATCAACGTCCAACTCCGTTGATACACTTGGCATACCATTGTATGGACAAGTGTCCACAACCTCAACCATAGCCTGCTGTTTCAATTCTTCAATTCGTGTGTTCATCATTCCTCATTCCTCATCGTCTTCAAATAAGGCATCGAAGCACCGCTCACATACCCCTGAAATGGCGATCTCGGCATGACCTTCCCTAGTGAAGACATTAACCCCATTCTTGAACGGATCTCCGCACTGGATGCATTTCGCCTCGGACTTCAACACCTGCTGGCGACCAACTATGATGTAGTAATCTTCCATTATTCAATCCTCAATTTCGATTTTATGACAAACCTTATCTCGCCATGCAGAATAAATTTTTCCGACCGTGGAATCCGGATTTCTTTCGTGAATTATATCACGGTATTTCGATGTGATCCTTGTCTCGATTTGATGAATTGTGTATCCACCAATTAAAAACACTGACCCGGCAAAGACAAAAGCGGTTCCTACAGCTGCAGGTGTGTCTGGTTCGATGCTGCCGAACATCATATATGCAACTAGCCACATTAAAGGAGACACGACAAGAACATATGATAACACAGCAACAGTAGAATATAACAAAAGAAAAAGTAGGATGGTGGAGAAAATAATGCCGACCAAATTACATGTATTCAGCCCATTAGTTCTTTCGAGATACCATAGCTTTTTGTTTCCATAAGTGTTTAGGAAGTAATATAACAACGAGTCTCTACGCATTATTTTGATTCCTTAAATTGATCTGCAATAACTTGGTTGATCTTTTCCTGCGACTGAGTGAGGATGAAGTCTTGAGTCAATCCACCTTCCATACGCAACTTAATCATGAATAACCCAAGGTCTTTACCTTGAAGGCCAGTTATATCTCTGACAATATCGCCGTTGAATTTGGCCTGAATATCTCGCATGACATATGATCTAGCTCGTAGATTATACCACTCTTCTCGGAATTTAGGAAACCTTTCGAAGAGCATCGGGAGATACGAATCCTTATCTGCAAACTCATAATTCCAATCCCGAGTTGCCTTGTTAGCATCGATCCATTTCAGCAGCGCGTTATACGATGGTCGCTTTTTGTCACGGATGCGAGCGATGGAATTCATTTCCTCGAATGAAAACGGTTTCGGGCTGAAATATTTTGAGGATGCGACGAACTCAAAAACATCTTCAAGCGTATCGAATCCTTCTAGGAATTTTTCATAATTTAAACCGAGTAGGTCAAATGTTTCGGCAGGAGTATCGGACACAGTGATATTACCAACGACATGATCACCATCACGATAGACATAGGTTAGGCCATTGTGACCGTATTTCAGACCAAGTCTGCGGGACAATTTTCCCATAAAGTTGCCACAGTCGGCCTGGCCCAGGTAGGCATACGCCGAATTGAATTCATGTGATGGGGTTTTGATGACATCCACCTGAAAGCCATCAACTTCAAATGTGACCACTGGGCCATTGCGGACAACTTCTTTGCTCTTCCATTCCTTAGATAACTGTTCAATCCAATCCGCAGGCAATTCGTCAGAAACCATCAGAACGTCGATATCACCAAAGTCGATCTTGCTGCGAGTTGACCGACACACTTTAGCAACTCGCAAGTATCCCCATTCGCCACGCATATCTTTGATTGATTCAAGAACCTTCTTGCAGGTCATGTTGTATTCAACCAGACTCATCCGGCGAATTTCGCAATTCTTCAAGCAGTTTCCGCCCATCATACCACCTCAACGATTAAATATGCTTCACCGACCATATTGGAAACGAACTTAGAGATTGCTTCGCTGCGTGAAATAGCCTCAACAACCTCACGCTGTTCCGAGGCGAAATGATCGCCGATTATCTTAAAGTAAATGGTAAACATTTTGATTCTCCGAATTAGTATGCAACCGCAACAGCCACGAGTTCCCCGCGCATATTCCGTTCCGCAATCCATTCAACTCTTCGATTTCCACATTCGCATCTGCGACTATATCCATCCCACCCATTGCAATCTTGGCCAGAGTCTTCGCAGTTGTTTCCCTCGAAGTCGGTGAGTCCATCAGACATTCCGGCCAAGGCAACTTCCACTGCAGCATCATACTCAGACGTTGTATATCCCAACATGTCATTCTCCGAATTCTTCTATGATCGTGCTCATGGTACCACGAATCCACTCTGCACCAACTGGATTCTGGCTATGCACACTATACTTGAAACTCTTAGGGATAACAAGTCTATTGTCGATAATATAGTCCACAAAACCGAAAATGAAGCTGCGAACAGTGTCATCGCCGCCGAGGTCGTGATCGAACGCGACTTCATCTGGCAAACCATTTTCCTGAACGCATTTGATTGCTTCTTTGGACGAGCGAGCAATAACCCAGTCATTGGTAACAGGATGCCGTTCGTCATCAATGAATAACTTGTAAGTCATGGTCTTGCTCCGTTTGGTTTCGATGTGATGCATTCTACAGACGACTTGGTGCCAAGTCAAGCCGGTTCACAACTCGTTGATTACAAAGGAGTTTTTATCGAGGTTTCTTTCGCAATACCTAGGTCACAACCACTATTTTCAGGTTGGTGTATTCTGGGACTACCCTTATGCCAGAATTGTGGCGGGAGTTGGATTCTGCAATAACTTGCCCCGCGAGTCTCCAACCATTCAGAATCCTCAGACTCAAGAAATTTACAATCACCGCACTTTATCATTTCGCTGACCTTGCTGCTTGAATTGGACTTCCTTGCCATCAGCCTTGGCTTGAATTACCTCAAGCATTTCTTCCGTGGTGTTTGATTTTATTGCGGGTGAATTAGTCATTTTGTGCATCCTCAATCAATTTACGAATCAACTTCAGCCGATCCTGTTCTTCCATAGCGTTAAACTCATTACCCATTGCAACCAAAGCATCGATGATTTGATAGAACTCCTCATCAACTCGCTTTTTATCCAGCGTAAAGATATCCTTCTTTCGGGCAACCGCTTTACACCCCAAATAATATGGCGACTTAATCTTGATCGCTTTATCTACACTGTAGCACACGAATCCCTCGTGCTTGACCGTCTTCGATTCCTTCACAACATCACCAAACCGACACATTGCCCATGACGGGCGCATCACGTTCATTTCTTTTGCAACATCATCAAATACCGATTCCAGTACCTTTGTCGATGAATACGGCGACCCAGAAGAAACGTAGCGACCACCCAGAAGATAAACTCCTTCTGCTTCCTCAATAATATGCGGATCAGATGGATGGCAAATTTCAAAGAACCAAGTGGTGTTGTATTCTGCTCTCTTGCCGGCTGCAGCAACGACAGCCATCACGTTAGTTGGGGCGAACATTTCCTCAGCATATCCAACAAAATCGGAATCCAATGAACCGGTAGTCGAAACGACGACTCGATCAAGTTCAGGTATCCAAGTCGCGCATGCCATGAATCCATTCACCTTACGGATGGCAACGACTTCTGTATCTCGATCAATGGTATGTCCGTTCTCCATGTGATTGAAGATTTTGGTGGGAGAATTTACGACACGAACCCCAGCAGCATTATATACGTGACCGCGAGCCTCAACGGTTTCTGCGCACCAGGTATTATCATAAAAAACTGAATTTTTGTATTTCCGAACAAACAACCCCGGAAACCGCTTTGATTCTTTCACAATGATGTTTTTGTTTTCCACGATCCTACCCCATTAGGTTAATTACAATCTCAACCGGAACAATTTCAATTTTGAATCCTGCTTCTGCTGCCCTATCAATCAAACCACCGAGAATCATTGTACCATACCCAGAGGTGCCTTCGTCATTAACTCGACAAATATATTTGCTACCAGACACCCCATGAAACTCATAGCAGTCACCAACAAGTCGCACCTTAGTGATGCCGGAATTACATTTCCAGCTATCACCAGAGGTATATCCACCATACCAAGAACCGAACACCTTGTAAAGGTCTGGCTTATCCTTCTGGGATATCTTTATGACGACCCAGCAGTCTGGACTGTATGTCGTCATTTTGCCGCCCGTATCTTAAGAGCAAAATCCACAATCTCGCGCATATAATTTTCGACCTCATCATACCCGTTAGCGTGTCCTCGTGCGTATGCTTCATCATAGCAAACCTGAAACAATTCCTCAGAGAGACCGAAACTCAATGCTTGGCATGGAGTAGTCCAATGCTCTTTGAGTGCAGTGAACCATATCGCAGCAGCCTTCGCCTCTAACTCCATTCGAGCAGCCCACCACTTCTTCCTAGCCTCGGCAGAACAATCAACAACTTCAACGAGCTTTGAACTTTTCCTAGCTTCTGCCTCGGTTTGGAATTTTGTTGCAACCCCGTTGCTGTATGCAAAGAACTCTCGCAGAACTGGAATCGGGCACGAATCCCCCCGAGTGTAACCCATTTCGCGGCAAATTTCATTAAATGATTTCATTATGCAATCCTCTTAATTTCATTAAAATCCGTACTGATGCTCTGTCCAACCTTGAGCGTCAGGACATGTGCATCATACCACCACTTATATTCCTGCGACAACAGCCATTTTGGTGGGGCGTCATCGTAAAATGTTTCCGCCTTACCAAACATCAGATGATACATATCGAACTGCATTATCCTGCGACAATCATTGCGTAAAGACCATCGACCGACACAGTAACTCGGCCAACCACGTACTTAACGTTGCTGTGTTTCATTGAATCCGCCCAATAGTCTGCTTGAACCAGTGCATCTGCCTCGCTAGACCACATGTGAGCTTCTTCGAATTGCGTAACCCAACGAGAGCCACCGTCGAGGTCATTGAAGCGAAGATGTTTAATGTTATCGCCATCTTCGTGACTGAACACAAAATAGCGATGATGGATGTGTGCTGTTTGATGTGGTTTCATGGTTCAGATCGATGATTGATGCATGAATGCAACCATGAGGCTAAGAATAATACCAGATGCCATGCACGACATTCCGGGGAGCGTATCACGACCCCACAACACGCCACCGAATCCGACGAGCACCAGCACGAAAGAAATAATATAAAGGATGATAAACATTTTATTCGACCTCGATCAAGCCAACTGGAAATTCAGTCGTAAAATCAACAGCTTCCATTTTCTCAGAGAGAATGATGAACCCCATTTCGTCAGATTCATCAAATGGATTTTCGCCAAACACAAAAAAGGCTCCCTTAAACATTTTGCGTCTCCAACGTTGTTTCGATGTAGTCATACTACCAAAAGAAAAGGAGTCACGCAACTAATCACGCAACTCCTTGATTTACAACACTAATTTCAATCAACCTGTCCTTGACTAAGCGCGTACTCGATATAATCCTCGGCATCGCCATGGTCGGATTCATGGCAATAATCTGGTGGCGGAGACTGATCAGACGGATCGACCCAAGAAGGCATACCACAAAATAAACAGGTGTATGGTGGTTCTAAGATAACGGGAATTTTAGCCATTTTAACTCCTAAAAAGTGATGCAGCCAAATCCATCAACATCGGAAAAATTGACTCTCCGGATTCCAACAGACTTCAAAACATTGTAACATGCCTCGCATGGCATAGCCAACCCCATATCACCAGTCCTCTTTAATCTAACGACCAGCATATCAGCACCACGAACGTCTTTGTAATTCCTGATGGCATCCGCAATTGCAGAAACTTCAGCATGCACAGAACCGGGCCAAGATGAGGTCTTGACCAAGCTTTGGTGCCTATTGGTCTGGTTGAATCCAGTTCCAAGAATCCTAGAGCCCTTAAAAACTACAGCCCCAATTCTCTGCTTGAACGTGGATCGTTCGGCACAAACTAATGCGATGTTAATATGTCTCACTTTATTGCAGCCTTAAGTTCTTCGAGGGAGTCCCAGATACAATATTCTGCAACGATCTCAAAATCAGTTTCGTTAACGATTAGGATAGATTCATAGGTACCATCATCCTCATAACTGAAATAATAACCAGCAGGTGGAACCGAATCGTCCTTAATTTGCCCTTCACTATCCACGTAGTATCGCATCATAGCTCCTAAAATTGGCACCGGCTAATTCCCCCACGAACCCGCAGTAGAACTTGTCTTAGACCATGCCCCGGCGCAGCATGGTAGCGTTCTGGTCAAACAGGCTTTAGCTCGCCGCTGCCGCACCAGACTACAGCAAGAAAATCAATTAGGCTCATCGCCAAAAATCATGTTGGTCCATTCAACCGAATCATACTTGGTACATGGCTCCCAATCAAGTTCTGCCATCATATTACGAATTACCGAAAATCCCTTTGGTGGTCTCCTATCCGCTGGAATTTTATTTCGTGTCTCTTCGTCCAGTGGGATAAGGATGGGTTCCTTACGGACATAAGTCCCACGCTTAAAGAACACTGGGTAATCGTTGAAATTGACGCCGAATCGACTAAACATTAACTCCTGCTTTTGCCAGCCCTTGAGCCCTTCGAGTTCTTTGTGTGGAATCATCGAATGTGCAGCCATGCTAACAGCATTCTTTGTCGCATCCAATTCACGCCACTTGAAGCACTCAGCTGCAATCTCTTTGGTTGGAAGTTGCATGATGCGGCAATCAAACACAGGAAGTTTGTCTGCCTTTTCTGGAATGTTTTTAATCACTTCAGAGTAAAACATGACAGAAGCAGTCGATGCGAGGATACTGGTTAGTTTCTGGAACCTGCCTGAAAAAGCATAATCCTCAACCCCATCAGCTTCAACGAAGTATAGGAGTGAAATTTCATCGCTCTGACAGTAACCAATTAAAGCGCCAGTGGTGGCAACCAAATACTTCGTGGTCTCCACCATCGCTGCGCTCATGCGAATATCATAAGGTCGAGCCAGACCTTTGGTGAAGCTGCTAAACGCACGACCATCAAGTCTAGCGACAATCGGCAGACCTTTCATGCATCGCCGACCAGCTTCAACCATTTCATATTCCTTTAGCTTGTCTCCAAGCGCATCTTTAATTTTTGACATTATTTCACCGGCAATAAAGTTTAGCGAACCTCTTCATACTCGGACTTTCTAGCGAACACACCCACAAAACAAACGATTTAAATTTACTCTTCATTATTTTTCCTAACTTTAATTGAATCCCTACGCTTGACCCAGTCGTATGTTTCATCGACCTCGGTCACGCCCATTTTCCCTACATGATTTTCGTCTTCGACTGTCATCGTGACGAAACGATACGTGCCTGCTTTTCGCATAGCAGCGCACATTTCGATTGCGGCATTCAAATCGGATATTTCCAATCCAATTGGAGTACCTTCAATATTTTTTGCGTATACACAATACATCAAAGTCCTTTCAATTCCCATCTTGGTGATGCAGGCATTCTTTCCAGAACACGCGCCCTATTAATTCTAACCGCATCTGCAGTCGGAATGTAATCTTTTTTGCCGAACCGATCAGACATGATAAATGGTTCCGTGTTAGAAAGCTGGAACCCTCGCCTGAGAAGTTCTTTGGTCAAATCCGTGTGCCGGTTCTCAAGAAATATTCCCTTGTCGAGGAAAAATTTCATGTGCCCTGCACCAAGGGTATATTCTCTAGGGGCATCCTTGGAAGCAGCCTTTCCGGCAAACCATGCCATCCTAGGCAACTCACGCCACTCCGCCAGAAGGTGCTGATTGCAGAGTTCTTCTGGCGGTAAAACGTTAATTCTTGTCATCTACTTAATACCCAGTCATGGTCACACGAAACGACGAACCAACGGTTTCCATACGAAACACGATGCCATTCTTAACGAGTTCTGCACAGAATACTGCACACTGGCTAATACAGTCGAAGGTTGCGGTGCTGTTCATGATGTTTCTCCATATGTTTCGTTTCGATGGAGTAACTTTAACAAAATTTCAAACAAAACGCAATACATTTATTAACTCATTGATTTTAAAGCAAAAAGACGACTTCCGTGGAAGCCGTCTTTGCCATTAATCCTAGTTGATTACTTAGTCTTAATAACGGCGCTCTTCATGCTGCGATGACCGCGCCAAGTTACCTTGATGTTGCCAGCAGGGGTGCTACGTGCGGATTGTACCGTGACAGAAAAATCACGATTTGCTTTGATCATACCAGCTTCGGTATTGATCCGTGTTCCGGTTGGGATGGTAACTTTCGATCCGGCCAGAATTTGGATTTTCGATGTTGAAGATTTAGTTGCTTTAGTCATATGCATTTCCCTATTAAAATTTCTGCCTCAAATGAGACTACGTGATGGCAGACAACCCACGCAGAATGTTTCTAATTGTTTACAATGTAAATTATGAGGAACAGTTTTCGTTACGCTTCTTGAATGCTGCGATCATAATATCGATATAGATTTTTGCGAACCATCCAAACCACACTACGATAAATCCAAACCAAATATACTTTTCCACGTTTCACCCCATCAAGTTATACAAAAATATTAAAAGAATCACCAAGAAAACGGCATGCCACCAAGAGAACTCATCTTTAGGTATCCTCACCGGCTCCCGTTTAAACTCATGGTGTGGAAGCTCTTTATGCCCCCTTCTCATGTCAGGAACAACCTAGTTGTAGGTCTGGTTGCAGTAACATATAAACACCGCTTAGCTTCTTTGCGATTGCTGTTCGTTAGAATGTCACTAACATCAACGAAAACGTTCTCATAAGTCGATCCTTGTGCCCGATGTGCGGTAAGTGCGTAACCATGCTTTATCTTCACGAAGGAATCAACGAGAGTCCAGTATTCTTTCCACTTTGCACCAGAAGCCTTAAAATCCTTTGCCTCTTTATATTTCCTAGCCTGCATGGATATTAGACTGAGTTCGTCAACATAATCATCATCTGAGTCAGGATGAATAATTGGTACGATGATTGGATATTCGTCGTTCAACATTACTTCAAGATGGATGCACTTGAATCTTGGATAATCTCGACTGAACCCAACCGACATTGACCTAACATAGCCTTCGTCGTCTGTAATGATATCATCGCCAAACGGTGCGGTGAATACTACACGATCCCCCTCAATCCATTCTTCTTTCTTAGCCCTAACCCCATGGATGCAATGCCGAATGAATTCATTATATTCATCAACAGTTTTATTTCTCCATGCTAGAACACGACTTTTTGTTCCGTGGAAAGAACCAGCCGCTGCATAGTCCTTGATGGTACCCTTGAATTTTGTCATATCCAAATCCCATACCCCCTCGATACCATCGTTATTATTTTCATAACGAAGAGCAGTAATTTTTGTTGAGCGAATATGAGTAGCAAAATCCAGAATCTGATTGTCATGACGCTCAACCTTGCGAAGGATGATCATTGGATAACGCCCCCAAATCTCAGAGAGGTCTTCTCCAATAGGATTCAACTGGCCGGGGTCACCAACGAAAAGAACTTTAACGCCATACATCTTTGTTGCTGTCTCGATATAGTCAAGAAGTTCTTCGCCAATCATTCCAGCCTCATCGATGATGATTAGATTATAACTGCCGACCTTATCCTTCAACGCCTTTTCGAGCTTTAGCTTATCCTCATGCTGTGACATACGAAGACCAAGAAGAGAATAAATGGTCATGCATGTTCGTCCAGTCCCTAGAGACTTAAGAACCTTAACCGCTTTGTTTGTTGGTGCGCACAGTGCAGTGTTACTAGAAACTAGGCTAACGATAACCTTTACGATTGTTGACTTTCCAGTTCCAGCATACCCACCCAGTGTTTTGTACGGTGAGACCGCAAGAGGTTGGTTTGCCCATTCTACGATCTCGCTTATTGCAGCGTTCTGGTCTTCGTTTAGAGGGAACCCAAGCATCTTGGTTGCTAGTTTTGCGTAATCAGCCATAATAATCCTATAAGAAGATGAACGCATATTATACCGCGTTTACATATTAAAATCAACATAAATTTAGCACCATCCAACTCATTGTCAATTTGAGTTGTAGCAATCCACGGTTAATCTTGCGCAAGATGTGTGGTGGTTTAAGTTCCCATATGCTGATGGGTATTAGACAGATGGTGCTAAATTTATATGCCGGCTGTCTGGATTGAACAGACGACCTACCGCTTACAAGGCGGTTGCTCTACCACTGAGCTAAACCGGCTAAACCTTTATGCTTCCAACTTTTGGATGAAAGCCATTACCTGCTCACTCCACCCATCGATATGAGTGAATTTGTTGTATGCAATTCCATTACGCTGAGAAGCGATGTTAACGATGTAATTGCTGCCACCAAACGCCTTCGCATCTGCAGGGTTGCATTTATGATCGCAGTCGATTTCATCGGTGAATACAATCACTCGATCCGCAGTCAATTCCCTTTCATGAACGTAATCCAAAGTCTGCTTCAAGAAAATACCACCGAAACCCAACTTGGCGTTCATGCTGCGAAGAGCATCGGCAATGGCAAACCCTTTCCGATTAGGGATTACTTCGGTTGCATGAATGCCTTGTCCATCACTACCAGCAGTTGCGTAGATGACAGCATCCTCGCACATTTCCTTGGCCAGAATAACAAGAGCCATCGCAGCATCATAACGACGCATAGTTGATTTGCTGGAAATAGGTTGCCCCATGGAACCAGAGATATCAACAATGAACACAGTCTTACCAGAAAGCTTCGGCAGACCACCCAAGCAACGCAGCATCATTGGCTCGATAACATCTTCCCATTCAGGAACCGCTCGTGCAGACGCGATAAATCGGAACGGTAGGATTTTGTCAACCTTTACCTTTTCTGCATATTCCTTGATATTAATCTTCGGAACTTTAGCTTCCTTCATACCACGAAGATTGCGCAGGAACGCCATTGCACCCAAAGTGCCTTCTTCCATCAGGCGAACAAAAGTCTCCGCCTTATCCGCACCAGAACTCAACTCGACTTCCCAAGTATCTGGGGTCACAAGAGCGTTTTCTGACACACGACGATACAGAGCCTCGCCTGCAGTTAGTTGGCGATTCACACCAATAACACGGGCAGCACGATCATACTTCGTGGCATCAGCAGGAACGTCTGCAGGCTTGCCATGAACTAGGAACAACACATCACGAAGCGAATACTCCTTGCCTTCGCTAGAATACTTTGCGAGGCTATACTCGTTGAATTTTTTGAACGCATTAGCCAGACCGATCTTAACCTGCTTCGACAGCGGCTGCTTTCCATCCTTCTGATAGATTGCCATGAATTCGGCAATTTCATCTGGTCGCTGGATAACTGCAGTCAGAGTATTCGCGACGAGTTTAGGATATGAAGGCGACATAGCATGCCGAGCCAACTCACGAACTAGGAAAAGCGGGACGTGACGAAGATGCATATCGGTACGTGCCGAAATAGCAATCTTTGCAACAGCATCTGGCTTGCATGAATGCACCAATTCCTTAATGCGATCTGCAACTTTAACGCCACTTTCGCTGTATGAATCTTCCCACAGCATGCAGGACATAACAGTTCGCTCAAGCTCTTGAATCTTAGTGATGCGAGAAGCAATCGCTCCGCCATCAGTGTAAATCTTTTCTGCTTCAACTTTTTTGTTGATTGACGACATTTTAAATCTCCAAGTAAAGGGAACAAATGACTACGGCATGGTTTCATTAGCGAGAAGTAACCGTTAGTCTACACCACTTTAAAACTCACAACTACTACAAATTTTGGCTCCCCAGACTCGGTTCGAACGAGTGACCTCGGTGTTAACAGCACCACGCTCTGCCAGCTGAGCTACTAGGGAATTATACATCATAATTAAAGGGAACAAACGACCACGGTATAAGTTTCGTCTATAAGGAAGTAACCGCAATCCACACCACTTTAAAATAAATCATTTCCGAGAACAGACGGCATCAGAGATTTTCGCGCTCATCCATGAGCTTCAACACAAATCAGATTTGTGTTGGGTGGATTCGAACCACCACCTCGTCATTAGCATTGAAGTAACTGATGCCTACACTACGGATTAAAACTTTTACTGCTGAATCTTTACCACTTCAAACATTTTACATTAATCGCTCTGCAAAGTCAAGTAATATTGGAGGAGAGCTGAGATCACGATTCCCATCCCATATTACAGGGACCAGAGACTTAGCAAGTCCCGCTGCTACCTTAGCAGTTAACTCTCCATTTATTCTGTCATCATACTCATGATCCCTAAATCATTTTCTGATGGTCTTTGGCAACTCATACCTACGACGACAGTCGCTCCCATAGTTTAAATGAGGACACTCTTGAGCTATGGGCTCTCTACATCAAGAGTGTTTTTCGCCTGTTTAAGCCATCAATCCATAGGGAACAGAATGATAAGCTTGGCACCTACTTCTTTATTTGGTCTCCTGAAAGAGGTTCCAAAATTCACTGAATTGTTCGATGGTCATCACTTTGATTCCGAAGGTTTTATGAACATGTACATGTTCGGCATACGCTTCTTCTAATGTTAGCATATTCATTTTATACTCCCGTCAACAACTTCCGTCGCACGGGCGAGAGTTACATGTCTGGCAGGAGCAAGGCGAATAATGGCAACCAGATTGGGCTTCGCCGTCGACAGTGGGTTCTCCGCAGTCTGGACACTCCCCATCGACACATTTGTCATCGTAATACCATCCTTCGCAGCACATTGCAAATCTCCTTAATAATCAGACAACCGACGAATAATTTCAGCATCATCAAGTCCAGCCATAAGACTCTCGATTTTTTCGCGAGACTCGTCTTGTTCCGCACTGCGTTTAGCAAGCCATTCTTTCTTAGCAACCTTGCCGATATCAGTAGTCATCGGATCAACTGTGAGATAAAGTGAAACTTCGCGACCACTCTTATCAACAAAAACAACAGCGCCAGAAGGCTTGACTGCGACATCAAAGTGCGACTTGACCAAACGGGCCACCGTATCAGCACTAACCTCGCCACCAAACGATCCGCCACAAACCTTTGTTGCGTTGTTGCTGATCAGGCGAGTGTGGTATCCGATGTTTTTGCTCATGATGTTTACTCCGTTTGTTGTTTCGATGTAATGAATTATACAGACATGTGAATGCAGAAGCAAGATATTTGTAACTCGTTGATTTTACAACGTATTTTGGTGCACCCGGAGAGATTCTAACTCCCATCGTTCGCATTAGAAGTGCGATGCCTTATACAATTAGACCACGGATGCATTGAATTTGGTCAGATTTAGTCCGATAATCTGGAAGAGTTGATTTTGACTTAGCTACTGCTGCCCAGTGATCACTTCGGCCACAGAAACGGCTACCACGTTCGCCGATGGAGTCATAGACTCCGTTTCTACTTAATTATCGTCGCGACAAATCTTCATGTCACGACGACACATCTTTATCGTCCCTTAAGCAAGAAAACCGCGATGTCTTTAGCTTCGCGGTAGTTCATGACGGGAACATTCAGAATTCGGTATTGATTTCGCCAAATGAAGTAACCGATTTCTTTTCACCACGTCAATATTGGTGGGGAGGGATGGACTTGAACCACCGACGTAACGCAACAATCAAGCTAGGACGCCTGCCCAATAACTATCCGATTGTCACTCTTCTACCAACTGAATTACCTCCCCATAAACTTCAAAACTTCGGAAAATACTCTTCCGAAATCTTATTCCTTGGATATATAGTCGCAGTTTCTACAACTTGACCATCCACAGTTTCTTCCGAATAAACCACCCGATACAGTTTCTGATTCAGCAGTTTATCGATCAAAGACTTATACCGGACGAACAACTTTTGTTTCGCGATGATCCGAACAGGATGTGACTTTTCTAGACCGTGCTTCAAAAGATGTCGCATCATAGTCCCAACGAATCTTGGATTTGGTTTATTTCTCCCTAGATGGAGAACCCCAGATATCCCAGAATTGTCCTGATGATGCACTTCCAATGCACCGTTGCGAACGTATGTGATCATCTTACCGTTATCGTCGCCAAGATCATATACCTTAACACTAGACACCGGCAATTTTCTGTTCTTTACGTCATCATTGGCAGCAGTAGTCGCATCCTGATCTTCCGTCGTCGGCCAAGGAGAATCAAACATCTCTTGAAGCCGCCTAGCGAATATTTCTTTTACTGATATCATTTTACCTCCAACCCTTTACATAAAATCAGATAAGCTGGATTCATTAGCCAACCTCAAAAGAACATCACCATGACACGCTTTCGGATAGCACCAACAACCAAGAACCTTGCCCTTCAATTCTGAAATGTCTCTAAGAAGGTCTGGTTGCTTTTGTATCCAAGCCGCATACTTCAATATAACGGCTTTCCTATCACCATCTTTCCCAATCTCAAATGGGTTTCCCCATTTACTTGGTCTTCCGATGTATATATCGAAAGGGTCTTTCTTGCAATGAACAACTTTCATTTGGTAGTCCCGTCCGGATTCGAACCGAAATCATCAGCCAATCTAGCCGCAATGCCGAGGTATAAGCTCGGAGTTTTACCATTAAACTACAGGACTGATTCTTATGCCACACAAACGTATGGTTTGTTCCATTTACCCACGTGGATATTAACGTAAAATGATGTGCAAAAATAATCGGTCATGATATCGGACTCATCCCAATGATCGACGTGCATCAAAGTCTTTATTGCTTCTAGACATTCCAGAGCCTCTCCCTTGAAACTGGAATCGAGGTGGTAATGATTCACTTGGCAATACTTTCCGTCAGCATATGATGCACTCTTCTCGGTCATCTGACCAAAGAAATCGACATTACCGCTGGCGATGTTACAAACCAAAGTCGATCCATGATTCACTGAAAACGTCATCTTGATGCCATACTGTTTACGAATTGCCGCTGCACCAGCACGACACTTTGCGATGACTTCTTTGTTGACGTAGGCCACGATGTTTCTCCTGTGTTTGTGTTCCGATGTGATGAATTATACAGACATCACAGGAGAATGCAACAATTTCAGTAACTCGTTGATTTAAAAGAGAAATTCGTGAGCGGGGGACAGGATTTGAACCTGCGTGCGACTCTCGTCTGCCTGATTGGAAATCAGGTGCCTGACCTCTAGGCTACTCCCGCACTGATCATACTGCAGAAAAGTAATGCCGATCCTTAAACGAATGCGAATACTTGAATCCATGACTTTCCATATGCTTCTGAAGAAACTTGTTTCCTATTGCCTTATCGTAAACTTGTTTCAGGTGGTTATTCGCACCATGAATGAAAATCTGCTTTAGACTATGCTCCTTTGCCCCCGTCACTGCGACATGCAACGCCTTATTCATCACGGACAATGCTTCGCCAACATGTTTTGGTTCTTCATCGTAGTGATTTGCAACATCGTCGGTAAATTCTCCACGATGAGTGCCGAAACCAAATTCTCCAGACTCCTTACTCAAATGGACGAATGCATGGTGATCTGGTTTATGAGAGAAGAAAGTCCAGTGATGGGATTCGTTCTCGTTCCACTTTCCGTTTTTACCATCGGTTCCGAATTCTGTATGTTTTGGTTTGAACGATTCGGATAGTTCGCAGAATTCTCGGAACGTCTGGAATCTTGTCCCATATTCTTCGTTTAAACGTAACATCATGGACATAATGCCTCCTAGTTATGAAGTGGCCAAAGTGTAAATTTGTGGAAGTAAAATTCGAATTTACTCACCCAGAGGGAACTGATTTACAGTCAGCCGCGACTCTCCTACTTCGCCGTTCCACAAATTTACACTCTACCAAATTCTTTCTGGTCTAAGATCGTACCCAGATTGCGCTAACGTGATCAACACCCTACGGATGTCTTAGCGTTTTGACATTAGACGAGAATGCCCTACTCGAAAAATATTTGAAACTTTGTCGGCATTTATACACTGCATCCTCTCAGTTTTCGTGGTGATCAATTCCACTAGACCAATCTTAACATTTGGTACTCAACTAATATGGTACGGAAGTATCCGTTTTATTAGACCACTTTCGTTAAGTATAACCCATTTGCTTCGGATTTCGGTATCCAACTTCTCCCTAGCACGATGAGTTTCGGCACCGTGAGCAGACTGACATCTGCCTATCATCACACATCCATCCAGATATTAACCGAATGCGACTGCTTTGAATTCTTTTACTGTTCCAAATACTTTAACTTATCTGCAACATCCTTCCATTCTAAAATCTGGGGTAGGCTTTTTAACGAGGTTGCCTAACCTACCAGTCCTCGATTTACGGCGATGTTTCTGTTCTAGACCATACTCGTCGCTATCTTAATTCTGGTCTCTCAGGTGTGACTCGAACACACGAAATCCTCGCCCCAAACGAGGTGGTATAGCCGCTAACCGACTGAGAGTAAATCTTTGTCAATCCTCGGAAACTCGATGCTTCTCTTTCCGCTTCCAAGAACCTCGACCCTTCTTTGAATCCACTACCTTTTGCTTGAACTGCCCAAGAGAGCGCAATTCTTTTGCGTAAATATTTCGCTGCATTGCATTCTCCTTAAATAAATTGGATTGACCGTGTGCCACCTCACGTCATCTTACTCTTGCGGCACCCTTACCTTTGCTTTCTCATATACACCACCGAAGGACGATCCGTAATGTATCGGGCGGGAATCCATTGCTTTGGATAACGGTCAAATTAGGAACCCCTACTCATTGCAATCGCCATTTAATTTATCTTCCGATTCGCACAGCACCTATGTCTGTGTTCAACATCACGGTTTGACGGCGTGTTATCTTTCAGGGTTTAGATTAGTGCCGCTCTCGAGTGTAACTGCCCTTTCGAGTCCATGGGTGTCATCTTTATCCAATTAAGGAGACTACTTCCCAAGCGTCTGCCACCATGCAAGTGCGGCACTAATCTAAACACACTCTCGCTAGAAAGTGTATAAGGGAGTCTGGTGTTGATAAAGTCGCGTCCGTGAGTATCAATCACGTTACTAGACAAAAGGCCCATGGGGTGCGTCCCACAGATTACCCAAGCTTCTCACCTGACCTTTTAAACAGAATTGTCTGTTAGCAACATCCACCAAACTCTCTTATTTCCTACAACAGAATCAATTATATTCGAATACCAATCACGAGTCAAGGAATTTCTAACTCTTTGATTTTAAATGCTTTGGTGGGCGCAGTAGGACTTGAACCTACGACCAATCGATTCGTACCACTTCGTTTTTCAACGCCAACTCTGCACTTTGTGACTACTCTCTTTCGATTTCACCATGCTGTTGTTCGTGGTCTGGACTTTGTCTTTACCTTAGCTATTACTTTGCTTTAGGTATTCTCCGTCAAGCCTCTACACCTTCTTAACAATCCCTGTTTTTCCACGACGTGGCTAGATTTTCAACTATATTTTAGGATTGTTAAGCTTGGCTCGGCGTTGGCATATCACAAAATTTTGTGATTTAGCGTTCGCCGACTTTGAAGAAATTCACCCAACGATACACAATGCTTTACGGTTGCCCTTAAACATCCTTTACGTTGTTTTACCGTCTTTCGATTGCACTGTTACGCCAGCGTCGGAGGGGATGCTGTTACCGATGATTGCTCAACGGGAAAGGGAGCTTAGCCTTCTCCTGAAGACTACCAGTGCATTTTTCGGTGGTGCACAATATTACTATTAATGAGTCGAGTGCTCTAACCAACTGAGCTATGCGCCCATCCTGCGATGCCCCATGGGTTCTAGCCACGTATCTCCCGACCTCAGTGCCGGTCACATTCTCATTATGCTATGAGCATCGTAAAACGGGTAAAGTTGTCTGGACTGAATCAAAATCAGCATTTCTTGGCTATGAGCCAAGCGTCCTAGAGTTAAACGACAGGACAACCTCACTTTAATCTACACTCTCGTTAGAAAGTGTATTACAAACTTGTCTGCATCGGATTGTCGCCCAATACCCTATCCATTCCCATGCATAGTAGTCTAACGTTTAACTTACCAGACAAGTTTGTAATGCGTTCAAATTGTAAAAGAAGAACAAAAATTTAGATAAGTTATGTGGTGTGCTATTACGACCAAACAGGACTTCAGCCTTACCATTTCTGGGGTGCCTCCGTACTTTACCAAGTGATTCAGCCGCCATTCGTGATCAGGGGAGCAACCCCATTGCCTTCAGTAGTTTGCGATGCTACCTTGGCGTGTTACTATGTCTCAACAAGTTCCGAGCTTGTCCTTGAGGCTGCTTTCGCCCCCCGTTGTGACCCCGTGTATGGTCTTGACTGTAACCTATTTCACTTTTCAGCCGATTTCGTGGGTGTGATCCCAACGTATGTCCTTACGCCGATCAGATTTTTAAGACCGATCACTATCGCTTATGTGTTTCTGCGAACTGCCTTTGCCCGACTCTTTAAAGGATTGCTGCTTCTAAGCATACCTTCCACACAACTTATCTAAATTTTTAAAGAACATGATTCTACTACAATTTAATAATTCTCTGCTTCACTGGGAACGTGTTCTCCGCTGTATCTTTCGACCTTGACGGCACTAAAGGACTCTATTCCAACCCAGCTACTGTCTTATCCGCATATCACAGCTACGTTTCGCAACGAGCGCCACAATATGTTTCCGAGAATCATTAAATTGTAAAAGAACGTTTTGTTTCAGTGAAGCCAGTATATCGACTTCGGTATTTCTTGTCAAACTATTTCGTAACTCGTTGATTCTACTACATATTTTGGTGCCGGTTGTCTGGATTGAACAGACGACCTACCGCTTACAAGGCGGTTGCTCTACCACTGAGCTAAACCGGCAATTCTACTACAATTTAAAATCTTTCGTGGGATTCGAACCCATTTGACCTGCGCACCAGAACCTCGCGGCTACCTTGAAGGTATATCTGATAGCTCCCTAGCACCATGCATCGAAAGATTTTAAATTGTAAAAGAACTGGTACTGCTGATGGGTTTCGATCCCACTTTACTTGGATGAAAACCAAGTGTCCTAGCCACTAGACGACAGCAGTATGTGGCGGGTGATGTAGGATTCGAACCTACGGTCCCTTTCGGAACGCCAGTTTTCAAGACTGGTGCAATAATCCATCTCTACCAATCACCCACATTAATTTTAAAGAACGTTTACTGCACCGACAACTGAATTCTACCTACATCCACAAACCATGTCAACCTATTTCGTAACTCGTTGATTCTCAAAGACATCCAACAAAGAAAAAGTCCCTTAATCTTTCGACTAAGGGACTCGGAATTGGATTCCTGAAACTTAGTCTTTACCTGAGAGAAAATCTCTCACTATTTGGGTAGGATGGATTATAGGTGGGGTTTGCCGTTATAGCAAATCCGCCTTCAATCTTACCATTTGTTCCAAAAAGTGTGTTCATGTAAATTCCTTGTTGTGATTACTTATTTATCATTTTCGAAACAGGTCAAACCTTTTTCTTCTTGCTCTTCAGGCCACTGATATCCACAGGAGTTGCTTGCGAATAAACTTTACCCTTAGCGGCTTCCTGATCATGCGGATGATCGATATCCCAAACTCCACCATTATGCTTGGCCTTTTCTGCAACACCCTTTGCATCATGAGTAAACTCACTCTTCGCAGTTTTATCAAGATTGGTTGATAGAGTAGGTGAAGTGGCAACAATAGCACCATGCACGCCCTTGCTTGATTTATACCGATCCTTTGGAAGATATGCATCATCTTTGAATCTAGCATCTGATGGGGTGTCATGTCCATTAACCTTAACAACTCTGTTCAGACCATGAAGTACATGCTGTCTATGATACTTGTACAGCGTTCCATTGACTTTCATATGACCTGTGTGGGCATGCTCGGCATCGGTTGGCTTACCTTCGTGGTCGTAATGCCCCTCTGATGGAAGACTCTTCTCCGCCTCGGTCTGATGCTCTTCCTTCGTTCCACTATCCCAATACCTAGCAGACTTAACATGCTTAGCAAATTCACTTTCTTCTTCGCCGCCACGTCTAAGGTTATGAACAACATATGAGTGCTTAGCAGGAACTTCTTTGCCTTCGTCGTTCTTAATCTTCTCATTGTTTGAGTCAGTTGAAGTGATTGTCTGTCTAACTCGTGTTTTATCTCTACCAACGTTTTCGGCAATCGTTCCACCATTTTTAACCTTTGGTCCGGTGTTGGAATATGTGACGTGGTGATCATTCTCAGGATCATTGAGTGCGTTCGTCTTGCTGTATTGATATGAGATAACGCTATCTTTACCCTCAGATTTTCTCTGCGCATTAAGATGCTTTAGGACATGACGGGTCGATCTATCATTTTCAGCAAGAGTGTTTGGGCGAACAACGTGGCGCTGATTACTTTTGTCTGACTTCTCTGCATCGTTTCTAACGCTATGGACGTGCGACAATAGCCAGTCGTGAGTCATAGCAGGGTCGTGCATCGCCTGAGTGTTTGCTGCTCTGTTTACAGCAGCGTGGGGGTATTGTACTTCGGCATTATGAGCGAAACATGCGCCTTTACGAACGTCTGCCTTTCCGCTGGAATCTACTCCACCACCACATCCGCTAGTCTGGCCGGGGCAGGTGTTGAGAATATGATGTTTTTGCTCTTCTCCAGCACCAGAAGTATAAACAGCGTGACCAGCAACATGCTTACATGCAGATGCGTTATAGTTTTTACCATTCTCATCATGCTCATGTTTGATCGAGTCAGTCTTTTCGCTGTCTGCTGTAGTTCTGCCATCTGATCCAAGATGCTTAGCAGCCTTTAGTTTTGCTACTGCAGCCTTTTCGCGAGCAATCTGTTCACTCTTTGGTAGCGCAAAGTGTTCTTTGAGTGCATCCTTATGCTTCCGCTCAACTTCACCGATACCAAGGGGCTCACGATGCTCACTACCATAAACTTCAGCACGAGCGGCATTGCGTTCATCCATACCAACGTGGGCCTTACCGGTTTCCCACATGTGCTTAGGTACGCTAAGCGACGTAGCACCAGTCCCACTAGCAGATTTTCCGTCAGCATGGAATGTTAATCTTCCTGCATGCTCAGAATCAGATTCGATTGCCTCTGATACGACACCCTTTTTCCCGCCAACAGTAGGAATGTTTTCAAATTCGTCAAGATGCGCCATTTGAACTTCAGTTTCCCGTGGGGAAGAGTTATTGATATGGAATCTAAAAGTGCGTTTAGTTGTCATCGTGGTTCCTTATTCGGTAAAGAGAGAAATCAGCGGAGCCTTTAGCTCCGCTGATAAATTATTATGATAAATACAAATAGCCATATAATCGCAGGTTGGCATCTGAACTGGAGATGTTGGAAGGTGGTGAAGAGCCATCAAAGTTGTATCCCTATCTGAATTTGCTTGTAAATTCACTTATCCAAGAACAAGTGCGGTAAAATGATTTTGTAGTCGATTCACGTCTGGTTGCGGAACGCAGTCGGACGAAAAACAAAAACCGAAGGAGGCGCCGAAGAAGTCAATCGGGTCTGTGAGTTCGGAAACCGCGATGTCTTTAGCTTCGCGGTAGTTCATTTGATTTGGTTATTCTGCGCCGGAGCGAATCCGTGTTTTATTTTAGCTTCGCCATCAGCAACAGCACTGATAGTCTGAATCATTCGATTGTGTTCGGCATCCTTCATTTCGTTCTCAGTCGCCTTTGCAACATGGTCATGGAACGCCTTGCTATGTGCTTCATGAGAAGTCTTCAGCTTCTTGGTCTCGGGGTGTTTTTCGCCAAGGGCATTAATCGCCTTCTGATATTTCTCGTGACTGTCCTTTGCGTTAGCCATGAGCAAATCCGCATGGACAACTTCCTCTTTTATTCCTGCGGCAATTGCCTTGGCTTCTGTTAGATTCATTTTTTCTTGTATTCGCTAATTGGAGAAATCTTGGCTCCCTTGACATAATCTTGAAGGGAAGAGAGTTTTTCCGCCTCGCCATTATATTCAGAGACGTGCCTGTTTGAATTGACGACGCCCAAATTCTTACCGATTTCCCCAAGCAAACGTTTGCGGTGGTCTTCGTCATGCACCTGCCCACCATGAGTGCCGAAAGTCAAGAGTGCACCTTTGTGCTCTCCACCTCCCATTGCCCATGAGTTTGCTGTATCAACATGATCTGCCAAACTTCTTGGTTTAGCATTTGCTTCCATCAAATTCACGCCTTTGATGGTATTAATAAAATCTTCAGAAAAGTATGGCATAATAACTCCAGAGTCAGTTTAATCAATCCTATTAGGTATTTATCATTCGGGAAATCTCTCGCAAAACTTCCTTCTTTTCCCTAACCGCACGAATTCTAAGATCAGCAAGTTGCGATAATATATCGTCAGCATTATTAGAGTATTCATCTAGCTTGTCTTTCACCGAACCAGTAAGCAAGAAGTTCTCAATGTCATATCCACTCTTATCCATCGTAGATTTACATGAAAGATCGAACATCATCGGGATATTCGCGTTAAGTGCTTCGTAAAACCGATTTGCGAGGAAGTTATAATTCTTGTGGGTCTTCTTGTCCTCGATATACAAGGATGCCCCGAATACACCCAATCCATTATTAACATCGACTCGCTCCATGGTCTTGAACTTTGTCATTCCAACGTCGGCAAATCGCTCTAAGTTTTTTTGATGTGTGCTGATTATAACCTGATCGGCATATTTCCGAATATACTCAACTCGATCCTTCCGAAACGATCCATAATATACCGCAGAATCCATATCTCTGAAAAACGGAAATGCACTTGGAGTTTCTTTTATGATGAGGCAGTTCAAATTTACGATGTGCCACGACTCGGTTAAGTATTTGACTACCTTACTAGCAGCCTGTGGGTGGTTTGCTATAACATGGAATTTTTTATTATGCTCTTTGCAATATTTCCACATCATCATATCCTCACCGAGATTATATTCATTGGTGACGAAAAATATCTTGGCGGATGGATTTTCCTCAAGCCAAGCCATATCCATAAACGAATATGGCGATGAGTGGTTGAATATAATTACATCATATCCAGATTTAACTCGCTTATTTACGAACGGATATGACCATACAAAATCTGCTCCTAAATGCTCAGAGATTATCTGGGCATTTTTCCAGTGTAGATTTTGTACGATATCATTTTCGCTCCCAGACTTGTGGGAGTCGATAACTAGGATTTTTGGCATTAGCCCATCAGCTGAATGCGTGAGGTCTGTTGACGATATGCCCGATCAATATCCATTGATGCTTCGAGTTTCGTGACGACGAACTTGTCTGAGATTTCCACGGTTTCTTCTGGCGAAGAAATTAGCCATGGGGATAACGCTGGTTGATAACCAGCCTCTGTTTGCATAACCTGTAGAACTCGTGGTCTAGCATACTTGTCGCAACCAACCTCTTCGGCGATAACTTCATCATTTGTTGTTAGTTTCATAATTACGATTTTGCTCATGTGGTTTCCTTTTTGGTGATATCTTCGATTGTCATCGAAACGAACTTCAGAACGATTGGACTAAACGGTTTATGTGCAGGTATCACATTACCGTCTGCAACTTTGGCTACTGTAACATGTGGTCGGTATTCTGGGTACGTTGATACCGCACCCTGCTCGATGAATTGTTTATTTAATGTGGCTAGCTCCGGAGAGTCAATAAGGGCAACAAGGCAGTCCTTATCAGGGCCAAACAATTCAAATCCGGTAACTTTCCCGATGATCGGCATGTCTGCTGGCACAGGAATCGATTTTGGTACATCGTCAGGCGAGTAAATTACGGTGCAATGGATTTCTTCGGTTTCTGTGAATGGCAGTGAAATCGATTTGCATAATTGTTCAAGCGCCTTCACCGAGTCCGGAGACAGTAGCATCGAACAGTAGCACCCGCTGGTTCCTGTGAAGGCTTGCTGGGTCTTCTCTTCAAGATATTGTTTGAATGTGATCATTTATTCTTCCCATAAAGCTGACTAAGTTTCACTGGATGGCGAAACGAGTTCTCGTTAAATCCATATTGATTAATGCGATCCGCATCGCTGATATTAATCAATTCTTTTGTTTGTCTAGGCAAAACTCCACCGACGAACATACTTATCTCCTGCATTGCGGTGTAAGGATCAACGATCTTCTGGAATCCGTAATTCTGCAATTTCGGCAGCTTCGTCAATATAATTTTATCCCGATGGGCAACGACAGAAAAATATGGAACATTCAACCCAATGAAGGGGTCAACAGTCTCAATCTTTGCGAATGAATCCAGTTTATTTGTTCCTCGACTATCAAAATCTCGGCAGTTGAATTTTGCGGCCTTTAGGCTAGCATCAAGCTTGTCGTAATTGTATCCGCAGTAGAAGAATTCATCCCGCATCGGCTCTGGGTAATGCGAATGGTTGGCTATCGCCTCACCAGCGTATATCTTCCCACAAAATCCGATGATGAATTGCTTTATAAACGGGCCAGAAACATACCCATAATGGCATCGAAGTTTATCCCTACGAAAGCCATATTTGGTTAATGTGTCAGGCAGAAAATCTAAGAAGGTGTCTTTATGATCGAGAACGGATTCCTCTGCTGCCCTAGTGAAGTGTAGGGTTTCGTCACGACCATGAGATAACGCGGTATCGTAATAATCGTGAAACTTGGAGTGGATAATCATTTCCTATACTTTTCGTCAAGAGTATTAAATTCACATCCACTACAATCCATTTCTATCCCTGACTTCAGTGCCGAAGCTAAGCCCCAGCAAAGACCTAGGGCATCAGAATGATCCTCGACGGTCTGATATGCACAGCACTTTGGTATTGCATCAGCATATTCTTTTGTCGTAATGTCTCTCATCATATCCTCAAACAGTTTGGTATCGACTAAGTTCTTCTTTGAATTTGAGTAAGTAATCAAACCCATAATTTCCGTTCAACCAATTACCATACCCAGCATTATATGCAATGATAGCAGCATCTTTGTCTTTTGTCAATCGATACTGATATTTCAATATCTTGGCGGCATATCGAATCTGGTTTTCTACTACGTTCAGCTCATCTGGATGAGATATCAGCGAAGACCATGTCTTTGGTCGTATTTGCGTGAGTCCGAGGGCAGGATCATACTTGAGATTAGACCTAGCCTTTGGGTTCCAGCTAGATTCGATTCCAATGATCGCTAGAATATCTTCCCTTCGCGGAAATACCTTATCCGCATGTTTATCTACATAATGCAAGACATCCTTCACAAGAACTTCACTGACATTATATGTGTCCGTGATGATAGCGAAGTTCTTTTTCTGTGACGTGGATAATGGACGTTCAACTTTTTTTGGTGCAACGATTTCAGGCGTAAGTATAACTGGCTCTGCCTTTTTAACCTGATTGGAAACCATAAAAATCCCGAGCGACAAAACTGCCGCCAACACTACGCTGGATATTTTCATTTTACTACCTCGATTATGACCAAAATAATAGGAGGGGATTACCCCTCCGAGTATTATTCCCGAGCCTTTTTCGCAGATTCCTTCTGGCGTGCTTCCTTCGATTCTTTCTCTTCTCGAAGCGCCTGCATAATAAGTTTCTTATATGCGTTCTTCGTTTCGCCAGTCATGAAAGCGATGATTCGCTTGTAATACTTTGGCATTTGAAGAACTGGTTTGCGATGCTCTGGTGCGGCCTTTGTTTGTTTGCTTGACATGTATTTATCCTTTGAGTTGATTAAAATTATATTATACTACGGAAACCACCTTCTTACAACCACTTTTCTGTTATTTCATCAATTCGCTGCAGGAAAGATTCGTCTGAAGTATCACCGGAATACAACCATTCCACTTCTCTCATGAGGACTGCAGTCTGCCGAACAATTCTTTCAATTTCACGAAGCTTTCCATACGCTTCTGGGCATACCTTGTTTGGCATTTCTCCCCATTCGTCTACCTTATCAACCTCATCCAATCGAAGGCCAAGGTCGTCGGCGAATTGGCCTGCCTTGCAATATGCATAGTCAAAACTTCCACCACTCATTTTGAATTCTCCATCTGAATCAGAGCTTCCGTCATTCTTGCGTTTGTTTCAGCATGCGCCTCCCGTTCCATAGCAAGTGCTGCGGTGGCTTGCAATGCAATTTGCTTATTAGATTCAACTCCCATCTGATAACCTCTTGCCCACGCAGTCTCGGCATGTTGCTGCAGGTGTTTTATTCTCGCCTCAATATCTTGAAGCTGTCCGACCTTAATTTGAATCGACATATAGCCTCATTTCTTAATGGTTATCATATTTCCGGTAAGAACGACCTTGCTCTTACAACGTCTGCAGGTAGTCTGATTATACTTTTTAATCTTATCTGCGGTTGCCTTTGTCACCCCATGCGTCATACAAGCACACTTTCCTTCGAATCGATTATAAGTCCGACCAGAACGAACCGATGAGATATCATACGAGTGAAAAGTCCTTCCGCTACCACCTAAAGCTTGGCAAACCGAACGAAATTCTGGGCCATGGGCCTGTTTCAGTCTAGGATAAACCTTGAATGCGATAAGGTGTGCGATTTCGTGTCGAATAGTTTCATCAAAGTGATCCCAATTCTCTTCCGCTAGCACCGTATTGAACTTAACCATATTCCTTGAAGGAAACGCCCAACCAGCGACTTTAGTCGTGTTGAAAAAATCAACATTGATTTGGCTAGTCATAGCATTAGGCCACAATTTAAGCGATTGCAAGCGAACCTCTTCTACCTTAGCAATTATCTTAAATGTCAAATCCATCTTCGGGAAAGTTGGCTGCTTAACAGATTTAGGGATATTCGGGAGAATCATACCCTGAACCATCAGAGCACGAGTCCCTGTAATCTCAAGTTTCTTGCAGATATTTTCTTTCAGGGACTGCGGTGTCTTGCGACGGCAGATTTCAATACCCTTGAAGTAGGCAATGTAGGTTTTCTGGCTATCGTTATACTTGATTACAATGTCGGAAAGGTTGTTCATTTTTATATCGCGTTGTGAAGTTGATGTATCCACTTTAACAAAAGAAAAGGAGTCGCGCAACTAATCACGTAACTCCTTGATTTCAAACGAAATTAATCCTGATGCAGCGCCTGAAGAATAGGAAGAAGAACCTTACACTGCTCCTTGCTATCATCCAAAGCAGAATGGTACGTCGATCCGACAGTCTTGAGTTTCAGGTCATCAATTCCAAGAGCAGTTATGATCGTTCGATAATCCAAACAATCGCGATAATGCCACGGGGCTTTGATTCCCGTTTTATCATATGCATTTTCCATAATAGGAAAGTCGAATCTTTTTCCGCCCTTAGCCCATGTGGGTAATGATTTTACTCCATACCAATCATTAAACGCAGCCAAAGCATCAGCTAGTGAGACGGGGTTCCGCATCCAAGTCCTGCGAGTCTCCGCAGGCTGCTCCATCCACCAAGCAACAGTTTTTGGATCAATGACCAGCCCATGACGTTTACAATCATTGGCGTCGACGTTGATTACGAATTCCTCTGAGATTCCATTTGATAAGGAAAACTTGACCGCACCTATCGACACGATACATGCATCGGTTGATGTGGCCAAGGTCTCAACATCGAACACAACTTGGGTTCTGTTATCTAACATTTATGCACTAATCATAACTAAGTAATCGTAAAGAGCCCCAATGTCGCTGAGGTCGTACTCGATCTCTTTTCCATCGATGGTGTCGTATGAAAGTGCCTTGCGGATTCCAGTGGAATGACATTTGGTGTCATACATCCACCACGTTACAGTATCGAAGTTAGCCTCCCCACCAAGAGCGGCGCGGAGTAGGATATATCCTGCGCTTGAATATCGATCAGACACTAGAGAGAAGATCACATTTTCGCTAGTGAGTTTCTGCAATACATTATTCAACTCAATAGCGATGGCGCTCTCCTCCTCAAAGGAGGAGATTACTTCGATGAATTCTTCCTTGGATAGAATAACCTTTCCCATCATTAAACCCTACGCATAACGGGGAGTTTCTGTGACTGCTTTGCGAGAATCCAATTTTCACCAAGATACTCAATGGCAGCAGCACGCTTCTCAGTTAATGTGGGACACTCCTTTCGGAATGCCCCTCGTTGCTGATCCATTTCAGCCTTGACTTTTTGGCGATATTTACCGGATTGCATCTTGACTGAATGAAAAAATGTTGAAAGCATATAGTTACTCCTCGGGTTGGTCGATGATCATAGCCTGCGAATACTGCTTCTGCGTGTAATTCTTGTTGTCCGGATAAAACGTAATAACATGCACCCCACCAATTGGCACGTATCCTTCTTTAATGCGCTCATTTACGTGCTGGGAGAATTCCTCCAGCACAGCGCCCTGAATCACAATATATTTTTTCAAGATTAATTCCCCACAGAAATGACTACAAAAAGGATGGAACCAACGGTTGCCATCAGAAGAATTGTTTCCACAATAAGGGATTTCATAATTATTCCTCAGTCCAAATCAGAAATGCAATATTATCTGAATTTTTATTCGATGTCAACTACAACATAACTTATTGATTCTAAAGCTTTTTCTTCAAATCCTCAAGAATGCAAACCACCTCGTATATGTTCTCTCCATCGAATTCTGGTTCTGATGCATACAACTTTGTCAAAACTTCATCGATAACGACCTTAATTACGTCGATCTTATCTAACGCTGGGTGATATGCCCTGCAGTCTTTGCTGCCGATAGAGTCGATCATAGGTGTGACACCGGAAGAAGCCGACCGTCCTTGGTCTTAATCTCAAAATAATCAGTTTTAAACCATTGAATCTGGTCTCTTGCCAATCCAATAGCTTCTTCAAAAGACTTTGCCTTAACCTTCTTCCACTTCACGGTGTTTCTGTATAGCTGAAAAGTTTCCATTTTGTTCCTCATAGTTTAAATCAGAGCCCCAAATATATCAGAGACTCTGACCGATGTCAATTACTTTAACTTTGACACAATATCACAAATACCGTATTTCAATGCCTCATCAGTGGTTAAATATGCATCCTCCTTTGGTAGGAGATATTTAATAACATCCTTCTCCTTCAGCTTGGTGCATTTGACATAGTGAGAAATCATTCGCTTTGTAGTCAGATCGAATTCCTTCACTGCTGCCATCAATTCATGCGGAGACCCCGCAGCGCCCCAATTCCACCAATGCGACATGATGCTGGTATTTTCTGTTAATACCCGCATGCCCTTTTCACCAGCAATAAAAATGAGCAGCCCTGCAGAAGCGATTTGCCCTAGCCCAACACACCGCACAGGGATGTGGCTTCCTCGCATAACATCGATTATTGCGTTTGCGGCGTTCATATCACCACCGGGACTACAAATAACAAGATTTAATACCACTGGTTTATTATCTGTGGCGAAATTTGCCTGCATAATCCACTCACAAACTTCCTTTGCCACGTCAGTATTAACGTCCCCGAACAACATGTAGAATGATTGATCTGGTGTGGCGTTCCCAAACATTGCATCGTTTAATTTTAATAGCATGAAAACTCCTCAATAAATACATTAGAACCCTTCGGGAAGGGAAGAAAAATAATAAAAAGTAAAACAAAAATTTGGGGACGTTATGTCCCCATTTTCTTTTCAATCGATTCAAGTGTTGCAGCAATCCTATTTAGCACGACAACAAACTCAGAAGATTCCTTTCTTCGTCGCTCAAGTTCGAAATTATGGACTGCCGCTCTAAGGGATAAAAGTTCCCTGTAGGTGGATTCATCCGCTTCTCGATTAACGCCAAACTCATTCCATTCTTTCATTTTTGTGTGCTGACGAATTTACTAAGTTCGATTGCCTTTGCTAGAATTTGTTCGTTTGTTGGGAAATCGGGCAGCTTCGGTGCTTCTGCCGATCCAGATTTTCCCACAATTGAAGTAATGGGTCTCGTTTTGTGTAAAATTCTTCCAACAACAAGTCCTTCGACATCTTTAAAATTTCTAAGCGTATTTCAAAAGCATTTTGCATAATATTTCTCCTGTGTATGTGTAAAGAGTGTAGTAAGGTATCTTAACCCTTGCGTGATTCGGGTGGAAACCAAGCCTGCGCCCAACTACTGCTTTAACCACACTCAATCCCTTTCGTACAACTCGTATCTGTTGTCATCCAATACCTTTTGGAACTCCTCTCCAAGAGGCTCGGAATTTTCAACGATATCTCGCACAATATTTTTCTTACCAAAGATCAAATCCCATCCAGTGGCGTATGCATCCTGCCCACCAACCTTGGATTTAATTTGATCACCGGTAATATCATTTCTAGATGCCATGTATTACTCCATCCGCAGTCATTGCAGGTAAAATAGGATACGGGCGAAACTCAATAGGGTCAACTAAGGCAACATTAATCCTACTACCCTTTAGAACATATCCGCCACCCTGTTCAATAGCGGAAGCCCCACGGAATTTACATACGACATTTCCAACATGCACAGATTCGCGAGTTATCTTGGTTGGAGAAATGCACCATTCGCTCAGAAGGAAAACAAAGCTGCGAACCAGCGCCTCGGCGACGTATGTATTATGTGCGACAAACAAAATTTCGCCACGCTCAAGATTCGCCACACAGTTTCGCATGATCGCCAACATCGCGGTGGTTCTGCCTACCCCTCTGGCGGACTGCTCTTTTGGGGATAGCGCCAAGTATTTTTGTACCCGATCTGGATCGATGAAACTCATTGAATAACCTCCTGTACGCACCAATCACTCTTTTTTCCGCCATCGTATGGTCTAGCATACCCTAGGGCAATGAGTTCTTTTGCCACATCCTTACCAGCTATAATTACATCCGCATCATATCGCCCACCGTACTTATCTGCTTTGATATTTGTGGCCTTCATCGTTTGATTCTTTTCGGTTACCAGACTCTTAACGAAGTCAGATGCCTTGACCGCTAACACATGCTCGTGTAGGCACTTTGCCCTAGGCTTCTTCTCTGGAGTATCGATACCAAGAATCCTGATACTAACAGAACGCAACTCTGGTGGTAACATGGTGAATTCAGTTTTGATGGTATCACCGTCGATTACTTTAATGATAGGCAGCACCATAATTGTTGGCTCTGCTTTAGCATGGGCAACGGTCATGGCTAACATGAGTACGATGATGGAACACATCGTAAGGTACGCTAGAACATCAAATTTAATTTTCATGAGGAGCCTACGAGAATAATTTTGGGATAACGAATGCGATTACAGAAAAGACAAACACTATGACTAATACATAAAGAACGCCATTTCTTAGGAACTCTTTATCGTAGTCTGCCAATTGTTTGTACCATTTAAATGGGTTAATCATTTTATCACACTCGTTAGGTGATGTCAATCTAGGATCGACATCGCTTTCTGTAAATATTTTACCCTATCCGCAGCACCGTTAGTGCCACCATTGATTCTTTTTGTCAGGACAGTAAAATCTGCAACGTCCTTCAATTTGTTTTTATCCCAAAACCATAATGCGGATAACAACGCACCTTCTTTGCCTTCTAGTAGTTCCGGCGTTTCCATGAGGCGATCATCATGATAAACGGAAGCACTGCACTCCATGTAGTTGATCTTGCCGGTGAGTTGTAAAATTCCCCGGCCACGGAATTTATAACCGTCGCCAGATGCTTCACTCCCATTGCCCATTCTACCAGCATATACCCTAGAACCAATTGCCTTCGGTTGCCTTGCATATTTATCAGCAATGACGGTATCTGGAAAATATTTCGGGAATACCTTTCGCAATCCATCCGATGAATAGTTTAGATTCTCCACCATAATATTGAACCCACCGGACTCATGAGAGCATTGTGCTATGAAAGCAGCAATCTGATATTTGGATGTTATGCCATGCAGTGGAAGATTGGTGTTCAACAAAGAAGCCCAAACTTCGGGCTCCTTGTTTCCTGTAATTGTTTTAAATTGCTCAGGCGTCATATATCAATCATCCTCCGCTTCAGTTATCCAAGCTTTCACGAAGGCACTTCTGACGATATCGTTTTTCGTGAAATTGACGATATCAAAATACGACGACATCCTAGATGCGATAGAAACTACTTTGTCGTAGCCACTAAGGTCTTTTTTTCCATCAAAATCACACTGCCGGGTATCGCCACATAAAATCACGCGGCAATTAGGCCCAACCCGAGTTAAGATCGTCTGCGCTTCATGAAAATTCATCGACTGGAATTCATCTATGACGATGACGCAATTTTTGAAAGTAAGTCCCCTCAAAAACCCGGAGGTCATGAACTCGATAGCGCCCTTTTTAGATAGCACTTCATACGCAGTGCCGCAACTGCACAGGTCGTTTACAATATCACGATACGGTAGTTCATACACTGCATTTTTCTCGGCCAAACTTCCGGGAAGGAAGCCGGAATTCCGAGTTGGCACCGCACTACGAATTATTTTCACGGTTTCGATGTTACCGTCCATCAATTCGCTCAACCCCAAATACATAGCAATATAACTCTTCCCTGTACCTGCACTGCCTCCTGCTATGACATGAAGACCTGAATCAAAACTTTGCATCATCTGCTTCTGTGCTTCATTTAGTGGGCGAACCTCTTTCAGCGACAAGTTAGTTTTTTGGGTGGCGACTGTGTTGACGACACTCCTTTCCGGTTTGGGTTTGGCCTTTCTCTGCGGCTTCTGTACTTCATCATAATCAGTTGAAATTTTTGATCTTAGCAAAACGGCTCTACCCATTAGGAACTCCTTTTATTGTTTTAGAATATGACAAAGCATGGCGAAGTATTTACCCAATTTAGATTTTTGCTAGCTGACTTGTTTTATCCAACACTGACCCCGGAGAGCGTTCGTGAATCCTACGAAGCACATCATGGAATCCTTGATCTGGTTTCTGCAGTCCCAACTTACTAGCCTCAATAGCAGGGGGAGACCCGTAGATTCGGCGCTCAATATTTCCAGACTTCCCACATGATGGACATGGCTGGGAAAGAGGGATATCCATTTCAGATATCTTTTGGAATTGGTTCCATTCGTGACCGCAGTCGATATGGATTAAATCGTAATATGGAATGTTATTCTCCTCAAGATTTCTGCTCACCAAGAAGCAACCAAACCTTGACCGGAAGATCGAAGGTTTGTTTTGCATATGCTAAAAGTACGGTAATTGTTCCGAGTAAGAAAATTACTGAGAACATCGGCAAGAACAAAAACAATTTTCTTACCATAGTCGAGTTTGTCGGTACTTACCCCAGACATCCTGATACGACTTAAACATTTCTTCTATAATCCATTTCGAATTAGTAGAAACACGATACGACCAGTTGTAACATCCGAGATACCATATACCATACAGACCCCATTTCTTTTTTTATTTTGCGGAAACCCCAATCAAATGCGGATGGACTACAGAAACCAATTCTTCCGTGATGTTAGGGTACAACTCAGTTAGCTTGCGGTCTTTACATGCAACTAGAACGTCAGCTTCTTCTGGGTTGATAACCTCTAGAAGTTGTTGGAAGATGAATTCTTTCTTCATCTTACTGATCTGGGCAGTTGCAGGAATCTTCATACAATTCTGCATACGCTTAATCTGACTGCCTAGTGGGCTAAACAGGTCTGGATGAATATCTTCACTGCGCTTGTAAGGTGGCATGCCTTCTGGGAGATCAAACACAACTTTCTTATTGAAGTTCATGGAAAGAAGGAAATTGATTGGGGGATTGTTCCCGTATTTGCGCATCATTTCAACTTTTTGGAGACCATCCGCTTCGTTGATCAACTCAAAAAATTCATGGGCATATTTTGGAAGATTGCTCTTCTTTGGTTTTTCTTGTGTGGCATCCATAATGGAATTCCTCAATGTTAGATTGAAATGAAGTAACGGGTCTTTGAAGAGTTCCAATAAGGATGAATCAAAAATCCGAAACACTTTGTAGCAATTGTTTAAAACGTCGTTTGGAAAAATAGGACATAACTTTCATCTGGCTACCTTTCTTCTCATAATGTATATATGCATCGACAATTCTAGCCTGTACGTCTTCCGGAATATGATCGAAGTCGATGAGTTTTACATTTCGATCCCAATGCTTTTTCTGCTCTTCATTCTCGCAACCATCCCTACCAGACTCGATACATTTCTCCAACAGGGCTTTGTATAAGGAAGGTGCCCTAAAAGGAACTCCAAGTGCCCTAGCATCTGCCCACGCATCAGGAGACATGATGGATGGAATATTATCTCCGGTGTCACCTGTGGCAATGTGCTCCCTGAGATATTTTGCTGCGTTGGTGTCAGGAGAAATGAATTTCTTCTTCCTAGGGGCATACTGCCGAAGCTTCTTGTACTTCTGTAGCTGGTAGAAGTCGGTGTCGTCGCTTATCAGCAGCATCTTCTGCGGTTCTGAATCAAACAACCCATCTTGTTTCAATTGGTTAGACTGCGACCATTTAGAAAGGACAGCAATAACGTCATCCGCCTCAGCCTTTGATACTGTAAGAACTTTATACCGGAAGTTCTCTCTGAGGTCAGCCTTCAGGTCTTCCATCACAGAATAAACGAAGTCGAAGTCTATCTTGGATTTTTCCTTTTCTTTTTTGCGGGTTCCTTTGTATGACGGAAAGATATCGGTTCTCCAATATCGTTTCCGATCATCACAACAGAACACGATTTCCCCATACTCCGCCCCGAATTTTTTCTTGTATGAAAGAAGGGTATTAAAGAACATGTGTTTGATCATGTTCCCTGCATTTTCATCAGGCGTCTTTAGATGCTCCTCGATACCGACAATTGCGGTAGCGAGGATCATCTGGGAATAATCGATTAGGATCATTTTTTCTTTTCTTCGGACTTCGTGGTGTAGGCTTCTAGCATAGCATTTGCAAGAACCTCTGCCTTCTGCAAACGAGTTGGGTGGTCGATCTGACAAGAGACCACCGCAGCACAGAAAAACTCTCTCCATGCAACCATATCATGCAAAGATGTTTTCAGATGGTCGATATTTTCAGAAGCAGTTACCTTTTTTGTCTTGGTTGACAAATCCATTTCCGGTAGGAACTCTTCGACACTAGGCGCATCCCCCTCAGCCAATTTCCTAGCGTCGGCCAGTTGTTTACGCTTTTCCCTTGCCCGGGCTAAATGGTTAATTTGAATTTCTGATGCGGCCATATATTACTCCCAAAATTTTGAATCAAAATATGACGAAAGGAATTGCATATTCTGCTTTCGATCACGAATAAGAACACCCTTACCTTCTAGTAGGCGGCTTCCAGCAATGAATTTACCTTCAACTTTGTTAAACTGTTCCGTCTTATGACAGAAAGCAAACGCAACTTCAAGAAACCCACCAGACTTTCTTTCAGCGACGATAAGACCGCCACCTAGTTGTGAATATGTATCGTCTCGAATTGTTCGAAATACGATACCAGATTCCAGCATCGCACCAACTTCCTTACGTCGAGAAATCCGAGCCTTCCGCTCAGCATCTTTAATTTCTGCAAAGTCCTTCATGTCGTTTTCTCCTCAATTAAAAAACAGCTAAAATCAATGTATCTGATCCAATTCGACCAGTTGCCTTAGCCAGCACAGATCGAACATCATCAAACTTCTTACCAAACGGGCGCTTAGTCATACTAGATAAATCAGAAAACATTTCTTCTGGCTTGCGGATTGTCTTTCCACCAGACAGTGCAGTATCCCAATTTATCATTGTGGTTCCTTTAACTGATATCGTTAAATTTTCTGCAGCAATCATCTTATAAAGCTTACGATACTTTATGTTGAAGAGATAAACAACACTGGCACCGACAATTTTTTCAGGATGTACTGACTTCAGTTTAAGTTCTGGATATTCCTTTAAGTATTGAACCTTCTCAACGATCTTCGATGGCGGCTTTGCCTTTATTGCCCTAGGCTTCCTAGACACGGTCTTTGCCTGATTACAAAGACCAACCAACTCAGAAAGAAAATCATACATCACACGAATGGTCTTTTTACTAAGGTGCGAATACGCCTCTTTAAGCTGCTCGTCCTTTGCCAACAAAGCACTTTGAAACTCGTCCATCTGGGACGAATAATGATCAATCAATAATTTCCCAACAGACGAATCGACGTATTTACCAACGACCAAGGATTTAAGGTTGATAGTCTTTTTGTCGGTCATCGCAATTTCATCCAGCCCAGCATCAACCTGAGTCGCAATCTCTTTGTAGAGTATATCGTCTTTATCCGCTTTAGTCAACTTAACAGCATTGGACTCTGGTTTTTCGGTCGTGTTATCCAGTTTGGCTAGGAATTCGAGTCGTTTTGCCTCGATAAATTCTAGGTGTGCTTCATCAATACTATACCCCTTACT